AATTCTTTTACAAAATATAAAATTCAAGAACTAAATAACAAATGGATATATTTTTTTATTTCATCCTTTGTATTTATGCAATTAATAGAATTTTTTATTTGGAGAAATATTAACAACAAATTTTACAATAACATATTTTCAATTTTAGCAACTTTATTACTAATTATACAACCAATTTTAAGCATTATGATTGTTACAAATATAAAATTGCGAAATTTATTATTAATTTCCTATTTATTGCTCGCAGTTCCATATTCAATATATAAATTTTCAAATACAGATATTCATTCTGAAATAAGTGAACTCGGTCATTTAAGCTGGAACTTTTTTGATACAGCTCCAATTATTTCGATTGGTTGGTTATTTTTCTTGTTATTTAGTTTTGTTTATGAAAAAAAATGGGTTGGACTTGTTTTTGGATTAAGTGCTTTAATTATTGCCTTTTTTAATTATACAAAAGACCAAACTATGTGGAGCATGTGGTGTTGGAGTGTAAATTCAATTATGATTTATTACGCAATTTACTTGTTAATATATTTGCCATTTTTAGAAAAAATGAATATTTGTTAATATAAAATTTATATAAATTTTGGATTTATGATAATAAAGGAAACAGGGTTGAATTTTATAACTAACACTTCCATCGGTTTCCACACGGTATGCACTGAACAAAAACGGTCATCGGTTCGTCGGCAGACCTTGTTTGCATTTGATAATAAGTACATTGGTTGCCTTTACACTTACGACAAGTAAACGTATCAGTAGCCGCAGAAATATTTGTCTCAAATTTATTCTTATCTCGCTTCGTCTTGGTATCAATAAGTTTCGCCCATCGCTCAGGCTGAAGTTCCTGATGTGTCATAAATGCGACAACGTGTGCCTTAACAGTCTCGTCTAGAATCTGCTTCAAAACATCCCCCTTCAAATTGGTCATAATACTACGCAACCGGTCCAAATAAATCTGAATAAACTTTTTATTGTCCCACTTTTTAACAACCTTGAACTGGTCTGCCTCCTTCAACGCATAATTGTATATTCCCTTTTCCAAATTAGAACTATGTTTTTCATTGTGTAAAATATCATCCAACTTCTTTCTGATATTTCCACGAAATAGCTCCGAGTCGTCGATTTTATAGTGCGACATTCTTATTGATTTACATATTAATAATATATTTAAATCAATATCAATTTTATTTTTATAATTTGTAAATTACTTGCTCGATTCAGATTCATAATCATAAGATTCCTCGCTCAATTCCGAACCAAGGTCTTCAATAACAATATCCTCCTCTAGGTCCGCCGAGTTATCCTCGTCCATTTCCTCTTCTTCACTTGATTCGTCATCATTTGAGTCCTCAGTCAGTTCTTCCGCGTCGCTGCTATCTACGACAAATCCATCCTTTAAATAACCCTGTTTCGTCTTTTTCTCCTTCGGAACATTCGCGAGCTCATCCACCTCTGCTTCATCTTCAAGCGCGGTAGCCGCCAAATCTTCAAACCCGCCAAATAGCTTCTCGTAAATTTTGTTCCACAATGGTAGCCCTAGATCGACATAAACATTACTTCCGTCCTGTTTAATATACGCCATTATAGCGCAATTCCCAAAAAACAGGGTTGTATCAATCGGCGGCGGAAAATCGTATTTATTCTCGGAATTAGGTCTTCCGTCCGTTTTCGCATATACTTCAATAAAATATTTCTTTCCGTCATACTTGGCATTCCACTCAACTTGTTTAACAAAATCATCTCCCTTCTTGAAACCGCACTTCTTATACAACTCATCCAATTTAAAGTCCTTTACGGCAAGTGGCTTTAAAGAACCACCCTTCTCAACAATTATAATACTTAACGGCTGGGACATTACTTATTATAAATAAATTGAATAGGTTTAAATAGTTTGTGCAATTATAATATAATTACAATGAAGGTCTTCATAAACAATTTCAATTTAGATGCTCTCCCAAACATTTTAACAAGTTTCAATGATAATCTAGTTAAAACAGAAGTATATATACAGGTATATTCTATCGATGGAATTTATAAAATAGATTCCTCCAAAATATTAAAACTAACCGCAGTAGACAGTGATATCGAAATCTTGAAGGATTATTGTAGCCCATTTACGTTGATTGTAGATAGGTCTTATTTTACAGAAGAGGCGGCAACGATGTTTGACCCCGAACACGTCTCTACAAAAATGAAAAGATGTGTTTTTGAATTTAATAAAAACCCAAATTTTAAACTAATAATAGAGGGGGCGTATGTGGAGGACCACAACATTTTTCTGAAAAGTGTTTCTTTTAGCATGGTCCCGAATAATATATATTTTGAGGGAGACAATAAGCTAAATATTAACGATGCTTTAGTTAAAAAAGAATTAATTGGGTTGTTATCTCTCTTAAACTAATATCGTAATATAATAATATGCTATCCTGGATAATTCAATTTACAATTATATCAATCATTTTAATATTTTTAGTGCATTATCTGATAAACTTTTTCAAATCTACATTAACCGTTCCAAAGATAAAAGATTTAGTAAATGCACCAAATCAAAAATACGAAAATATGTATAACGTTATACGGCGCAACTCAGCGGTCGTCCAAGAAACTCCGCCCGAACCATCCACCGACGAATATACGCTAATAGATTTACTACCAAATAAAGAAGAGGACAATATGAAAACTAAACTAAAGGATTTCTTAAAAAAACAGATGAGACCTTCTAGCGACGCGGGAACTGATTTAGCCACATTAGATTCTATGTCAAACATTGAGTCATTCTCAAGTTATTAAGCCGAAATTGAATTTTTCTAAGGTGATAATGAAAAAGGTTTAAAGAATTCGACCATATATATATTATAAATGCTGACACAATCAGAAAAAGCGAATTTATTAAAGGATTTTCCTAATGTCAAACTTTCTTATGAAAATATAATTTATAAGAAGGTTCATAACTCAGACTATATTGTAGCTATTCCAGAAGGGGTAAAATGTTTCGCGTGGTTTACGACATTCAATGATAAATTTGTTTGTCTAATTATGGAATTAACAGATGGGAACCAGATTTCAGATATTAAAATTGCGAATGCTTGCTTTTCGAACGACCTCGCATACGGAACAATCCTATATGGGACTGTTGTATATCAGTCGTCCAATCGATTTTTCTATATTGAAGATATTTTTAGTTATAAGGGATGTGATATAGCAAAAACAAGCTGGGGCGACAAGTTGACAAAAATGAATACCATGTTGAAAAGAGATTTGAAGCAAGTGGCTTATAACAACTCTTTTATCGTGTTCGGTTTGCCGTTATTATGTAAAACAAATGAAGAACTTGAGAAAAGACTGCCAACCATAAACTACAAAATAAGCAACATACAGTTCATGTTATTCAAAATGTATAATAAACACATATCGGTACCGTATAAGAACTATATTGAACCGATCCGTGCCGCTAGTGGAGGTGAGCGATTAAACTCTGTTTCGCCGCCGATTCTCAAAACACAAGCAACTCGAGAAAATAGAGAACCACAACAGCAACATAGAGAATCACAACAGCAACATAGAGAACCACAACAACAAAAAGCCAATGTTAACAGACAATCACCAAAGGCAGAAATTGTGTTCTTGGTTCGCCCAGAGATTCAGGACGACATATACGACATTTACTGTTTAAATCCTGGATTAAAAGAAGAACAGCACGGTATCGCACACATTCCCAATTTTAATACAAGTGTCATGATGAATAAGTTATTTAGAAATATTAAAGAAAATGATAAGTTGGACGCATTAGAGGAAAGTGACGATGAGGACGAATTTGAAAACGATAAGAGCGATAAATTTGTATATCTAGATAAATCATACAAGATGGTATGTGTATATAATCCAAAATTTAAAAAATGGTGCCCGGTTAGAGTTGCGAATAATGATGCGCGCGTTGTTACTCTTACGGAACTAAAATCTATGTATACCTCGCACGAACAGAATAGGAAAAACTATAAGCGATAAAAAATGTTATAACGCGATAAAATATATATACAATATATATATACACATGTCAGGCTCGGGAGCTTCGAATCTAGGATATGGAAATTTAAATCCTTATAGTACTAGCCCGTATGTGAATGGGACTAGTTCAAATTATTCAGGTAGTTTTAGCAGCAATGAAATACCCGGACTTCCAGGTTTAGCGGGTTCAAAGAGTAATATTGATGCTGCGGCAGGAATTGTGCCCGGTATATGTTTATTTAAGGGGGGTGCTAAAAAACTTAAAAGAAAAATAAAAAATATCACTAGACAATATAAGAAGATGAAGGCAGGAAGTAAAAAGATGAGAGGGATTCAACAACGTCTTAGAAGCAGAATGGCGTCTAGAAGTCTCGCTAGAAGTTTTTCAGGAGGTAAAAAAAGCAGACGCAGCCAACGTAAACGCGGATCTAAACGCAGTAAAAAACAGCGAGGCGGCTATGGGCAATATCAGAATAACTTACCAATGACACAAACTTATCAAGTAGCAGGAATTGAGTTGCCAGCTAGCGAATTAGGCTTAGCGAATCCTCCTCCGATTCGCGTGTTACCCAACTGCACAAATTGCGTAGATAATTATAATCACTACACCAATATGGGTTTTCCGTCAAAAGGTCATTAAAAATTTATGACAAGTTAATTTTTATATAATAGTTAAAATTATATAAAAATATTACCTCTTGGCAAGAGGAAACATTTAATACACCATTGAACATTTAAATCCGTACAATTTCAATGTATCCTTAATATTTTTTATAGTCTGGATCTATGTAGAGTATAATAGGAAGAACATCTGCGAATAAATGTGATACTGGACTATAATAAGAAGAGTAATAGTTAAAAGATTCCGGTTTAAAACGCATGATTCCATTATCAAAATCAGCAATAGTTATACTTGCTTCGCTTGAATAAATCTCGTTTGGAAAATATGTTTCAAATGTGTAGTTTTTAAACGGATTATGTAACAAATTTCTAAAAAACGACCTTTTTTTCCATTTAATATTATTTTCATCTAAATAGTACTCGTCCATATTATTCGGAATAAGCATTAATTTTCCTACAGGGAGAATATTTGTTTTATTTCTATTAATATGCTGTATTTTTGGAGGTATTTTATGGTAATTTTGTACAATTAATATCAAGAGAATCCCTAACAATAGTAAAAATATTACTTGAAACAGGTGTTTCATTTTTCTATACTATTATTTTATAATATATTTTTCGTCGGAAGAACATAATAAATCATAGCGCGTTATTACAATGTATCTAATAACACCTATTTTTTAAATTTTAATAAACATTGACCACCCAAATACTTATCCTTTGGCGCTTCTTCTTCTTCTTCTTCTTCCTCTACATCAGAATCGTCTGTAATGCTTTTGTCTGAACTATTGCTTTTTATTGATATTTGTTTTTTTGACGTTTTTGTAATACATAATTTATTTGTTGCGGCGCTTTTAGGCTCGTAAACTGATTTCCATTTTGAAAAATCGGTATTATATTCAATACTATTCGCACCTATAATTTTATAATTTTGTTTCTTGTAATATGATTTTCTTTTTAACCATTGTCTTTGAAATACATCATGTGAGTCAACGAAATCATAAATAATGGGATGGGAAAATTTATGCTTTGCCCTTAAAATTCTGCCGACTGTTTGAACTATATCTGTTTTAGGTGTGATTAAAAATTCTGCGTTTAGTGTGGGAATATCCAAACCCTCGGAAGACATGGAATAACTGGCCAAAACAATTTGCTTCTTTTCTGACCGTTTAAGATCTGCTTCACTCATTCCTCCAATATAATACCCCACGCTGGCTAAATTTTTACAGACAAACTTTTTATATATATAATGTAATATATTCAGATTGTGAGCCATTACGATTGTGTGCGTCTTCTCTAGCGGTTTCACATATTTATTTTCAATATAGTTTTGTTCATATTTTAAAACCTTTTTACAATTGGGACATTTTGGCCTCTCTCTTTTAACACCCTTTGTTTCAATATTTTCCATACAAGGCATACAATATTTAACAGAATCACAACACGTATTACGAACCAAATAATTATTATTTTTACCGCAAATTAAACAATGTAGTACAGCCTGGTCCATTTCTAATTTATGTTTGCATACTGTTTCTGAATCAACCTCCTCAACCCGAATAAAGTCGCATAATGTTTTAACAATAAATTCAGTTCTACGATTATATTCGCATAATTTCGAAATCATAGAACTATTTTGCGGTTTTCCTCGGAAATCTAAAATAGTATCGTTAAATTCATCATCGTCAACTTTATATGTAACCTGTCTTACTTCGACAAGAAGTTCGCTTTTATTTTCTGCTTTATAAATTACATTACCTAAAAACATTTTAAACACAGATGTAGTTCCATCTTTTCTTTCCATTGTTGCCGATAACCCAAGCATATATTTTGTAACAACCTTAAACAATGAGTTTGAAAACGACTGGCTAGAAATATGATGGACTTCGTCTATAATAGTGAGTCCAAATTGGTCAAATAATGATTGGTCATAGTCCTTTGAAATTAAACTTTGTAACATGCATAAAACAATGTCTTTATCTTCGACATCAATAATGGGACCCTGAATTTTCCCGATACGAGCTTTAGGTAAAAACTGATGAATTCGCTCTATCCATTGGTTCATAAGAAATTCTTTGTGAACGATGACAAGCGTCTTCTTTTTTAGTTTTGACAAAATATACAAGGACCCCGACGTTTTACCCCACGCACAAGGCAACTCCAATAATCCGCCACCGCATACGGAAGATGTACAATGATTTATAAATTTACCCACAACGGGTTCCTGATAATCACGCAACTGTCCGCAAAATTCTACCGCAATATCGGTTCCGTCTGTAACCTTGTACTGTTTAGGCGGACCAAAATTATCGCTTCCGTAATAATGAGGCACATAAAATTTATTTGCCGACTCTCGATAAGCAGGAAACGTTTTCTGGTTATCATTCATAGGAGAACCAATAAGAAATGGTTTAATGGTTAAATCATTTCTTATTTGTTTTTGCTGTTCAATGGTAAGTTCGCTTTTATGTATAGTATAGCCTTTTTGGCCAAGATAGGTATTAAGTTCCATAAGTTGGATTATATTATTTAGTAAAATTTGTTTATATCCTTTTGCTGAAGTTTTTAAAAATTTGACTAAATAAAAATCTATCATTATGATATATGGAAAGTTTCTCTCGCTTATTTAAAAAAGAAAACATGGGTGAGTTAGTATTGATAATATTGCTTGTTGTTTATTTGATTTTAGGATTGAAAACCCCTGAACCATTCGCAAGCATGATTGATTCCATTGGCGGTAAAATTGTTATGTTCGTGGTCGTAATTTATCTATTCATGAATGCCCACCCTATATTGGCGGTATTAGCTTTGCTTGCCGTTTTTGATTTAATGCGCCGATCATCTATGACAACAGGAATAGCCGCTCTTCAAAAATTCGCCCCTTCTGAAGAAAAGAAAATGTCGCAATTCACAGCGTATAACCAATTTCCATATACTTTAGAACAGGAGGTCGTTTCTAAAATGGCGCCAATTATGAAGTCGGGGTATTCAATTACACCATCATCCTTCAAACCCTTATTAGACGACACACACGACGCGTCACCGATAAACAAATAAGCCAAATAATTATAATTTTATTAAATTTACAATTATTTTTACATCGACAAAAAAGAAAATAGAGAGAAACCTAAGTAAACCCCTTGACTAACTTCGGGGCATCCCCCGTAACAAAGTTATACAGATAACTAGCTGCTATAAAGATGATAAGGAATATAATACAGCTCAAGAAAATCTGGATGATTATTTGTGTAATCGGACTTTCTAACATTTTTGAAAAATCATACGACGGTGTATTTTTGGCATATTCTACCCCAGTTTCTTCCATCGATGCGCCCGTTGGATTACACTTTATGTAAATGCCGTCCCCCATACTTACGCTATTCGGACCAGTTGAATTGAAAAATAGCCCGTTGCCCATCATAGGTAGCGTAAATGGTTTGATAATTTTACCGAGAGTAGATAATGTCGAACTGTTTAACGGGATGGAGTCTAACACGCCAAACACGATCCAATCCATATTGTTATTCGAATCTACGTAACTGAAAAATGGTTTATTGGGAACTATTTTCTGTAATGTAAAATCGCTTATATTCAAGTTGGTAGAATCTCCTTGGCTGGGAGCATTTGTCGCAACGCTGGTAATAATTTCTGTTAATAAAACTGCTGCCGTGGACGACTCGCTCGAGGCTTTAATTGGTATTCCAACGGACAACATTGGTCCTCCCTTAACTGGCGCATGTTCTATACAAATTTCAGCATCCGTTAAAGATCCGTTAAATAAGTGAATTGATGGGCTTGTAATATAGACTTTTGTTACAACGTATTTTTGAGTATTATATACCACTTGGGGTGAACTGCTATTGTCATATGTTAAACTGATCATAACTCCGTCATTTTTGGCAGTGGTGTTGCTGTCTGAATATGTGAAATTATAGGAACATTTTAGGTCGCATTTACCCTTCACATTATCATTTGTTATATTAATATCTTGCATTCTTATTAATATAACTATATAAATAAAATTATTAATTTATTTAGTTATATTAATAAGAATGAATTTAACTAAAGGTAAAATATCCAAATTATACAGCAAAAAAAAGCAAAGTTTAAAAAGAAACAAAAACAAACGGGGTCATTCGGGTAAGAGCAAGACCTTTAGAAAAAATAGAAAGGTCAATTTAGCTAGAAAATCGTTGAAGCGTTTACATTTTAAAGCAAATATAGGTGGAGGACTCAATGATGGTGATGGTGTTGTAAATGATAATGAGTTGCCTAAAGAAACATTTGATAACAAACCAGTCGAGAAAAATATAGAAAACAGCATGTCTAATGCTAAAAACGACGACACTAAGGCTCAACCATCGCCAGTTGTTGAACCCATATTTAAATTTCCACCTGAATCTTCTTCGTCGGGTGACCAGACTTCTTTTGAAACTCCTGCTCCAGTTAACAGTACATTCAATGTAACTCCTACTCCTTCTCCTGCGGTTGATCCTTCAGTTGATGTAACTCCTACTCCCGCGGTTGATGAATTTTCTCCAGTAGTCAATGAAACTCCTGCTCCAGTTAACAGTACATTCAATGTAACTCCTACTCCTTCTCCCGCGGTTGATGAAACTCCTCCAGTTAATAGTATATTCAATGAAACTCCTGCTCCAGTTAATGTAACACCTTTTCCTGCGGTTGATGAAACTCCTGCTCCAGTTAATGTAACACCTTTTCCTGCGGTTGATGAAACTCCTCCAGTTAATAGTATATTCAATGAAACTCCTGCTCCAGTTAATAGCATATTCAATGAAACTCCTGCTCCAGTCAATGTAACACCTCCTTCTCCTGCGGTTGATCCTCCAGTCAACAATTTTTCTCCAGTAGTCAATGATTTTTCTCCAGCAGTCAATGTAACACCTGCTCCTTTAGTTAATAAATTTTCTCCCACAGTTGATGAATCCACAAATAACAAGGACCCTGAATTAGCTTCCGCCATTAACAATGTCGTTTCACTTATTGCTGAAAAGGTAACTAAAAAAGTATCTGAAGAAGTAAATGCAAATTCTAATGATGCCGCACAAAATGGCTTTAATAAAATAGATGACACAGCACGCATTATGGGTAGTAGCGGAGGCGGAAAAAAATCAAAATCAAAACCCAAGAAATCACGCAAGAACAAAACCAGACGCAAGAACAAAACCAGAAGCACGGCTTAATACACTTTTGACATTTTAATTTATCAATAATGTATATACAATGGATACTTATACCATTCCTGCTCCTGAAACTGGCAGTACAGCATTTACAAATGAAATCTGGAAAAAACACGGAAGTCCGCCAACCATAATTCTAGAAGATGGATGGACTGCGATTGGAAACGAGACGTTCTCTGGTTCGACATCTTTAGAAAGAATTCATATTCCATCATCTGTAGAGTGGATTGGAGAAGAGGCGTTCAGTAGGGCAACAAGCTTGAGAGAAGTGACATTTGAACAAGGTTCTAGGCTCGTATATATAGGTGCTGCTGCGTTCTATGGAACGACAAATCTGCGAATGATTCGCATTCCGGATAGCGTTAATGAGATTGGAATGGTCGCGTTCTCTAGTGCGACATCTTTGGAAACGTTTCATATGCCAAAATTAATCGAGGTTCTTCCGCACGGTATGTTCACGGGTTCGACAAGTTTGAGAGAAATAACATTCGACGCAGATTCTCTTCTTAAAACAATTCAACTGGGAGCATTTAGTGAGGCAACGGCTTTGACCAAGATTCGCATTCCAGCTGGGGTCACAGATATAGAAAATGAGGCATTTGGCAATACACAAATGTTGAAAGAAATAACATTCACGCCAAATTCTCAAATTTCTCGCATTGGTTATCAAGCATTTAAAGGGAGCGGGTTAACTATGGTAGTTATGGGTAAACCTGTTCTGACTCGTTTAAACGCAGCCCGTCGTGCGTCCTATATGAAGCCATTGAGTCTCGGTAAAAATAATTTTTATGGCAAGGATAATGTTAACATTGTTTCCATGGCACAACAAGTTGACACGATGCACCTGATCGCAAAACAAACGAGTTCAGCCCTGCCTACGCACGTTACAAATAAAATAGGGCACATACTTACAGGTATGATGCCAAAACGCAGTGACCTTGTTAAAGAGTCATCTGCTAGAGCAATGGGTATCCGTCGCAAGTCAAAAAGGCGAAAGATAAAGACGAAGAAGGGGAAATCCAAACGCCGAAGAACAATGAGCCGCAAATAACGCTATTCTTATAAAATTACGTGTTTTACATTTCAACTATAAACCACACTACTAAACATTAAAAAAATATAATAATAATATATATGGAATCCGTTGCTACCACAGATATATCTGTTGAAGATATAAATAATTTAGTTGCTGAGATAAACGATTGCGCTACCAGGTGGTTCAAGAGATATTTTAGACCCGAATTAGAGTTAGGAGAGTTTAAGGGGTGTTGTGATATGGATGAAATTAGAATTATTCAGGAGTGTATCGACATTTATTTACAGCATAATCCTCAGGCTAATAAACAAAATGTATTAAGGGCTATCGTTGGATATTATTACGAAGTACAAATTTTAGAATATTATGTTTCATTTTATAGTGATAGTAAAGATAGTGATAAATTTGCTTGTATTAAAGAAATTTATAATACAGAAACAGAACAAATGGTAAAACAAATTATAATTAGTGATGATAGTTGGGCTTCTGAAATTAGAAGAAAAATTTTAAACATAAATGTTGGTGGAAAGAAAAACGCACACAAAAAACACAGACGAAAAACTTATAGGCGGAAAACTCATAGACGAAAAACTTATAGGCGGAAAACTCATAGACGAAAAAACACAAAAAAATAACGCTTCAAAATTAAAAAGGTCTAAGATTTCAGTTCGCAATATGATAAATTTGATTAAAAATATTTATCATACTACATTAACCTAATGACCGTTAAACAAACGGTAAATACTTAATAGTATCATTATCGTATACTGTTACTTTGTAAGTTTCATTCGCTCCTTCAATGTACACGGTATCGCCGGTATAAAGCTTGTCGCACCCATACTCGTTTGTGCAACTTCTACCCGCTCTAGATACTGGCAATTTTACGTTATTATGTTGATTACTGGTAGAATAATACTGCCACTTATCTCTGTTCGTAAACAAGGGCCTGCCCATTAATGGTAATATACTATCCTTACTAGAACTGTTAAGCGGAGTCAATATGCCCATCTGTCTATAAGTAGTGTCTACTGCGCCAACATTAGTAGAAATATTAATAGGAATCGCCCCCCGCGGAATTCCGTTAAATCCAGGAATAAAGTATCGTTCGTCTCTTAATGGTGGCGCATAGGGGTTTAATAGTGGGTCTGATGGTAAATTGGTATATGGCCAACTAGGAATAAGACCTCCAAACCAACCGCCGCCATTATTCTCTCTTTGTGTATCTTTAATGATGATTTTTTCAGACGGACTATTGTTGACAACAACGCTATTGCGATGCATTGTATTGTAAATTAAATAAACGATAATAATCAAACAAACTATTAAAAAAAAGATTGAGTAGTTCTCAATACATATGACGCCTGGAGGACACCTTTTCATATTATATTATTATAATATTAAAATACATATCCCACCCTCTTAATGTTTAAGCGGCTCCAATGCCACCAGACATTTTTTTAGCCATTTCCATTAGACCTTCAATACCCTTTCCATCGGTATTCATGGTTTTCATCATTTCTGACGCCTGACTCGCCAAAGGCATTATTTTTTGAATCATAGGCACCATGGATTCCATGGATTTCGCCAAGTCGGCCTGTTGTTGCATCAATCGTTGTGTGTCACCGGTTAAGTTTTTAATACCGTCGCTACCTAGAATGCTATTTAATTGATCATATGCTCCCTCGATAGTTGCGGCATAATCGATTTTAGATCCACCGTTTTTGGGGCGACCTACCTCAAAATGTTCGTCCGATTTTTTATCGTTAGATGCTCCAACACTGGCTGTCTTCTCCTTGTCCTCTTCTGAATCAGATTCCTTTTTGTCTTCACTCTTTTTGGCTTCGGGCTTTTTGTCAGTAGTCATACCTTCAACTGTATAAGCATAATCTTTCAAGGACATCAAATTAACGAGCACCAAAGGAACACCTAAAACAATGATCATATTTTTACTAAAGTATCTAACAAGACCCGCAAGTATAAAGAACATAACAACATTGTTGAGATTTCCCATCATCATATACCCGATCACATTTAAAAGGGCGATGATGGATACAATATTTAATACCAACTTGTTGGTAAGAATTTTAGACACTGTTGAGCTAACTTTCATTTATATATATATAATTTAAAAAAAAATGAATAATTTAAATAATATTAAAGTTAAAATACACTAATAGATAGGATGTGCGCTAATATCAACGCATTTGATAACATTGGAAACAATGGACCCGGTTATATGGGCAACGAATACAACGATAATAATAACGAATACACATATGGCGACGATAACGAATACGACGACGACGATGAATCTGATATCGATGATGATGAATCTGATCTCGACGGTGACGTTATTTATGAGCCAGAAGAAAAAAGCCCAACGCGATATAATATAGTATTATGTGAGCTACATAATCCAAAAATGCACGGCATAGACCCTCAATCAAACGTAGGCTGTCACTATCTAGTTGATTGTAGATTTAAGAGGTTAAATATGAAAATAATTAATCTGAACGCGAGTATAATAAAACATGTATACTCGCGTTTATTAAACCGGAATGACGCCCGAACAAATAATCATCCTATATATAAAAACTACACCAATATTGTAGCGCAGAATACCTATATAAAACCTGAGATTGCGGAGTGTATTTATTTAGAATCACAAGAATGCGTTGCGATTTTAAAAACATGTTGGATCCGATTAATACAGCGCACATGGAAGAATATCATGCGAAAAAGAGCGGTTGTAATACAAAAAAGAACCCATCCGAACGCGCTATATAGCAGGCAAATTACCGGTAACTGGCCTAGTGATTGCTTAATTTATCCAGGATTAAGAGGAATGCTCTCACTGATTAAAAATTAGAGGACTTGGATGACCTCTTCCTACGTGTGCTACTTGAAATGCTTCTTCTCTTTGACTTTTGTTTATAAATAAACCCTCCCTTTTGCTTTCGTCTATTTTTTTTTGTTCTTTTACCTCCAAACACATTGCCGTTTTTATAAACAGACGGGCTTATAATTCGCACTACATCTTCGACTGTGCGTGCGGTTCGAAGCGCGTCTAAGGCCTCCTTATACTTATCACCCGAATAGCCACGTCTTGTCAAATTCGCGATCTTGTCGTTTAATTGTTTTATTATAGCACCCAATGACTTCGTTGTTCCGTCAATTGTTATGGGTGTATCTCCAGATAAGGCTGCTTGCTGAGCCGGTTGTCCCTGTCCTTGTTGTACCGGAGCCTGTCCTTGTATTACGCGAGCAATATTTCCAATAGCGAGTTCAATTTCCTCAAACTCCTTTGCGATATCATTTGGGTTTGGTTCGTTCAACATCAATTCTTCTAATTTTTCTACAGTAGCATTAATTACACCGGTTGCCTCGGCAATTCTGTTGATCAAATCTTCATTTTTAGCCTGTAAAGCGGTCATCTGAGCGGTTAATCCCGCAATTTGCGCCTGACCTTCTTGTTCCTTCCTATTTATAGTATCAACCTGCGCAGCAGCTTCGGCAGTTTTGTCTTGCAACTGTTTTTGTATATCCTGTAAATTGGCTTCCAATTCATTTATTCTTGCCGTTAACTTTTCTTGCTGTTCTTGATTTGCCTTTGCTTGATTTTCTAATTGTTGTCTGGCCGCCTCTGCCTGTTGTGCTTGTAAATCATTCTTTCCAGCTAGTTCAGCGTTCACCGCGTCTAGTTGTTTCTGTATCTCCGCATTTTTTGCGGTTAAATCCCGAAGCTGGGCCTCGTGATCGTTTATTTTTTGTTGGGCCTCCTGTCCTTGTTGAGCGAGCTGTTGTTGGGCTTGCGCAAGTTGATCGGTTAACTGTTTCTTCTGTTCTTCTAAACCGGCCACCTGTTGCGTTGCGCGCGCAATTTCGTCTTCCTTGGCTTTTACATTAGCCGCATTATTGTTCACTTGTCCTTGAAGGCCGTCCACCATCAATTTAAACTGGTTTATCTGATCAGCAAGTGCCGCAATTTTGTCTTTAACGTCCTTCAGTGATTTGACTAATGTTGCGTTAAACTGCGTTTTTTCAGCCGATTTTTGTTCCAATCGCGTCTTTAATCCATTCAGTTTATCAATGCTCGCTCTGAAGTCTTCTAAAAATTTGTCTGCCATATAATATAAACGTATATTAATTTTACATAAATAGTTATGTAAAATTATCGTGGTTTTAAATTTATTAATTTTATAAATTATTGAATGATTATATTTTCTTGTGTAATTCATTGGTGATATGATTGGTATCCATTGTTAATGAGTCAAGACCTCGCTTAATCTGTTTCACTTCGCGAAGCAATTTTGATTGCTCAACCCTCGCATCCTCTATATTATTTACACTGAGCTCTCCTGAAGACGCAAGGTCCTCTACATATTCGTTAAGCATAGTTATTGCTTTAATTTGATCCTGTTTTTGCGCAACAATAACGTTATAATACTTCACATAATCCTCCTTGACAGAATTTAAAAATTCATTCGTTTTTGTTACTGTTTTGAGTTTTTTTTGTTTGTCAAGTAAAGATTGCTTTTTTAACTCGATTAACGCCTGTATTTTCATGAATTGATCTTCATTCGCTAAATGATCGCCTATTTCTATTCTGTAGTTCATACTTAAATTTACTGGTTATTTTATTATTTGCTAAAAAATTTAAAATCTTTTATATATATTATTTAGGATGTCAAAAACACAACAAGAACCTTTGTTAGCACCAGACGATAATAGATTTGTTATGTTTCCAATCAGATACCAAGACATATGGGAAATGTATAAAAAACAGGTTGACTGTTTCTGGCGAGCCGAAGAAATCGATTTAACAAAGGATTTACCACATTGGGAAAGCCTAAATGGTGACGAGAAGTATTTCGTGTCTATGATTTTGGCGTTTTTTGCGGCTAGCGACGGAATTGTTCTGGAAAATTTGGCATCACGTTTCATGAAAGAGGTTCAGGTGTCAGAGGCCAGAGCCTTCTATGGGTTTCAAATTGCCATAGAAAATATTCATAATGAAACGTACAGTCTATTAATTGAAACCTATATTAAGGACGCCGCCGAAAAAAATAAACTGTTTAATGCTATTGAACACTTCCCTTGTATTAAAAAGAAGTCCGATTGGGCGCAAAAATGGATTCATGACAATCGTAGTAGTTTTGCGACTCGTTTGGTGGCGTTTGCGTGTGTAGAGGGTATCTTCTTTAGTGGTGCGTTCTGTAGTATTTATTGGCTCAAAAAGCGGGGTTTAATGCCTGGTCTCACTTTTAGTAACGAATTAATTTCACGCGACGAAGCGCTTCACTGCGAATTTGCTATACTTTTATATAGTAAGTTGCTTAAAAAAATCGACCGTGTTCGCATTCATGAAATTATTAAAGAGGCAGTTGAGATTGAAACTGAATTCATCTGCTCCGCGTTACCGTGTAAATTGATTGGAATGAATTCAGATTTGATGACGCAGTATATTAAATACGTCGCTGACCGTTTATCCGTTCAACTGGGATACCCAAAAATTTACAACGTCACAAATTGCTTCGATTGGATGGAACTGATTAGTCTAGAGGGTAAAACGAACATGTTCGAACGCAAAATTTCTGAATACGCACTCTCAAACAAGGTCGGCATAGATGACGCATTTAATATGTCTGATGATTTTTAGAGGTCGGTTCATCAACACTCATCACCCATTTTACCCATAATTCGGCCTGTTCGGGATTCCCATAATCGCCGTGTGTTTTGTAATTTTTTGCTATCCGCATATTATTATGCCGAACACATAGGTTATACTTTATGCACGCGATTTGTTGAGAACATTTTGCGCCCTTATTTTTTCCTGAGGTTAGTATTTGTGTACATATCATGGTTTCCATGGTATATACTATACTTTACAATAAAGGCTTTAACTGAATTTTTACAATAAAAATGCCAACAAACCGCGCAAATAAAAAACATACATATATGTATATTTATGTTTTTTTCTCCTGAGACTGCCGACTTTTGTATTGATATCAATGAAGATGCGAAGTCCACGTCGTCTCTAGCCGACAATTTAAATGAAATAGAAGACCCTCCCAAACTAGACCCTGAAAATAAACCTAAACCCCTCGTACCACATCGTGGCTTTTTAGACGTTATGGATACTATGAATATTAAATTTGGATATAATGACGGTAAATTGTCCGCATCGTTAGATCTAATTTCTTTGTATCTAAAAGGTCAAAAATTGTTATATTTAGAAGCAAAATCTTATTGCGAATTTTATCTATATCGACTAATGATTCCAGCAATAATTATGTCATCTTTGTCGTCAGTTATTAGTGGAATATTTTATGATAATACAACTGCTGTAAAGATTGTTTCCGGAACAAGTGCTATAAATACTGTCATTTTATCACTCGTGAATTTTTACAAGTTAGATGCGAAAGCAGAAGCGCATAAAATGACAGCATATTCATTCGACCAACTTATTTCAGAATGCGAATTTACTTCTGGTAAAATATTGTTAAGTAATGTATCCGAAAATAAAAAGAGAGAGAACACTGAACAAGTGAATCGAACAGAAAAACCTATTAAATATGATATACAATATGTCCAAAACTTTATTACGCAAATTGAAAAAAAAGTCAAGGAAATCAAGGAGAAAAATCAATTCATTATTCCAGATAAAATTAGATATAGATATCCTATTATTTACAACAAAAATATATTCATGGATGTTATAAAAATGCATATAGACGAAATGAAATTCTGTAATGAATTGAAGGTTATTTGTAATGCTGAGATTGATGCGCGGAATAAAATTCAGAGTGGAGACAAATCACGCGGCGCAGCCGAAAAGTTGAATATTTTATATCTTGATAAAAACAAGAAAATAGATGATATTCTTGAATATAGGAAAACAAGGATCACTTGTGACACAGACGTAAAAGCCGAATTATATAACGAACACAACCACGACAAGTCACGCTTGTTTTTTTATTAAACCTGTTAACATTTCAAATTACGACTAAACATAAAAATATTCATTAGAACCCGGGCATATATTTATACCTAATTTGTTTACTAAACATATATTTTTATTATCAATTAATCTGGTAACCTTTCCCCATTTCCATTCAACGCATTCGCTTTCAGTAGGTTTTTCAATTTGTTTTATATAAAAACAAGACATTCCTATTAATCCTGTAATACAGTCATCCATCTTATAATTTACGGGTTTAAAATATGGCGCATATTTTATTACACATTCATATTTTGTGTTATGTATATTTTTACACCTTTTAACATTTCAACTGCCATATAATTTTATATTACACCAAACGCATATTATTTATAACAACCGCATTTTTATTTAGAAAAAATCTTTGTATAATATATGGAAAATAAAAAAGTTGCTATATTATTTTTTGGTTTAACGAGAACACTTGAGAAAACAATTGATTCAATAAAAAAGAATTTATTTACACCCTTGGATGAAAATTTAATTCATTATGATATTTTTATACATACTTATAAAATTTTTGGACCTTATAATAATATGTGGAGTAAAGAAAATGCTAATAATTATAATAATGAAGATGTTGAAAAGTTATTGAATCCAAAATATTTTATTTTTGATAATCAACAAACAATAATAGACAATATAGATTTTGATGAATATTATAAAAAATTAGGTAATTGGACTGGAATGACTTGCGAAATGACAAAATATTTAATAAAAAATATGTGTTTAGCATTGTATTCAAAAAAACAAATCACTTTACTTTTTGATAAGCATATAAACGTTTATGATTATGCTATTATAATTCGTCCAGATACAAAACTAGATACCAAAATAAATATAAACGATTTTAATGAGTTAAATGATAATAATATTATTGTTCCTATAAAGGAATGGTTTAGCGGATGTAATGATAGAATTTGTATAGGAAAACCAAATGTTATATCATATTGTGGTAAATTATTTGACGAATTAAAAATATATAGTCAAACAACAAGTATAATTTCTGAAAAATTTTTTATGGATAAATTAAACGAAAAATCTATAAATATTATATCAAAACCAATCGATTATGTTAATTTGCGAATATAAAAAATCGGCGTTTGAAATGTTAAAAGGTCTAATAATATTCATAAACTCGCTATTTTTATCTAAAATATATCTACCTGTCATTTTTACAATGAAATCAGTATCACTAATATTATATTTGTCTATACAATTTAATATGTCTTGTAATTCTTTATACCCTTTATTATCTGTTTGTAAAAAATTATTTGCGGTATAATATACTTCACACTCTAACTCATTTAAAAATGTATCTATCCTCATATTGTTCTCAACAATAATTATTTTGAAATTTTCAAATTATTTATTATTTGCTTTAAGTTATTTATCCCGTTAATATATTGGTTTTTTCTTATGGAACAATCACTAAATATATCATATTTATTATATATATGATATATTTGTTAAATTAGAGCAAATCGTTCTTATGAGATTCACGAATGATTACTTCCTTAGAGACCTTTTTGATGATTTTTTCTTCCTTTTCAAAATCATTATCACCTCTTCCTCCCATAGCTTCCATAATAATTTTATTGTATTGATCTGAGTAGCGAGAAGCACTTTTGGTACAATCTGGATGTGCTTCTTTGAACTTGGGTAGCATCCGCGCGTTTTTATCTGCGACCTTTCTGACTAACTTGTGCATCTTCTTCTGTTCCTCATCCTTTTCCCATGTATTTTCATCTTTAATATACATGGTTTCTCTCTTCTTATCTGTACAATGAACCGGTCGTTGGGTAACATCAAGGTTCTTAAGGTTCTTTACAATAATATTAGATATGCCTTCTACATAACCAAGTTCTCCAACCTTTTCCAAATCAGACAATTGCAGCTTGATTGACTCAACAAATTCTGTAATATTCATAGCATCTTTGCATGTTTCATTCAAGAAAAAATTAAGATTGAATGCCTTATTGTGTGAATTTGTTGTATTGTGACTGTTTTGGGTTGTTCCATTTTTAATTACCTCCATCATCATACCCTTCATCTCTGAATTTTCCTTCATTAAATAATTCATAAAGCCCTTAAGTTCATCGAGTTCGTTTGTGTGAGATGGTTCGTCAGATAATACATTATCCTCGTCAGCGTTACAAAGCTTCTTATGTCTCCATAAACCCGTCCTGTCATTGTATATTTTATTACATTTGTTACACTGAAATTTTGATTTGTCATTTTTTATGTTGCTTGATGTTGCTAAACTGTTGCTGATGTGTTTTTTGGTCTGTAGATGTAAGTCGTAGTTTGTTTTTTTAGATGTACTGAAGTCACAAAAATTACAACAATAAATTTTTTCATTTTTTGTCATTTTTTCTGTTGCCATTCTTTCTAAATTAGCAACAGAAAAAATTCTAAGCTCCTTTTTGTAAAAAGTATTTTTTAAATTATCGTCACAAAATGAAAATTATTTTTTCTGCGCCCAGACGCTAATTTTCAATTATGCAGTCAAAACATGTTTTTGGCATAAAGTATTTTAGGTTTTCAAAAATGGACAAAAAAAATGTCCAAAATTGACTTTCCCAAAAAACTTTCCCCAAAATAACATGTTTTCATCTACAGGTGTAGGGAAGTTTTCATCCTCGTTTTTTTCGTTTTTCCTACACGGTTGTAGGAAATTGTTGTTTTAAGGGTCCTTCTCAACAATTACTTCCTTTGAAACGCGCTTGATTATCTTCTCTTCCTTTTCAAAGTCATTATCTCCTCTTCCACCCATTGCTTCCATGATAATTTTATTGTATTGGTCAGAGTAACGAGAAGCACTCTTGGTACAATCTGGATGCGCTTCCTTGAACTTTGGCAACATCCTTGCATTTTTATCGGCAACCTTTCTGACTAACTTGTGCATTTTCTTCTGTTCTTCATCCTTTTCCCATGTATCTTCATCTTTAATGTACATTGTTTCTCTCTTCTTGTCGGTACAATGAACCGGTCTTTGAGTAACATCAAGATCCTTCAGATTCTTTACGATAATATTGGAAATGCCTTCTACATAACCCACTTCACCAACCCTCTCTAGATCTGACAACTGTAACTTAATCGATTCAACAAATTCAGTAATATTCATTGCGTCTTTACACGTTTCATTTAAGAAAAAATTAAGATTAAATGCCTTATTATGTGAGTTTGTTGTATTGTTGTGACTGTTTTGTGTTGTTCCATTTTTAATAACTTCCATCATCATATTTTGCAATTCATCATTTTTTTTAATCAGCATAATAATGAGCTCCTTGTCAGATGGGTCGATTGTTTGCGACATTTCTTTCTCAGAATCATTATCAATTGTTTCGTTACATTTCTGTTTATGTTTCCATAATCCAGACCGGTTTTTAAATTCCCTGTTACATTTTTCACAAAAATATTGTGAACAGCTTGTTTTTGGCTTGTTTTGGTTTCCAAATGTTTCCAAAACAGGGTTTTTATCTCGTTTTATGTGTTTTGCTGTAGAAATATGAGTCGCGTAATTACTAACCTTAGCCGTTCTATAATCACATAAAATACAATAATATTTCTGGCTTGTTTCTGGCTTGTTTTGGTTTCCTAAAGTTTCCATATATAGGAAACAGATATTATTTTAAAAAAATAATAAAATTTTATCGTAACAAATTGAAAATTATTTTTTTGGTGATTAGACCATAAAAATCGATTATGCAGTCAAAACATGTTTTTGGCATAAAGTATTTTAGGTTTTCAAAAATGGACAAAAAAAATGTCCAAAATTGACTTTCCCAAAAAACTTTCCCCAAAATAACATGTTTTCATCTACAGGTGTAGGGATTTTTTCAGACGGAAATTTCACAAAATACCTACATGGTTGTAGAATAAACCGCGCAGTTTGCCGCTCAAATATGCGGACTTTATGCCTTGGTCCGCTTCTTTTTGACAGCAGTTACCGTCTTAATCTTTTTACATTTTGTCGCAACACAGTCTACTACAACATTGCTCGGTGCTACAAATTTATCTCCAACTAATTTGACCGAATTGTAATCCAACTTACTCTTCTTGTTTTTGTTCATTGTTGACACCCTCCCCATAAACTGAGGGAACTTTATCATTGATTTCTTATTGCATTTAGATGTCGCCTTTACAGTATTGATCGCAACATAAGAAGACAGAGTAAAATCAAACACAGATTCAATCAGATCCGCATCAGAAAGCGAATCAGCCGAATAAGCAATATTTTCGAGCCGTTTTACATCATCCCGACTACTTAACGTATTGTTAATATAATTTTCATGGATCATTAATGTATGAATATCGTGCGACATCCAATAATATCTAAGTTTATCGTCTATATTCAAATCCATCGAAAATAGCTTACCGGTTGTATCAAATATATTCGAACTTTGGATATTTTTACTCGTGTTTCCATTTTTAACCCCCAATTGTAATGTATTTAATATAAACCGGATATCACCATTTGATTCCTCATACAATTTGTCGATTGCCTGTTTACTAATTCTAATTTGCTCTGTGGTTACAACCTTGTAGATAAGCCTATAAATATCATCAAAACTCGATTTTGCTAGCTTAATATCATAACAATAATTAAGTATCGGCTTGATATTCTGGTTGTATCGGTCATCACAAATGCATATAATTGGAATACACGTTTCCTTTATACATTCTGTTAATGTCGCGATAAATCCATAGTCACCGCCGCCGTCTACCTCACTTACAACCAATACGTTTTCTTGTCCGTTGAAAGTCCGCTTGGTTTTAAGTAGCGGCGCAATAGTCTCTGTGATGGTTTCCTTATCTCTGTCATCCCCAATCGTCAAATCAATAATATTATAGTCGTGTTTTTTAAGGATTAGTTCAACAAGAAGCGATTTTCCAATACCGTTTGCGCCCGAAACCAACGCACATTTCGCCTTCTTATTGTTGGCGTCCCACTCTAACAACCATCTTATAAACGGTTGAATGACGCCCTTATTACCGATAAATTCGGACAGGTTGCTCGGTCTATACTTGGTAGTATACATTTTGTTATAATTATGCATATCAGGATTTATAAATAATGTTATTCAATTTTATATTTAAATATAATCTAATAACTAAGAATAGATGATTACTTGTAACTTAATGGGTGGTCTTGGAAACCAAATTTTTCAGATATTCGCGACTATTTCATACGCAATAAAAAGTAAATCACAGTTTAAATTTATGAACGTGGACTCCCTTGGCGGCGGTTCTACGACCGTAAGAAATACATATTGGAATACATTTTTTTCAAATATGCGGCCATTTTTAATGCTGTCCATGCCGGCCGTGACTGTTATCAGAGAGAGCGGGTTTCCATACAACGAGTTACCCGTTCGAGAAATGATAAACAAGGACGTTTTAATCTATGGTTATTTCCAAAGCTATAAATACTTCCAGGCCAATTATAATGTTATTTGTAGAATGATTGGTATTAATAAAATGAAAGAAACGTTGTTATTAAAACTTGATTTGAGTAATGATTACATGGAAAATACGATTAGCATGCATTTTAGAATTGGCGATTATAAGAAAATACAGGAGTATCATCCGCTAGCAACTTATGGATACTATGAGCGATCGCTTCAATATCTACAAACACAGAATCCTACAAAACGGTTTAATGTATTATTCTTCTGTGAGGATGTTGATTATGACGAAGTCGCAGTTTTAATTAATAAACTAAGCGCCAAATTCTCTAGTTATAATTTTAGACGTGCGATCAATACCCTTTCTGACTGGGAACAGATGCTGCTTATGAGTTGCTGCCACCATAATATTATTGCGAATAGTTCGTTCAGCTGGTGGGGCGCTTATTTTAACGCATTCACAGATAAACGTGTTTGTTATCCGTCTGCCTGGTTTGGACCCGCCGCAAGAAATGATACGCGCGATTTATGTCCCGGTGACTGGATAAAAATACTGGTTTAGAACTTCATGAGCATTTTATTCACCTGTGGAGGTGCTATTTTCTGACTGTGACTTTTGTGTCCATGACTGAGTAACAAATTGTCAACCTTGTCATTATTTCCTTTAGAGTTAAAAGCCGACGCATTATGAATCCTGTGCTTGACTAGTATTTCTTTAAAATTAAAAAACTTTTTGTTTTGGTTTCTTAATCTCAACCACAAATCATAATCTTCTATGCCGTTCTCTTTCCAATAACATAATTCCTTTCTTATAACAGAACTTGAATTTATGATTGGGTTTACACTAGAAAAATCATAATTTGAAATGTCTCCTACTGGTATATAAGGGACAATTCCAGGTCTATCGCCAAACCAAACGCAGTTCGAACCAATAACATCGAATTTGTTCAGCATTTGCGCTTGAAGCTCTAATTTTTGTTCATGCCAAATATCATCTACATCAAGTATCGCAACATAGTTAAATGAACAATGTTTAATCATCTCGTTCAAGGCGTTTGATTTGCCCTTAATTTCGTATAGATCTAATACGCGTATTTTACTCGTCATTTTCTCGTATTCTTTTGCGATTTTGTAAACGCTTGAATCCTTCGGGTGTCCATTTATACCAATAATTAGTTCCCATTCTCCGTATGTCTGACGTAAAACAGACGATACTGACTCACAAATAAAATCAATGCCGTTATATATTGGGATTAAAATGCTAATCATAATATATCATTAGAATTTTGTGTAAATGAAACATACGAATGCGTTACAATATTCTTTGAAACATGAACCAATTATCTAACATTGGGCGACTCTCTCTAAATAGTACAAACTGTTCCATGTCAGAAAGAACACAATCGACTACTAATATTTGGTCATCCTTTACTAAATAACTATTCTTAAAATAGAGTTCTAACCTGTTATTATAAGTTTCCGCCCACCAAGCTAGTTTATCTTTATGGCAAATGAAAAATCCACCTGCTATTGACTGTTGATGTGCGGGAATTGGTTGCACGGGCAGATCCAAAGCATTCTTATTATTAACTATTTTATGTAGATAATTCATATATCCATTATCATTATTGATGCATGCATAGTAGATTTTGTCCGGATTTAGCTGATCCACCTTGCCTGAATTTGGCCAACTTGTTAGCTTGCTAGTATGAGTATCTTCTGGCCGATTGCGAAAATAACCAATATCACACCATCCGTAAAATTCTGTTTCATATATTTTTCTCTCTATAGTGTCTTTAACAAACCAAATTTTCTCTGACCACAACATATTTAACTCCCAACACGACTTGTCGTTTAGTAGCAGATTTTTTTCATGATTCGCAATCCAATATTCCTTATATTTGTAATTATAGAATTGCTCGATGGGCTTGATGACTACTGTTATTCTAGGATTTCCATTGGTCTCAATATATTTGCGACTGTTTTCGTCTGTATAAATCACCAAGTTAAAGTTATTAACAATGGAAATCAAATTGTTCATCCATTGAATATAAATACTGGGGTCAAATTTAGATTTGATTATATAAAAACAACTTGAAAATGTTATTGACATATAATTAAATATTTGAAATATTTAAGTATATATTGTGGTTTATTTGTAATAATAGTATTTAGTTGTGTTCTATCCAAATAGTTACAATAATATTTTAGACATATCGATAGTTTGTAAAAATTGCGCATTCTCAAAATCAAATGTATTATAGTTTAAATTGTCCGGGTTAAAATCGTCCCAACTGTTTAATACTACAAGAGGTATGTTATTTTTTTGCAATATATTTGTAAACTCGCTTTTTATAACAACCGGAACCGTTTTTAAGTATAATGCTTCCCATAGTCTATGCGTATCAACTCCATTCCCTTCGGGACATATACAAAACCTGTATTGACTTAGTCTTTCGATATTTTCTGATGGAGTTACATTTTTCAGCCATTTTATTTTGTTTTTCAAACTATCAAAACAACGCATTCGTTTTGATTTATTTGTATCTACATTAAAATTAAAATAAATCAGACTTGATTTGTTAGATATATTATGTAATATGGTAGCATTATTAAAGATATTTAGATTCCCGTGCATCCACTGATTATTTGCTATTCCAATTGGTAAAAAGAATAATTTACAATGATCAATACAAATATTCTGAGCATACCATTTATCTAAATTGGGGGAATTTAATATAATTAAGGTTTCTGGGGATTCTCTAATCTCTCCATCTGAATTATGTGTAATCAAAATAAACCTATTTTTAAGTAAATGAATTTTAGTGGACAAAGCTTTAATTCTATGAGAGTAACAAAATATATTGTATGAGTTATTTATTTCACTGTTAAAATCGTTTATGTTAATTTGTTTAGTTATTTGAGGTCGTATTGTTGGATTAAAACGAAAATCTTCTGCTAATCCAAAATAAATGTCGCATAATTGTTGAATTTTTTCACCTGTAATAATATTCATAAAATAATACAATATTTTTACACCTTTAATTTATCGCAAAACAAAAAATAACATTTGCTAAAAACAAATTAGAATTTCCTAATCTGCCGCGGTTAGCATTATAAATTATCATTTTGTATAATCTACACGTTAACATGTAATTATTTTATTATAACTACATCTGTATTCAATAATTGTTTTATAAGAAAAAACCAATATATTGAAGGAATTAATAAATTAAAAAAATAGTTCAAGATTTAAGTTTTGAAAATTACAAAATTATTATTGTTGAAAATAACGGAAACAAAAATACATTTTTAAATATGTTAGACTGTGAAGTATATTATACCGAAAATAATTTTTTACAAACAAAGAACAAAGGTTTAAAAGAATTGCAAGACATTTTAGATTGTATAGATAAATATAATATTAATGATACTGATTTCATTGTAAAAATGACAGGTAGATATATTTTGGATGATAATAGTGAATTTATGAATGTGATTAAAAATATTCAAAATAAAAATTATGAATGTGTAATAAAATATGGACCTTATTTTAAACCAGTAAATTATAAGACGGCCGATTGTATTACAGGATTAATAGGGATGTATTGTTTATATGTAAAACAAATTGAAAAACCTAATGAAAACGAATGCGTTGAATGGAAATGGGGTAAAGTTACAAATTTAATAGATGATAACAAAATATATCTAGTAAATAAATTGGGTATAAATATATGTCCTTCTTCCAACGATTATTTTAAAGTTTAATCGGTATTTGAAATATTTACAGGTGTAAATTCCTAATCTACATATATAACGGATACTTCTTTTGTATTTTTGTTATAAACAACGCATTTCAAACCTAAATACAAATTGTTTATGCCGATAAAATCGCTTAAAAAATTGTAACCGTTGTATATCATATGAATATTGTGTTAGTTTGCATTAACAATTTTCAAGAATATATTATAGACAACATTACACAGTTAATAAAATTACAACACGAAGATATATATGTAATAACCAATAAACAATTTTTCCCGGCATTCGAGACATTCTCTGGAAAAGTCAAATTAATTAATATTGATGAGTTGCCCGACACATTTAATTATTATTCAAAAACGAGTCTAGATAAAAGTTTTAGAAATGGATTTTGGACGTTAACATCATTAAGGTTTTTTTATATTTATGAATTTATGAACAAATACAATATTAAGGATGTTATTCACTTAGAAAATGATGTGCTGGTTTACTATAATTGTAATAATATATTGGGCAAATTTAATAAACAATTCGTGTATCTACCATTCGACACATTTAGACGAAATATAGCTAGTATAATGTATATACCATCAAGCGAAGTATTCAAAATTGTTTTAGATAATTATGATTTCTCAAAAAATGACATGGAAAATTTTTGTAGTATAAAAAATAAAACTGGGATAATAAGGACGTTGCCAATTTTTCCAAACGCAGGATATATAACGAACAATGAAGAAGTAAGATTTGTTTCTCAGAATTTTACAGATTTTAATTGTATTTTTGATGCTGCCGCAATGGGGCAATATCTAGGCGGGGTTGATCCAAGAAACAATCCAAATAATACCGTTGGATTTATAAATGAAACATGTGTCATTAAATATAATAACTTTGAATTTGTTTGGGTAAAAACCGACAACATTAAGAGACCATTTTTAAAAGTAAACGGTTATCTAGTGAATATATTTAATTTACACATTCATCACAAGAACCTACACAATTTTGTATAGGTTTAGTTGTTACAATAATTATATTATTAATTATTAATTATTAATATATGGAGAAAATAGATACATTATTTGACATTGTAGTATGTGTTGGACCACATGATAACAAAATTATAAAAAGTGTTGTGCCATTTACAACCAAAAATGTAATAGGGTATAGAAATATTTATTTAGTATGTTCAAACCCAACTACATCAGTTCCCGGAACTATTACGATTGACGAAAAAATTTTTCCATTTACAATGAATGATTTGGTAAATCGATTTGGTCCAAACAACAGGAATGGTTGGTATTTACAGCAATTACTGAAATTTTATGCTGGAAATATTATACCTGGAATATTAAAAAGGTATCTAATAATCGACAGCGATACATACTTTTTAAAACCGACCACATTTATTACTGATGAAGGCAGACATATTTTTACAACTGGAACAGAACATCATCAACCATACTTTTCACATATGAACAGATTACATCCTTCGTTAAAGAAAACGCACCCGTTATCTGGTATTACACATCATTCTTTTTTCCATACAGACATGGTAAATGAACTTATGAAAATGGTAGAAGATCGATTTTCAAATCAAAAACCATTTTGGCAAATTTTCTTAGCCGTTGTTAATAGGAACGATTTTATGGGAAGCGGTGCTTCTGAATATGAAATATATTTTACATTTATGAATTTATATCATCCAAACGATATAGTCATTAGACAATTAAACTGGGAAAATAAGGATAGATTCGAGAATAACAACAACTATGATTTTATCAGTATACATTGGTATATGAGGAAATAAATGCCACATACCCCAAATTTATATTTAAAGCCAACAATATTTAAATATAAACAGGTTAATTTATTATAAAATGATCGAGCAGGACTTTATCATGCTAATTATGAATTGCAAAAAATATGTCAAAAAGGCGCAATTTCAAAAAATGACTTGGCTACCAAAAATCCCGGGTTATTTACGCTTCTATCATGTAATCGGCGACGAGACCCTAGACTCAGCGTTTAAATTTGACGATGCGAATAATATGCTTTGGGTAAAGGTCGCCGACGACTATAATTCATTGCCAAAAAAGGTAATCGCCGCATATGAAGCAATCTACGATACATTCCAATTTAAATATATGTTTAAAACCGACGATGATCAGATACTAGTAAACCCCAAGTTTTTTGATACTTTAACGGGGTTGATCACAAGTATTAACCCGTCACCCCACTATGGCGGCTATATTGTCGACGTAAAGCAGCCATATTTGTCTCAATATAATAGGATACACCCGGAGCTCCCAAAACAATTGCCATTATATGTAACCAAATACTGCAGTGGTCGTTTCTATTTTCTCTCTAGAAGTGCGATTTCTAACTTGATTAACAAAAAGGACGATATTGTAAAAGAATATTTGGAAGATTATGCTATTGGGTTTCACTTGGACGACCGATTTAAAACAAATATGTTATCGCTAGCTACAAATAAGGTTTTTACAGATATTGAATTGAGTGATTTTCCGCGACTAGTAGAAGAAGGAAAAATTTAATTATATATGTCTAAAAATTTAGTTTACCCAAATTCGCCTTCGCCTGTTGTTCCCTGATCCGTCTTAATAATGCCTCCTTATCCAAGTCCAACATTACACGGTTATAATCTGTGTGTCTTTTTTCAATGTCGCTATAGTCTGGTTTTTGTGAAACAGTTAATGGAGTCAATAAATACCAATCATCTTGTCGCTGTAATACACACCAAAATTGATCTATGGCATAATTGTCTGACAAACTAGTATTTGCTATTAATTGTTGAACACCTGCTTCAAAATTTTCAATTAATTTATCATAATAATTGCTTTTAACCAAATAACCGGTTGTTGTTTGGCATTTTGTAATTTTTACACAAAAGTCGTCAATTCTTTTGTAAGTCCCCATATTATTTCCAGCAATTAACAAAACGTCAAACTCAATATGGTTTGATAAAAAACTGTTTAAATTGTGTATAAATGTTTGTGGTTGTAAAAACATAATATCATCCTCCATTATTAATATATGGTCTAAATTGGCGCGTTTCGCATATTTTAATAAAGACAAATGACTTAAACTGCATCCAACCGCTCCGGAAGAGTGTTTAATTGCGTTAAATCGAGTAGCATTTAATCCTAGCATTTTGAGTTGGTGTTCAATATGTTGTTTTCTATCTGGTCGCGTGTCCAAATTAATATAAAAAATATTTTTTATATCGCATATATTATTCATTATTATATAATATCCGATTTTACTAAAATTTATAAATCCTAACTTAAAATTTTTTGAGTTATTTCTTATTCTATCAAATAAGAAATAAAATAAAAACTGTTATAATGTACTATCATAAGCGAGTTCAATGTAATATCGTGTAATTATTTACCAATAACAAGAACCCTCAATATTCTTATGATTCGATGGTTTTTCAGTATCCTTGGGTCTTGACCAATGTTTATTTAAAAATAACCGAATTATATCTGGTCTATCATTAAACCACCTATTTCCTAAAATTCCCCAATACATTTGTAAAACGCCACCTACATATATAGCAGATTTGCCCGAATTAAAAATATGGGAACAAACCAAATTACCATACCCACCGCAAGATACAAGAGCAATGTCATAGTCATTTTTAATATTGTCTAATTTATCGGTAAATTTGCTTAATTCAACGTCAAATTCATCGGATTGTTCTGAACCTTGTGTTTGTGGTGGCCTGATGGTTATTATTTCACAATCAGGAAATAAATCAATACCATAAATTTCCTTTCTGGAATGAATCTTGCCTTTAATTGATTCTTCAAAATTAGATACAATTAAAACCCGTTTGCCTTTCAAAGCGAAAGTCCATGGCGTGGAATAAATATAATTAAAAATATCAAGCGCTTCTGGATAGAAAGTATCCTTCTCTTTAAATGTATCATCTAATATTTCGTGAGCAGTTCGAATTGCCCTATACACAGAGTCGAAAGGAGCCCATGCTCCATAAAGTTCACATTGTGAAAATGATTTTAAAAACATAGTTGAATATTTGTTAATAGATTCGTCTGAAGGGAGTTTAATTCCAGCATTATTTTTCATTTGATCCTTGTTATTTTTAAAAAACTCTGAAATAAATTGAGTTGTTTCTTCTTCTTGTGGAGACGATAATAACGCCGCATATATTGCAAACTGTGTTGCTATCCCCGCAACACGAGGAATTATAAAGTTTTGGCTATTTTGTACTTTTTTAGTTATATAGTCAAATAGTTTTTGATTGCCGTTTTTATGGTTGTATTTCAAATTGTAAACTGAATTGATATCGTCTTGATTATACGGTTGAACGTTATTGAACAAATTTTTTGGAAATAATATTTCGTATGGCGGGCCAATCTTATCAGCATTAGTGTAATTTCGTATGTTTGTATTATGAAGGTGATATGTTTTAATGTATTCGGGGTCATTTAATATGTTAAACCCCAGGATTGACATTAAATACGTCATTTTATTGTCACAACCTGGCTTTCCAAATTCAAAATTAAATGCTTTACATTCTTTTTTCCCGATATTAAAATTTGAATGAATAATCCAGGTGTCCTGTGAATCTCCTCTATTTCCAAACAATGCCGCCTTAGGATTCTTTGTTTCGTCATAATCATATCTTAACAAAGCGTACATTTTCTTATTTAAGTGAATGTCTGTATAGAACAAATTTTTAATCGTTTCGTCAAAAAAAATATCCGAATTGATTATAACATTGTATCCTTGAATGTTGTTTGAGTTAATGTATTCAAATACATCTTTGAATTTTAACCTATTTTTAATATCAACTTGAATTATTTTATTGCTAGCAACACCTAGTTCTTCATTTGTGTACATTCTTTCATTTAACAAATATATATTTGTTATGGATTCATTTTCAACATTACGCTTTAAACACTGTTTAAATTCTAATTGTCTTTCTTCGTTCGGGTGAACAAAGTATTGACAAAAAATATTTATATTATCAATGTTTTCGGTTGATAAAATAGTTGTTGTTTCGGAAATTGTATAAACGATCATTATTTTTGTTTATACAATTGTCTTTAATTTATCTTTAATATATATTTGACTCTAATATTTACACGTAACCCGAAACATATATTCTTACATTATTAACATTTTAGGATTTATATATAATTTACATCCTTTGTCAATTAAACACTTATTAAATGTAACATGTTCACATATTTGCTTGTCAAGGTGGTTTATTTCATATCCAACATATTTTATGCCCATTATAGATTTCATTTTATACAATCCAGCACCACCAAATGCGGATTGAACGGGCATTAAAGCAGCATCTATGGGATAATTAATAATAAATTTGTTTATACATTGTTCATACGCGATATTGTGTGGAACGCCTTGACATTTTAATACATTTACATCATTCCAGCAACAACTTGTCAAATAGTTTTTTTTCCTCAAAGCATATATATCATAATATTTGTCAGAACTATTTGCAAACATTGCGTCCCATTGTTCAGGTTTATAATTAAAACATGTGTGAATAGTATTTATTAATTTACCTGAGAATAATACATCATCTAAATCCAGCATTAGCAAATAATCGTAGTCATAATAATTCATTTTATCTATATGCTCCATGATTTTATTCCTACAATATGCGATTCTTTCTGTTCTATTTTTTATATTTACATTATCTTCAAAAATATATTCGCAATGATCTGTTTTATTGTCGACTAATATCTGTCGCGTTTTATCAGTTGAATCATTTTCATAAATTACAATTTTATATTCTTTACATTGTTTGCCAATTTCATTCATTATGAACAAATTTTTCTTCATAAATCTTTCCACATTTATACAACATCCACTAATTACAATGGATTTTGTTTTTATTAAATTATTTTTTAGATTAAATGTAGGTTTATATGAATTTATTTTATTCATCCAATATTTTAATGTTAATTTATCATACTTAAATGTTCTATTTTTAAATTCACAAATAGTTTGTTCTAACAATTCTTGAGTTAATAATGCCCAATCTTTTATTATCAGAACAGGTAAATCTTCATACAAAGGATCTAATGCCGACGATTTTACAATTGGACAGCAACCTAAACATAACGCCTCCCAAGTTCTATGACAATCTAATCCGTTTCCATGAGGAGAAAGGACAAACGCATAATCAGACTGTTTTTCCCATGTATGATTTCTCTCAATTATATTTTCTTCATAATAAACCACATTTTTATTTATTTTTTCTACAGCATCAATTCTATCATACCCAAATTTAGTAGACATGCTAAAATGAAAATTTGAATACGCCTTTATCATCCTTTCATGAAAGGGTTTTGATTTATTTTTAATGTTTTCTAACATATTTTCTTGGTTAAGCGATGAGGTTTGTTCACCCCATGCGTGATTGTTACGTGCCATAGTATGATAGTCCATCCCAATTGGAATTTGCGACAATTTTGGATGTGTTAATTCAATACAATTTTGAGAAAACCAGTGGATTATCATATCCGACTCTATTAAAGATAACAACTCTTCATTTGTTAATAGGTCAGTTGGACATGTTTCATCCCCATCACCGGTAACTAAAATAATTTTGTGAGGCAATTGGTTAAGTATTGTTTTATAAAAAAATGGCACTGCCGAAATACATATATAAACTACAGAATTGTCTATCAAGTTTGTAAAATCGTAGTTAATCATTTGTTTAATAGACGATATTGGTGTTGAACTAAAGAGATCGCACGATTTTAAAATTCCTAATGAACTAACATACTTGCACAAGTTTTCATTCTCCATATAAATAATCAATATATAATCTTTAATATACAGTTTTCATAAAATTATTATCAGGTCTACGTGTAATAAAATTTATATAAAACATTAAAACTTAAATACAACTGATGATATAGATAAAACATGATGAATAATATTCCTGTTATATATATTAATTTAGAACGTAGGGGTGATAGAAAACAAACAGTAATTAAAGAATTACACAAAATCGGTGTAGAAAACCCGATTTGTTTTAAGGCAGTAGAATTAGAAAATGGAGCGCTTGGATGCAGCATGAGTCATTTAAAATGTGTTGAAAATGCCAAAAAAAATAACTATGATTATGTTTTAATATGTGAAGATGATATAGAATTCACTGACCCCAAATTATTTTTAAATCAATTAGAAACATTTTTAACTTCAGATATAAATTGGGATGTTATTTTAGTTGCTGGAAATAATATGCTTCCATACACGCCAGTAAATGATGTATGTATAAAGGTCTTGAACTGTCAAACAACTACCGGTTATATCGTTAAAAATAGTTATTACGATAAATTAATTAACAATTTTAAAACTGGCATACAAAACTTATTAAAGCAACCGACCAACAATGATTTTAAAATCGACAAGTATTGGTTTAGATTACAAAGGGAGGACAATTGGTATTTAATAATTCCGTTAACGGTTGTACAGAAAGAAGATTATAGTGACATTGAAAAGAAGGTAACAAACTTTAAAAGATATATGTTAGATTACAATAAAGTATACAAAAACTGATTTTATACATTTAATTTTTTATAAAAATATATATTAAAACTTCATAAACTATGACAGATAACACTAGCATACATAAATCTTATATTGCTAACAAAATAAAAGATATAACGGTTGACGACCTAGAAGATGACATGTGGAAATTAATACAAATTGGCGCGGATGCTTATACTACGTCATCGCGTTCTCGCATAGGAAACAACGTAGTTGACTACTTTACGTTTTTGCAGCGCCTCGAAACGAAAGGAAAATACGACATAAACTTCTTCGAGTTTATTCAAAATATAGAGGACTTTAAAAAGAAGAAGTTTATTCAGACGATGTTGACATATTATAAAGATGTAAAAAACAAAAATAATACCAAAAATGAATATATTGTTCTTAAAGAGGTCTATAATATTTGTATAAGCGCGATAAATATAATGCGGCCGTTAAATTGTATGGAAATTTACACCAAGTATAAAGCAAAAAGGGTGCTTAATTTTTGCGCCGGATGGGGTGGGTCGGCAGTTGCGGCGGCAGCGCTAAATCTTGACGCATACTATGGTGTAGAGATTAACTCGGACTTGAAGCAACCTTACGACAATATGATAACATTTTTACAAACGAAATGTGCGACTAAATTCGAGAATGTCATTGCCGATGCGGTGGATGTCGACTATTCGAATATGAATTACGACACTGTATTCTCGTCACCCCCCTATTATTTTTTAGAAAAATATGCGAATAATGTAAAATATAATTCAAAAAAAGACATGGACGAAAAATTTTATAGGCCGTTGTTTGCCAAAACTCATAATGGTCTTCAACAAGGAGGCCATTATATAATTAATGTTTGTAAGGAGGTGTATGATAATGTTTTAAAGGGATTACTTGGAGACGCACACGAGTCGTTTCCATTGAAAAAATCTAAACGACAAAATAATCATACTGAAATGGTCTATGTGTGGGTCAAGAAATAAATCTGGTATATCGTGTTATGCGGTATAAATTTTCTATCCGATTTTAACTGCTGTTTGCGGGTTTAAAATTATTCTAAATTTATTAGAATATGAATCAAAACAATACACCCTTCTTGAAGGTTTCTGCCTTCAGACATTTAAAACGCTTCTTATTTATAAAGTAATCGCTTCATCAAATGAAATAAAATATCTATTATGTTGATCTTTAGGGTGACCGCCATTTGGACCGCAACTATAATTTGCTGGTTTATATATTTGTGTTATGTCTCCAATGTTTTTAAATTGTAAATCTTTATTTTGTAATATATCATTATGAACAAAAAAACAATTTGTGCCAGTTTTGTCACAATAAACCAAAGAATAATTATATTTTTTCCCTAATTTATCAAGTGACAGTAATGACGCACCAAAATAATTTGAACCATCCCATCTTCCATTTTTATTGTAAATTACTATTTTGTCTTCATTTACTAGATGTGATCCGTTGTATTCACAAATAATTATATCGCATTGATAATTCGCTAATATTTCTTTCAAACAATAAAAATCATTAAAATCAATATCTACCGATAATACATTTATAATTTTAGGAACATTATATTTTCTAAACAATTCTACTACATTTTCTTTCGTTATAAATTCCTTTCTTAAATTAATTCTATAATTTTCATTGGATCCGTCCATTTGTAAACCCCTCCACCCATATTTTTCTCTTAATATTCGCGTATTACATTCTACACCGTTCTCGACGCCAAACTCAAGATAGCCTTTTTTATCATTATTACCACCATAAATTAATTCTACAAGTTTCATAGTAATACCATCTTCTCCATTTTGTGAAAATACTTTTTTTTCAAATAAACTTAAATCCATAATATAATAAACTATTATATTATCTAAGCGGTCTTTTTAATATCCGAGGTCTAAACAACGCCCTTTCTAAAAATGAACAACAGCAAATAGCGATTCACATTGCTATATTTTTAATATATTCAACAACACATTTAGATTCATGTTATAGTAATCTAATATGTGCCACCCATGCCTATTCGCGCGCTTGCCTGTGCTCTTGGTTTCGCACCTACATATGCCGCATACTGAGGTGAATATCTATGCGGAGGCGGCGGTTGTGCGCGTTGAATTGCCTGTGGGGGGCGAATAGGTCTTGGCGGCTCGGCGTTATTTGGCGCACCATGGAAATTATTAAATGAATCATTGTTTACTACGTTTTTCCGTCCTTCGGCGATTTGCTGTAATAATGTGTGCGGCACAGGTTTTCCCATAGACGTTAAATATTTTACCATATTCTCTTTTTTCTCAAGAGTTGTCGGATAATATGGTATATTTGTCCAATCCTGCGTCGACACAACTGTCCGTTTCGTCTCCTTTATTTTATCTGGATGGATAATTTTTCTCTTGGGTTCTCGTAGATCATAATTATAATATTCTTCGGATCCAAATGGAACACGCGTTAAAAAGGTCGAAATGTTTATTACTAATATTTTTGGATTATTCACTGTAAAGATGTTATCTGTTGGGTTTTCAGATTTGTCGTCGATTGTATATTTTAACTCGCTAATTGTAGATAGTCCGTCGATGCCGTCATCGTGGTCTCCCCTCCACGGGTCCTTTTTGGATATAATCCTCGATATACCGTCGAATAGCTGAAGGATTTCTGGGCTGCCAATATTATAAAACACGCTTCTATCTATCGTTAACCCGACTGCTTCACATCTTTTCTGCAGGACATTATCTTCCATGCCCCACCCCCAAAAAGACGGGAACCCATTTGTCCTTTCAAAATCTGCGCCCTTCATCACAACGATTCCTCCTAGCGCGTATTTAAATCCGTAGTAATGTTTGACTACACCATGCGTGGTTTCATAATCAAATATTTTAGTAAACGGAATGGTATCAACATCGTTAAATATAAAGGTAATGTCCTTATAATGTTGCGGGTATTTATTTCTAGCAGCAATGAAGCCGATATTTTTAACACCTCCTCTATTAAAGGTTCTCGCGTCGCATTGATGGGAAAAATATACCTCATAATCATCGCTCCCTTCAAGAATAAAACTCATATATTTGCTAAAAAAGAACTTATGCTGAACTCGATTTCTATATGGAACAATAAAAATGCGTTTTGGAATCTTTAAATCGGAAGACATTATAGAGTTATAGAGAGGTTTTATTTTCACATTTATAACTATTTCTCCGCCTTTTTACATTAAATTAAATATTTCAATGTAAAAAGTTTCTGTTAAATTTATCTGTTCTTCCTGGTATTTTTATTTTTCTTGTTTTTTTGTCTCTTTGATCTACCCTTTTTGCGTTTGCTCTTCTTATTTCTTCTGCCTCCATTTGCGGCAGGATCCGTATTAATAGTTGCGGGACCTGGGTATGGAACTATAAATGAGCTTAAACCTTCGGCAGAATCAAAATTTACAAGATACCCGTCTGTTTCATACGATTTTAAGGTTTCCGGCTGCGTCTCCATACTATCGATAGGGTGTGTTTCCGTGCTATCGACATTTGCGGGTATCATCGTCTGTAATATATCAAATGCCCTTGCCATTAATGGTATATAGTTGACAAACCTGGTAAACCACCTCATTTGATAATTCTTGCCGTCGTTTTTAAAATATCTCGGATTGTTTACCGTTAAATCGGTCCTAGCAATAAAATCCAGAACCTGTCGTACATAGGCAGTCTTTCTTTCATTTGAATTATTTCCATCGCGGATTAAACTTAAAAATTCGTCATAGAATTTTTTCATTTCCACCCTTGCGTGGGTCTCCTTAAAGTCCTTAGGTATAAAATTATCGGTTGCGTCGCTGAGTATATCTGATGCCTTCCCAAAATCAATCAATGAACTTTTTATTTCTAGTTCCGGAGTTAAATAAATTAATGCGTTACCTAGGTGCAAGTCAAAATGAATGACGCCAATTTCAATAAATAACCTTACGATTTGTGCGAATACATTTGAAACAGCCTCTGATTTTTCAGCATCGGTGATTTCTTTTCCGTAAAAGTCGCTATTGTCTGGTAAGTCAAAAAAACGCCCTAGTGTAGTTGATTGAGTTATGGTTGGCATCACTAAAACACCTATTCCGCGACTTTCTTTGTTCGAATTATTAAATATAAAATCGAATGCCTCACTAGTATCTGGTATTGCATTCGTTTTATGGAAAAAAAACGACAATAGACGGGCCGAATTTATCCAATTAAACATGGACAAATTTGCTACTGATGGGCATATCGCAGGTCCTCCTCCAGTAATAGATTTTTTCCAAATATGTTGTTGTAATTTTGCTTCTTCAAAAAAAGTGTTTATCGATTCAGAAGATTTTCTTACACCATTATAGTCTCCTAAATAGAAATTTGGTCTACCCGTAATTACAACAAATTTGAGAATAAACTTGGTAACTACAGATGTAAATTGTGTTCCATTTAAAGTTAAATATTCTGAATTTGATTCATCGACGATTAAATTGAACATGAAACCTTTTAGCGAGCTGGCTGTTAGCAAAGACACTATGGAGCTATCTTTAACTGCCATATCATAAACTGGCGTAAACCCACGCTTCTCAATATTTATCAATTTTAATCCACCCGTTTGTTCATTCATAGTTTGTTCGTTCATAGTTTGTTCATTCATAGTATATGTGAATAAAAAAACAAATTTTTACTAATATACAACATCTACCAATATAGACAATCTCCTATACTACGCATATTTCTTTAATATTGCTGCCGGTATAATCATTTCGTCCTTTGCTATCTTTTCCAATTTTTTATAACACTTGTTAATGGTTACCTCACTGGTTTCACTAACATTTTTAACATCTCGTTTGCTCACATTTAATTTACATGTTTGCGCAACGAAATACACCACTCCCGCCGCAATAGATGGTGGTGTGTTTTCCGGCATAATATCCATCTTTTCAATCTTCATCGACACGAATTGACAAAGCCTAGTGAGCTCAGTATTAATATTAAGTTTACTACAATATCTTTCAATAAACGCCTCTGGTTTTGTTCTACCAAGATTCGTCTTTTCCTTGTTATCCATATCCCGTTCTAAATTATTTATAATTGATTGTGCGTTTTTGCAGCCCTTTGTCGCGCTAGTTACATCTAATCGAAATATGGATGCGATTTCCTTTGCTGTTCTAGGATAATTATTAACACGACACGATATGTATATAGACGCCGCAATAATCCCATCTCGGTTATCACCACGAAATGTTAGTTCATATTCCGATATCTTTTTGTGGTATCCGATAGCGTCATCAATGATCATTTTCGGAATCCCCGCATTCTGAGCCATCACGGTAATTATTTGAAACTCGTCATATTGCGATTTTTCCTTATATGGCATAGATTGCCACTCGGTATATCGTCTTATCTTGCGCATTTCATAAGACATTGAGCCAACACACAATACTTTACATCCATAAGACGACTCCACTAGCAACGGGTTTATAGGCATTCCACATCTCGTTGGGTCCGCTCCCTGGTTATCGTCAGCACCATAATATCTCCATTCCGCCGTCTGATCAACTAAATCCTTATAGATGATGCCACATTTATTATTTGTGCATGTTAGAAACCCTTCCTCTGAAAATGCTAAACTACTCTCACATCTTTCACAGTTTTCCCTACCCCCGGAGCCATAAATACACTCTAGCGGGACCTTTTGTTTATCTGGGTGTTCAATTTCCGAATCAAATATGTTCCATAATTCGGTCTTGTTAATATTTATATTCTTACGTTTTTGACTTTTATCATTACTCATCTTATTATTATCAATTGTTAGATAATAAAAATTTAATTCAATTTTATTTATATTATTTTTTAAGCGACTATAATATATGGGAAATAACAACTCGACCCCTTCAAATAAATCATCCGAAAAAGAATTCCAAAACTTTTATGAAATTATTGACTATATTGCAACCTATTATATATTGACAATGGACTTTAAAAGTTTAAGCAAACTATCTGAGAAATCTTATTGTGATAAATTGGTTGTTTTAACGTCAGACATAATTGAAAGGTACTTTAATGACATGGACATTAAATATCTTGCCCAAAAGATTAAAGGAGGCGTAGAAGTGAATGAGCTAAGTAATGAACGGGTTAGTTTTATAAACAAAGACAGCCTTGAAGGTTTAGACATCTCAAATGACGCCCAAAAGAGCATAAAGAAAAAGCGGGTCTGTATTGGAATTGCTAAATTTTATGTCAAGATTGCTCACATATTTTCAGCGATCGTTATGACAATAAACCCGGTTTATACTTATAAAGATGCGAATGGGGCAACTGTTAAAGCAGGACTTTTAGAGAAGGATCGCATTCCTAAAAATGTAAATAGAAAATTGTATAAATTAAATATTTGTGATAATAGAATTAGGTCTCTCAAGCGGGGAGAAGTGATTGATGATACAACAGGAGATGTCACTATACAGCCCAAGGTGTGTGACATGAATACTACAAAAACAGGACTCGACGCAACCCTAGCAGACGAACCCGGCATTACCGAACTAATGAGACTTTATCTAGACGATAAATATGATTATTCTAATGGGAGTTTTACAGGAATGTCAGATGAGACCAAAAAGCAATTCTTACAAGATCTGAACCTATTTTATACTGCTTTTACGGGTAACGAGAATATGCCGTCAGAAGTTACCAAATTTAGTGATATAAAATTAAGGGATTACAGTAAAAAAGGTAGTTGCCAGGGAGAGAATCCAGTTTTTAAAGCCAAGTATACTCTTAATAAGAATGATAAGTTGTTAGTTGATTATGCTGAGAATACAAAAAGAATGATTCAGAGTGCGGCAGACAATCAGTCAAAATTGTTATCTGTAATTAATGAATTATTTACATATGTGATTGATCCTTATTCAGGTAAAAAGGCGATTCGCATTAACCCTAAATTAACCGAGGATTCGCTACAAAAGGCGGTCGAAAAAACAAGAAGATTTATTGTTGATTTATATGTAAAGTGTGAGAATGACTACGTGAATGGTATCAAATTATATGAAGCCATCGTGGAGTCGAAAATATTAGAAACTACCAAAAATCAAATTAAAACATTGGAGGCTGATGCGGCTAAAATAATCAGTGACACTAAGAAGGTCTCTGCGCCGGCGAAACCTAAACAAATGATATCGCAGCCGCCGGTCGTTGTTGTCGCTGCAGGACAGGTTGACGCTCCAATTATACCACCGATTGTAACACCTATACCACCGATTGTAACACCTATACCACCGATTGTAACACCTATACCACCGATTGTAACGCCTTTGCCACCTGTAACACCTATACCACCGATTGTAACGCCTTTGCCACCTGTAACACCTATACCACCGATTGTAACACCTATACCGCCCGTGCCTGTAGTAGTGGCATAAGTATAAGTAAAATCGTTATATTGATAAAGATAACGAAACGCTTATAAAGTTATAAAAATTAATATATAACTTTATATTCAAAATTAATGAGTGTTAATGGCACCAAAAAGTTTGCGCGCATTAAACAACGCCTGTTTTCTTAAACTCTCTCGTGCGGCGTCAATGTCCCCCGTTTTTTTCAATGTTTTCCCTGCCGCGTCTATAGCGGTGGTCCATTTTTTGCCTGTCTTTGTTTTTTTACCTCCTCTGTGTTTTTTAGTTCCTCGACGGCGTAGCGTGCGGTTACGACGAATAGTGCGCATTATATAGTATACACTTACAATAAATATTTAAAATGTGAAATATTTATTATATTAGAAAAGGGTTATTGACGCTTAAGCAGCACTGCGAGAAGCGGAGGCACTGCGGGAAGCAGCGGCAGCGCGGGAGGCAGCGGCAGCGGCAGCACGGCCAGCAGCGGCAGCGCGGGAAGCAGCGGCGGAAGCGGCACGGCCAGCGGCGGCACTGCGGGAAGCAGAAGCGCTACGGGAAGCGGAAGCGGCACGGGAAGCGGCGGCGGCGGCAGCACGGGAAGCAGAGGCGGCACGACCAGCGGCAGCGGATGCCATGCGGGAAGCAGCACGGCTACGTCCGCGGGAAGCGGTACGAGCAGCTGTGCGAGACGCCATGCGAGCGCGAGTACGGGATGCAGAACGAGATGCAGAACGGGATTTTGCCATTTATATATATATCGCACAAAAAAATTTTATCGCAGTTTAAAAAATTCCTTAATTACTCCAAACGGTATTTATTTGGGGCCACCACATTTTGTCCCCCTTTTTAACCTCGAAAATTGCTCTAAATACTTGGGATCTGGATAATGGAACATTACAACGATATTTGTCTAAAGGATGTGGGTTTGTCTTTAACTGTGCCAATATTGCCCTTTTTGTTATTTTTTGTCGAGATTGGACCGCAAAAAATACAAAGAATGCTCTAAATGAAATGGCCTGAATTGGCAAAATGTCTTGATTTTTTAATTGAAAGTCCCTTAAATATTCTTGACATATTGCTAAACCTGAAATATCTGCGAGATCTTCTCCCACTGTGGGAGCAGCATTGAATACAACCCCATCATATGCCGCAAATGCCTCATATTGCTTAATTACGCCTTCTTGTATTTTTTGAAATGCCTTTTGATCCTTTTCGTCCCACCAGTTATCTAATTTTCCAAATTCGTCATACTTACTTCCCCAATCATCTAAAGCGTGCGACATTTCATGCGCAATCGTAAATCCAATTCGCGACAAGTTATATTCGAGACCTCTTTCATCTAAATCTACAAATGGTTTTTGGATATATCCTAAAGGTATATAAATTGCGTTTTCTGTAGGAGTATAAGATGCGTTAACTACGTATGCTTGAGTGCCTATAAATTTGGGAGGTATTTGCGCCCAGTCTACTACAGGAATATCTATAATTGGCTTTCCGACCAATTTTGTTGCTGCTGTATGACGCCAAAAGGCCATTTTTTCTATATTCTCCCACGGGTTATCCGCAGTGTAATCCAATAAAGGGTCCTCACGTAACACGCGCGGGGATCCCACAATCAATTTAAGACCATTTAGCTTGTCGATTGCCTTCTCTTTTGTCTTTGTCTGCATCCAATCATTACGCCGAATAATACGAACAAATACTGTCTTTAGATCTTCTGCCATGGTTTTAACATAATTAATTGCTTGTTCATTATTGTATTTGTTAATATATTCATTTGTCAACAGCGTATTAAAACAAAAGCCCATGCCATAAAGGATTGGTCTAATCATATCGTCGATCTTCTGTGTCATTCCCCTTACAAATTTTCCGTGAAAATCAAAGGATATCTGAAACCCCGACTGGTTCCATCTTATTTGTTGGCGAATTTTCAGATAAACCCAAAATGTTCTCCATTTCGGACTATTCCATTTTTCTAAAAGCAATTGCGTTCCACATAACAAATAATTTACGTTAGATGTAACAAAGTCTTTTGGTATATGTGTAAACCCGAGGGCCTTACAAAATTCGTTCCAGTTAAACCCAAAAACGCGCATAGCCTCCTCTCCTGTCACTAAATTATACCCATCTGGGTCTGTTTCAGGAATCGCTGTGCATGCCATAGCAGTTAATAGTTCAAATTCTGTATCAAATATGTCCTTGACATTGAATTCATGATTTTCACCAAAGCACAAAGTAAACATATCATTCAAATAACGGAAATATTTGTTTTTATAGTTTTTTTTGTATCTTTTCTCCTCTTCTGTATCTCTATCGTCTTCGAAATAGACATCAATATCAATTAATGTTACTTGTGGAGGTTCTAGGTAGCATTTATATATTTTGGGATTTTTCTCGTCTGGATTTATTGACCATATAAAGGGACATCCCCACGAAGTGATTTCGTTTCTATTTACTGCGGCTAATTTGCTCCATATAGATTCCTTGCTTTCTCGCAATTTGTCTACAAATTTTACAAACTCGGCGCATGAGCTCCTCAATTGTTCATCCGTGTTCCATCCTTTAAATGATGTATATGCGTCGCTAACACATTTCCCCATCTTAGTATTTTTTGTGGATGAATTTGTTACGTAATTGTCTAACAGTTGTGCGAGTTCTCTGTATACCCTGTCTTGAACAAGTCTAAAATCGTCGACTTGAACAATATACTTTTGCTCTTCCGTTAATTCATAATCTGATATCCATCTGTCATTGATATATGAGTAATAATCGTCATTTGCTTGAATATTTTTTGTATTGACTGCCTTTTTGAGATCCGAAATAATCTGTTTTTCTAAATTAAAACTCGTTGAAACAATATTCATATTATTTTTTTTAAATGCTTCCTCAACCTTGTCCTCGAAAGTACTGTATGTATTTGCGGAGTTTTTACAAACAATTTTCTTTTGTTCTGGCGTCAAGTGTTTTGCGGCTTCAATTAGTTTAGTCCTTTTTTTTCTTGTCAGCGATTTTTTATTCTTATTTATTTTTGTAGTAGGCATATAAATTAAATAGATATTTTATTATTTTACACAACTATACTAATCTGAATCCTTTTTTTCAACAATTACTTCCTTGGAAACACGCTTGATTATCTTCTCCTCCTTTTCAAAATCATTGTCACCCCTTCCGCCCATAGCTTCCATGATAATTTTGTTGTATTAGTCAGAGTAGCAAGACGCACTTTTGGCACAATCCGGGTGTGTCTTCTTTCGCTCTTCATCCCTTTCCCACGTATCCTCATCCTTAATGTACATTTTTTCTATTACCTTTATCATTTGAGTTTGTGTATCCATTATTATATGTTTTAGTTCGACATTTTCCTTTACACCCGTGAATATTTAAAATAGTATCATATTATATAAATATTATATGGTTCAAAAAACAAAATCTTATAAAAAAAAACATAATAAAACTAATAAAACTAATAAAACTAATAAAACTAATAAAACTAATAAAACTAATAAAACTAATAAAACTAATAAAACTAATAAAACTAATAAAACTAATAAAACTAATAAATATAAAATTATTAAGGAAGTTAAAAAACGACAAATTGTACACAAAATACTTCAAGAATGGAAAAATAAAACAAATGGAGGATATATAAAAAAAGATGATAATGGTATGTATAAAGGAGATTATTATTTGTCTATAAATAATTTAGATAATTATCATTCACACATACATCTAATAACTAATTGTCGTGAAAACAATTTATGTTATAAAATAAAAAAAAATGATAATCATTCACAAGTATATATTATTGATAATACAAATTTTGATAATGTGGTAGAAGAAATGATTCAAAAATATAATCATTTTGAAGGTTAAAATATACTCTTAGACCCTTTTTATTTCAAATGCTGAATTTTTTGGAATAAAATAATTACGATGTTTCTGTTTCTTCCTTTTCTAATTCTAAATAGTATTCTATGTCATCACCTGTCCAACCATTGTTGCTGTATTCTTTCCATAGTTCTTCAAAACAATATTGACACCACAATTTGTCCTTTTCATCCTTTGTTAGAATATATATGCTATCTTTTTTACAATTTATTTCACTATTACATTCCTCGCATAATTCAACATCTAGATTATTATTTTCTTGAATAGGTTCTGCTGGGTTCATTAATAAGGTAATATAATTATTTATTTTTATATAATTTTCGCTATATACAAATAGACTGTTGAAATGATAAAATGTGTAAGGAGACTTCGACTGTTTAAAGGAACTTGTCACCAATCTTGTTTAAAACGTCGTCGTCATATATTAGATTACCAGACGGTTTATATGATTTAATAGGCGTGTATTCCTTCTTTTGTGGCTTCCCCTTTTGATTCGGATCTTGGCCTTGACTGGCAGTGTTTAACATAAATTCGTTAGGGTTTACATATGTATTTGTGATGGTTTTCTGTTCGGCGTTTTCTTCATCAACCTTTTTTCCATATTCGTTAATGACAATGCCAGTTTTATTTTTAATCTCGGTTCTTACATACGATGGAACAAAATGCATCCACGAGATGAATAATGTGTTCGGATGAATATACCGGACATTGAAACCGTTCTGTTGTAATTTATCAATTAGATATGCTACACAAGAAGCTTGGTCATATCGCGGGACACCAATAATTGTTTCAGGAACTAAAAACCAACAAAACTGCTCGTCTATTTTTTGTCGCGACACTGTCTTAATTTTCACGTGAATACGGTTTAATAGCTTATTAAACAACGCTAGTTTATTTAAATCTTGCATGCGTTTCTTTTCATAAAGATCGTCAATGTTTAGTTTTTCTGAAAAGTCCTCGACATTTTCTAATGTAAATATATTTGCCATTTAAATTCAATCCAGAAAAAAACTTATTAAAAGCACGTTAATTATTAAATCAATGACAATTAAACATTTGGTAATTTCGGGTGGAGGGCCATCGCTGATTCAAGTCCTTGGAGCTATACAGCATCTCGAAGAGAAGGAGCATATTTGTTTAAAAAACATTGAAACAATTTATGGGACCTCTGCAGGAGCAATGGTCGGTGTATTACTTTGTTTAGGTTTTGATTGGGAAACCATAAATGATTACATTATTAAACGACCGTGGCACGATGTTTTTCCTATAAAAGTCCAATCCATATTGGAGGCCTATTCTAAGAAGGGTGTATTTGACATTAGCACGATTGAAAAATGTTTTAAACCCTTGTTAGATGCTAAAGATATTAGCATGAATATAAACTTGGAGGAATTTTTTAATTTATCACACGTCGAATTGCATTTATTTTCATTTGAAATCAATGAATACAAGATGCATGACATTTCTTATTTGACACATCCGAAGTTATCACTGATGCAGGCAATTCACATGACATGTAGTTTACCTGTATTGTTTACGCCAGTTTGCATAGACGACAAGTGTTATATTGACGGCGGGGTATTCTGTAATTACCCACTTAATTATTGCATTGAATCAGGCAAATCGCTTGATGAAATACTTGGAATTAAAAATAAATATTCTTCTGATAGTCCCACAATTAACGCGGAATCCACAATAATGGATTTTTTGTTGGGGTTTATATACAAGGCGGTATTTAGTGTGAACACAGACCATATTCAATCTCAGTTGAAGAATGAAGTTGTGTGTGACGCGAAAAGTCTCAGTTTTGAAGTATTGCGAAGTGCGCTCAAGAGTATAGAAGTGCGTCGTGAATTACATAGTAGCGGCATTATCAGCGCCACTGAATTTCTCTCTAAATTAGAGAACAGTGTTTAGGAATTGTGTGAGCGTATCCTTTGAGGGCTTTGCGTCGTATTCTATAACCTGACCATCCTTTATTAATTTAATTGTAGGATATCCTTCAATGTTATACTGATTCATCATTTTATCTACTTCAGCGGTTTCCTCGGAACAATTAACATCGGTAAAAACTACACGGTAGCCGTTAATCGTTTTATTCTGATATTCGCTCTTTAGATCGTTCCAAATAGGCTTTGCTGTTTTGCAGTGGGGGCACCAGTCAGCATAGAAAAATAACAGTTCCGCATTTTTGCTTTCATCGGCTCCAGTTCCAACCTGCTCACTATTTGGCTTGTATTGTGCGTTCATTTGCGGGGCAAGATAATAGAAATAATAAAACGCTGCCAAAATAGCAAATAAAATTACGGCAGCAATTATTGTGATAGTTGTGCTGCTCATATTGCTTCCTGCGTTTTGCATCCTGGATATAAAACTTTCTTCACCGCCGATAGGCAAAGCCTGATTGAAATTAACATATTTTGCCATTTATATATTATCCAAGAAGAAATTTAGGCTGTGTTTTAACGAATACAATATAAAGATATTTTACAAATATAGTTATATTATTATATGTTGTTCCGAACAAACAAAGGAGAACTAATTGAAGTCAAGAAATATGATTTCCCGAATGATAAATTATATTATCAAAAATTAATGGAGATTAAGAAATCGATCAAGCCTGCGCCTTTTGCTAAACTATAAAAAGCTCTTGATTAAAAAAATAATTAATAGGCCAATGAAGGTTGTAAAAATATAGCTGCATAATATATTCATATTTAATTGAGATTTTACTTGTTCAGATTTAGCAAATTGAGCCGCGTTTCTTAATACTTTGGTTTGTTCATAGTTTAAGTATATGGTGTATACAAGCAATATTAAAGAAAATAATTTCATAAACAATGACGTCTTAACAAAATAGCTTAGCGGACTAATTATAAACAGGACAATAATAAATATTGACATAGCTGAGCACAAACAGATTTTTTTCGTTGAATCTGTAAATATCAATAAGTTAAATGGAGTGTCCGAATTCATATAAATTTATAAATATTTTATTTTATATGAATAATATATAAATGACACAGACTCGTAAAAATAATCATGCCAATAATAAAAATAATAAAACTACCAATAATAAAACCAATAATAAAACTAATAAGAGGGTCTTTACACGAAAAGACTATAACTCGGGTGACGGTATGTTAACGGCGTCGTGGGGACCCGCAATCTGGCATTATCTGCATATGATGAGCTTTAACTATCCTGTCGACCCGACCCCCGAAAATAAAAAACATTATAGAGAGTTTATTATTAATCTTCAACACGTATTGCCATGTAAATATTGTCGAATAAACCTAAAAAATAATTTTAAAAAGAAGCCATTAAAGATGTGTCACATGGCCAATCGTGAGACTTTCTCTCGATATGTTTATGAATTACATGAAACGATTAATAAAATGTTACACAAAAAATCGGGATTATCATATTGCGATGTGAGAGAACGTTATGAGCATTTTAGATCGAGATGCACCGATGAAAAGCCAAGGGTATTCAATTTTAAACGAACAATGAAGAAAAGAGCAAAGGAAAAGGGATGCACAGAACCACTATACGGGAAAAAATCAAGATGCGTGATTAATATTGTTCCCCAGGAAGATAAGACGGCTACCTTTAATATAGACAAAAAATGTATGAAGACGCGCGAATAAATTTATATAATGTGCGGTTCATAATGGCCCCCATTCCATGTTATATTTATTGTTTTCAAGGTTTCTGATGTAATAGGGACAAATTTGATTTGCCCGCTTTCCCCCCCTCTAATATTATGAACATTTATACCAATGTTCCATATATTACATGCGGCTTGTATTTCAATCGCACCTCCCCACGTAGAGGTATTTCGCATAGTTTGTATATAATTATTAGAGTCCAGATTTAAAATATCCTTTGTTTCAATCCCATCCATAATCTTATTGTTAGCCTCTAAATAGTCGCATATCTTTTGACGGATATCAGAGCTACTTTCGGGGATAAATCGCGACAAACTATTAAATAAACAACTCATTTATATATTGTTATTATATATTTTTGCTAATAAATGTCACGTATTAGCAAAAATATTTTTATTTAATTAAGTTACTATATTTGTATTATTTACATACCGAAGGACGAAAAGTCGTTCAATACGGGGGTTGGAAGGTAATCATTACCTGCTGCTGCGTTGTAATTTGGCACCTTTTTGCATTCAAACGCCGGCTCAGGGCATCTGGCGCATGCGGGGCAGGGTGGGCACTTTTCCTGTCTAGGGCAAGCCGTAGATGTGGGGCAAGCCGGACAAACAGGAGGAACAATTTCCGATTTTAAAATATACATATCCTCTTGACCTGCGGGTATTTGGCTCGCAGGAATACCTTGGGGGAGAGAACTAGAATAATCATAGTTAGATGCCGACGCTCCTGTGGAAGAGGTGCCGGTTGTCATAGACCCGATGTTAGGCCCTTGGTATGATAAACTTGAGCTACCCGACTGTCCCTGGTATGGCAAATTTGAGCTACCGGTCGGTCCCTGGTATGATAAACTTGAACCGCTAGTCTGAATGGGATATCCAGTGCTTCCGAAATATTGTGTGGAGGACATGCTGTCAGGGTTAGAGGACGAATTCGACTGATCGCCGCCAGTTGTATAATTATACATGCCAGATGAGGTTTGAACTTGAACGATAGGCTGACCATTTGCACCTTGCTGAACCACTGCTTCGGTTCCATCTGGGCCATAAAATGTAGAACTATCCCCAGAATTAGAATTAGTAAAACTCTCGGTAGTGCTAGAGGCTGTGGGGGGTGGAGTCGTCAACATTATTGGTTTCTGTCCGCCGGCTAATACAACCTGTAAAGTTTGCGAACCATCGCTGTTTGAATTTGCGACAACATAACCGCCGTTTTGACCGTAAAATGTGGTTCCGCTGGGCAATTGACTAGCGGTTCCGCTAAAATGGTTATAGTTATCATATCCTCGTCCTGAACTAGAATGGCGGCGATCCTTACGACGGTCGTCTCCGGATTTCAAATTTTTATCAGTCTCGAACGTTCCTGAAAACTTGCCGGTAAACCCCTCGCTACCACAGTTACCTCCTAAAAAGGAACATAAAACCAGACCTAATAATAAAATCAAGAAAAGAAATAATGCTTCATTGTTCATTGTATAATTTATATAGTGAAAAAAGTTTAATCTATAATAATATTTAAAATTGAAATTTATTTTAAGGATATATTGATAGATATACTATAAGATGGAGCCTGACTGTGAAAACAATATTGATGATAAAATGTCGTGTTTAAGCTCAGACACTGAGCAAAATGTACCAGAAACGACGACGAAAAAACCCCGCAAACCACGGGTTATACAACCCCCGTTAAAATCCTGTTTTAAAGAGGACAAAACTATATTTGAGATAGGAGTGGACGAAGTTGGACGAGGGCCGCTTTTCGGAAGAGTTTACACTGCTGCGGTAATTTTACCTAAAGATGGCAGCTTCGATTGTTCAATGGTTAAGGACAGTAAAAAATTTCATTCAAAGAAGAAGATAGATGAGGCAGCGGATTACGTTAAAAAAAATGCGTTGGCGTGGTACATAAGCTTTGAGGATGAAAAAAAGATAGACGAAATAAATATTTTACAGGCAACGCAGACGTCAATGCATGATTCAATCTTGGAAGTAATCAAACAATACAATAAAAAGATACCGGCGGACAATAGTGGAATGTCTTATAGTCTGTTAATAGACGGAAACTATTTTAAACCGATTACATATTTAAATAAGAAAACAAATAGAATTGAAGCAATTCCACACACGACAGTTGAAGGGGGCGACAACAAATACGCGTCTATTGCGGCGGCATCTATATTAGCAAAGGTGGAGAGAGATAGATATATAACCGAGCTATGCGAACAAAATCCAACCCTGTCAGAATATTATGGAATCGACTCGAATAAGGGTTATGGCGCAAAGAGACATCTAGACGGTATTAAAGAACACGGTATAACAATCTGGCACCGCCGTAGTTTTGGAATTTGTAAAAATTATTCGTAAATAAAATTGAATACAAAAAACTTATTTTTATGATTCGATATAACATACAAGAGACAAAGACTTAAACCTTTATGACAAATTAATTAAATGCGAGTTTTAATATTTGATACGGAGACGACGGGTCTCCCAAAGTCGAGGACCATCAATCCTGACTCTTTACACTTGTGGCCCCACATCGTTCAATTTAGTTATATAATTTATGACATTTCAGATAACGAGATTTGTGTCATAGAAGACAATATAATAAGGGTCGCAGATGATGTGGACATATCTCAAGAGTCAGTTGCGATTCATGGAATAACGAATGAAATATCAAAATCGGGTGGTGTTGACTTAAATCAAGTATTGTCAGGATTCTTTGGGGCGTTAAAAAATGTGGATATATTAGTTGGGCATAATATATCATTTGATATAAATGTTATTGTTGTAGAATTATTACGCATTATTTATAATCAATCAAACGGTGTTCCTGCAGATAAACTGCTATCATATAAAACTTATTTACACATGTTGAATAATTATCAAAATGTTTATTGTACAATGCAGAATTCTATTGATTTATGTGCGATAAAGGTGGTCGGGAAGACCGGTCGAGAATATAATAAATTTCCAAAATTGAGCGAACTACATCAAAAACTGTTTGATTCGGTTCCGAATAATTTACATAATTCTTTGAATGATATTTTAGTAACGTTAAGATGTTATGCCATGATGACACTCAAAATAGATGTGTGTGAAACGTGCGATAAATTTAAAACAATGTCTCGCGGGCGGCGGGTATTATAATGATAATAAAACAATCATTTTGAATGTGTATAAATTTTAGCAGTTGTAAGAAACATACGCATTTCCGTTATCACTAAATCCGTCTCTTTGCTTCCCTAGTCGTTTTGTAAAACAATACCATTCGTCGACTTCCTGTAAATTTTTCCATATTTGATCATTTGCATATATCCAATGTTTTTTTGTTGCTTCTAGTTTTGGAATGGCGTCTTTGTATAAATCTATCAATTTATCATAATAATGTTCATTGACCAAGTATCCTGAAGCAGTCGAGGAATATTTGGTTCGTGTTAAAAATGGATTATTATTGTCTAAATACCCGTTGTATAAATTATAGGATAAAAAACACACATCAAAATTTGGTTTAAATTCAAATAATTTACTCAATTCATTTTCAACTACGTCTTTTGATTCGACAAAATAAAAATCGTCTTCCAAAATAAGAATATTTTGATATTTTCTTGATTTTGCAAGTTCCAATACTTGTAAGTGAGATTTTCCACATCCAATAATTCCTTCTTCTGGACAATAAATAGCAGGAAATCTTTCTGCTTCCAATCCATAATTGGAGAGTTCGGATTCAATTTCTGCTCTTCTATCTAGACGTTTATCTAAATTAATATAAAATATATGACTAATATTATGAGACATTTGTATAAGTATATAAAAACTCTTAATATAGTTATTTAATCAATATAATCAATATAATAAAAATGTGTAATGTTTTTTATTATATATTCAAAATTTTACTTATGCCGAACACATTTCACAGATGCCATCTGATTCCTTTGGCTCATTATTGCCCGGCTTATTTTCAGGTTCTATCGTGAATTGTTGTGCTTGGTGTTTACCTTTTCTTCGCAGGTAATAAATGCCAGTTTTGAGGCCCTTTTTCCAGGAATAAAAGTGCATACTTGTTAATGTATTATATGTTGGGTCTTCCAACCATAAATTTAAACTTTGGCTCTGACATATAAACGCTCCACGATCGGCTGACATGTCGATTAGGTGTTTCATAGGCATTTCCCATACAATTTTGTATTTATTTCGAACATGTTCAGACAATATCGTTAATTGTTGGACGGATCCCTTGTTTGCGATAATATTATTTTTAACTTGTTCGTTCCATTGACCAGCCGCAATGAGCTCCTTCATTAAATACTTATTAACAACAACAAACTCCCCCGCCAAGGTTCGCCTAGAATACAAATTGCTTGTGAACGGCTCAAAGCATTCGTTGAATCCGAGAATCTGTGATGTAGATGCGGTTGGCATAGGAGCAACTAGAAGCGAATTTCGCAATCCATTTTTAATAATAGACCGTTTAAGTGCGTCCCAGTCATATCTATCGCTTGGGACTGCATTCCACATATCAAATTGAAGGATTCCTTTCGATGTGGGGGAACCGGCAAACGAACTATATGTTCCTAGTAGATTTTTATTTGCCGAATCCAATAATTTATAATCATATTGGTTCATATGCTTTGAAATCAGCTCCTCAGACAACAATTCGTTTATCATTTTGTTTCGCGCTATCGCAATTTCGTTGCTCTTTTCTAACGATGCGTGATATATGGTCTCGAAAATCATTTTATTAACGATTGTGGCCTCCTCGGAACAGAATGGTATATCCATTAGAATAAATGTGTCCGCTAATCCTTGTACACCAATTCCAATGGGCCTATGACTCAAATTGCTCTTTATTGTTTTTTCAGTCGGATAAAAGTTAATATCAATTACACGATTTAAATTATTTGTAACAACCTTGGTAACTTCGTGTAGTTTGTCGTAATCAAACTGTTTTGTCGCTTCATTAACGAAGCCTGGTAACGCAATAGATGCTAAATTACATACAGCCGTTTCAGTTGCGTCCGAATATTCAATTATTTCAGTGCACAAGTTGGAGCTTTTAATAGTGCCGAGATTTTGTTGATTCGATTTTTTATTTGCGGCGTCCTTGTATAAAATATAGGGAGTACCCGTTTCCATTTGTGAATCTAAAATCTTAAACCATAAGTCGCGCGCGTTTACAATCTTACGCGCCTTTCCATCTGCTTCATATTTCTCATATAGGGTCTTGAACGAATCGCCACATGCGTCGTCAAGTCCAACACATTCATTCGGACAAAATAGCGACCATTTCGCGTTGTTTTTTACACGTTCCATGAAAAGATCTGATACCCAAAGTGCATAGAAGAGGTCGCGCGCCTTTAGTTCTTCGTCACCATGATTCTTTTTCATTTCCAAAAAGTCTTCAATATCCGGATGCCACGGTTCTAGGTAGATGGCAAACGATCCATTTCTTTTACCAGATTGATTTACATAACGAGCCGTGCTATTAAATACACGCAACATGGGAACTAGGCCATCGGTTTTTCCATTTGTCCCTTGAATATGAGACCCCTTTGCGCGAATATTATGGATATGAAGACCTATTCCACCCGAGTATTTTGAAATTTGAGCACAATCGCTTAGTGTATTATATATACCTTCGATACTATCATCCTCTAATGCGATTAAATAACAGCTCGATAATTGTGGTCTGGGCGTTCCAGCATTAAAAAGAGTCGGTGTTGCGTGTGTAAAGAATTTCTGTGACATTAGATCATACGTTTCCTTTACGAGCGCTAAACACTCTTCCGTATTTTTACATTTTAAATCATAATGAATTCCAATAGCAACACGCATCCACATGTGCTGTGGTCTCTCTACAACGACTTCGTTGACCTTGAACAGGTATCCTTTTTCTAATGTTTTGAAGCCAAAATAGTCGAGTAGATAATCTCTATTGTAATCAATCATGGCGTCAATTTGTTCGCTGAATTTGTTGACAAATGTATAAAGATCGTTAGATACTAATGGTGTATTTTTGTCATGAATATTTCTGAATGTATGCAATTTATCGACCACTTTGAAAAACGATGAGTCTGTATTTTTCTGGTGATTAGATATGATAATACGCGCCGCCAAACTAGCATAATCTGGGTGATTTGTAGAGAGAGACGCGCACTGTTCCGCCGCCAATTCGTCAATTTTTGTAGCAGGAATCGTATCGTATAACTGGTCAATTACTTTCATAACAAGTGCGGAATAATTAATCGTTACGCCTGCCTCGTGGCCAAGTTTTTTAACTCTTTCTAAAATTTTATCAAATGATACATCCTGTAGTTTTCCATTGCGTTTAGTTACACGCATTTCACTCGAATTATTCATTCTTGTATAATAATTCTGTTGGATATTTTTAAACCAATTGGAAAACTTTATATATTTAAGATTTATGTAAAATAATATGTTAATTATATATATGAACCATCCTGTATTTTTATTTCTTATTTTAGTATTAGCTATTGGAATTCCACTTTTTTTTAAAATATATGAATCCTTGAAAAATATGGAGGGTTATTCAAATTATACTTTAGACGGAGCAATGGGAGATTTTCCAGCAGCTCAAATGAAGGTATTGGTAGATACATATCCCGCAATCGGAAAAAATCAAATATCAGATAATAATGCTAGCGATATCTGGTGGCACTATCCCGTATTTGAACTTGGTTCTTATAAACAAATAACAAACAATATTAGATATCCTTATAATCCGGATGAGGGAACGTGTATGCCCGCGTCAATGTGTGGCGCATTATATCACGACAGGAAATTAAAAAGTAATTATATTGAGCCACTTCCGCCACTAAATCCTGAATGTGGTACGCGTGTTGGATATTTTGATACAAATAAAAATTTGTTACCATTTAGAACAGATATGCAGAATATTTTATACTAAATTTATTCAATTTATTCAAGCTTGATTATTTTATTAAATGTGAGTAGACACCCTTGTGACGGCTTGTCTACGTAAGTTGAACTGTCCTTTTTTGTCTTTTTGACTGGGGCTCTATGCTCATATCCAGTTTTTCTCTCTTTTTCAATAATATTCCAAACATTTTCCAACTGTTGAATATTATTCTTAAACCAGTCTTGCTTTCTTAACACTAGAACACAACTAAACACTTCTAATTTCCAATATATGAATTTCATAAAGAGATATCTAAAAGGTTCTGATTGATATGTCGCCACAGTTGTTTCCTCCCATTCTGTTATTTCCTCGTGTGTTTTTAGACTAAGTGGCTTATATACGTAAAACGGCGTCCCATCGTTTCTGTGAAAATAAACAATCATGCCCTTACATTTACCATCAGCGGAAATAGTAGTATTATCAGTGCATTCGTTATCAATGTCATTTTTACGATCTGCTTCGTAACTACGACTGTCGCTATATTCTATGAACTTCGTTTCTAAAAAATCGCACTGGTCTAGGTCACCCACCTCCATTTGAAGCTGCATTTGAGTCCAGTATTCTTTTTTAGGAATGCCGGTAATCTCGCGGCTAACGACATTTTTAATTTCCAACATTCGCCCATACCGTTCAGAGTCTTTGTTAACAACAACCCCGTCGGGCGACGCACCTAAAAATTTGTAGTGTCTGTGTTGGACACAACCAAAATCCTCTACTTTTGTATTATATTTATCTTCGTATATCATTACCGATAACGGTTCGTATTTTTGCCCCCAATGAAGAGGAGTATTTACGTTTACCATCTTATCCGCGTCATCCAGTTCGGTTGAAGCCGGCTTTATCGGTTGGCATTTCTCATAAATAAGCTGATTTATATTGGATTGCGATTCAAATGCCTTCCAAGCGTTACTCGCTGTAATTAAATTCCACCTGAATTGATACCATTCGGGGGTTCGCTGTGCGGGTTGATACGCATCTCGCAATGTCTGTATTTTCTCCTCAATAAAATCAAGCTCTGTATTATTCAATTCGCAGCAATCCGGCTCTGTATCTTTAATATTTATTGATTTATCGGGGTGAAATATAGTTATAAAAATGTTAAACGCGTCTTCAAGCAAGTCGTTTAAATCATCTTCTACGTCATCGCCATCATCGATGGAGTCGATTTGTTCTTCAAATTGAATATAAAAAATGTCCTTTATATCTTCTAATAAAACCTCGCGAAAATTTGGTTCAGAGATAGTGTGTGGGTATAGTTCCAAATATTCATCCATTAAATGCAGCGCGGTTTCAACGAGATCAACCGCACATTCTTCATTAAATATAGAAGGTTCATCCTCAAATATAATTTCATCAAGACACTCTTCGAGGTCTTCTAGTTCGTGAATAAACATATCTTATATATTATACTTTAAATGTTTTTAATATAATTATTAAAAGCATTTTTTGCGAAATTAAACTGTATTATTAATTTTCGTCGTCGGATGCGGAATCCGTCGTTTCGGGCTTAACTTTGAGCTGTTTATTCCTTACTGTTCCATTTACTTTTTTTGGCGCAAGCGACTTTAATGTCGAAACGCGCTTGTTATCCATATTTTTCAATGTAAAATGTTTATTGGATTTATTATACACAAGAGCAGGAATATCCTTAACAGCCCCAGTGATCTTATCGTAAATAACATCCTTTACTCTTGACAACTTTTTCTTATCTAAACTGTCCTTTAAAAACGTAGTTAACATGGAACATTCCTCGACATCTAGCTTATTTTCACCACCGTAACTTTCAACATATTCAATCAATTTCTTTACCTTTACAGTCTTGTTCAGTTTACACCAAGGCTCACTATTGTTATTAATTTTTTCGGCTTCAAGGAATTTATCCAAATTAGAAATGTCATTTGAAGATTTAGTTTCATGTAATGGCGCACCGGTTAATAACATTGTTTTATATTTAATATTCTTGAGCTCTTGGCATTCGTCGACGATTACCGGTTGTTCTTCCATTGTGTATATAATAATATGTATAGATGAGTTTAACTCTGTTTCGTAGAATAATATATTAGCTGTATACTTTTATATCAGTTAAAAGTCTAATATATAAATATAGCCGTATCCTATATGGAAGACCATATAAAAAAAGTAAATATTTCGGGAATCAATAATAGATATCAGATGAAAAAAATAATAAATGAGCGCACACCAGAGAGTAAACAAAAGAAACGTATTCCGTCTGTAAACTGGACCACACACGAAGACATATACAACTATACAAAACAACTGCAAATAATAAGTGATATTTCTAATAATAATTATAATAGCAATGACGATGTGTCAAAAATATTTATTCAAGAAATCGGAAAAAAAATCTCCGGATATAAGCAGCAAGATAAAATAAAGGATAGATACAATGAACTCAACTTTATAACATTCGAATCGGTGATTCAAAAAATGATAGAAAGTCAATTGAAATGTAGATATTGTAAACGAGAAATGCTTGTTGTATATGATGTATCGAGAGAAAATAAACAATGGTCCGTTGATAGAATTGATAACGATAAGGGGCATAATATTAGCAATTTTCATCTAGCATGTTTAGAGTGTAATTTAAGTAGAAGACGGAGAACCGATGAAAAGTTTTTATTTACAAAACAGTTAAATATTGTAAAGAGAGAAATATGAGTTAGTCTCGCCTTTCTTTTTATTCGGTGTAATAATATTTAATAAGTATAAGTATATTATTAAATATGGAATGGAAATGGACTAAAGGGGAACCCTATGAAAGGTCGCGACGATTAAAACATGTCCAAGAGTTAGAAAATAAACAGTTCAGTAAGGATATGGAGTCATCCGCATATTCATCCTCGTTAAATCACGATGAAAACACGTGGGATATTTTAAACCAAAGCCAGGCCGGTTCCGGATTTAAGGTATCAAATAAGCGAGAAGAATTAGATTCCAAGATAGCTGGAAGAGATATGATCCAACAAATCGGATTCAACCCGTTTTTAGGAGAAGGCACATATGTCAATGATATATCAATCCGCGACCAATTTTTAAAACCTGTCAATACAACACAAGGCGAAACACGAGCATCTAGCAGTGGCCAATAAATTAAATTAGGGATCTAGCACACATGGTGTATAATAGACGGTTCACAAAGTAGGCAATGAACAGATTAAAGGCGATCAATGCGCCTCCTTGGAAAAACCGAATGTTTAACTCCTTGAAATTCTTTATTATAAAGAACAAATCCGCGAATAAAGTAAACATTAAAACCACAAAGAAGAATATACTTAAAAATAAAAAGTAGATACAGGAATCCTTTGTTAGTGGCGCAAAAAAGGGAGCGAAAACTTCAAGCATTATATATATATATGAAAAGTTTTATTTTTTATAGAATAAATAGTATTTTTAATAAACGACTTAAATAAGTTTTGAACATTTTACATAATGAGCTCGGTTGCCAAATATACAACGCAAAATGAATTATTGCTAAATAATTTAATGGATTTTTATAAGGATGAAACATATCTCCATAGGATGTTAAAAGTTATTACAGGAGAGTCAAAGATTTCTCTCCGTATTGTAGATTGGTTTGCTACCAATTATGCTAAGAAGTATTATACATTATATACATTTAAGGACGTAAATGATAATACAACCAGATTCAAGGTTTATTTTGATTACAAGCTAAAATTAAAGGCGTATTCCAAAAAGCGATTCGACCCCTTTTGTAGATGGGACAGGATCAGTATTCCATACAAAAATGGCACTAGCATTGAGACGACAATAGGTCAGCTAAATTTTTTCAAGTGGGCGCTGGAGAATAAAGTGATTGAATATATTGAAGAAAATTACGATACGATTGAGAAGGACATGAACAGTCGTAATAGCACATCAAAGAGGAAGGAGGGCTTAAATGAGAATGCTAAAACTAGAAAGAAGAGAGAAGAGTTGTCAATCTCCGCTACAAAAAGTATCAAAAAGGAGGAGGTAGAGATTGTCGTTCAATTCCATTAGGGAAATATGATATTAAAAACTTAGGTCTAATATAAAGTATAAATGACAACACATCAAGTTTATTTTTATGGGCATGAAAAGGGTTCCCATCAAAAAACTCCATATATACGTGACCAAGAACCAATAGAATATTTCTGTGATGGAAAAGAGGGTTATATTCATTTTGACGGATATTATTATGTTGAGAATCACGCACCACCTTATCTAGAGGACGATGCTGTTGGACCGTGCAGATGTAACACGTGGCTCCCACAGAAGCTTATAATGTTTTCACGGCTTTTTGAAAAGGAGCCATGTGAAGTGGAAGTTGTTGATAATGCGACCAAGAGTTATTTTAAGGAGCTCGAGAGTCTTCAGTATATTATTGAAATTTACAAGAAGGTCATTCATGAAAACACTGATGTTATTAGTGAGATTGAGGACAACAATAGAGACACGATGCGAGTGTGTTTTTTTCCAACCAATCGACAAACGATTTACTTTCGAGTCCTTGAGATTTTATAAATTAACTATGAAATTTATAAAATATATATAAAATGTATGAACGATATTCAAAAACGGTTTTTATTATTTTTAGTTGGATGTATTGGTCTTCGTACATTGTTTGTTATTGCTGCTAAAAACACTCCAGTTAGATATCTAAAATATATGGGATATCTTGCGCTTTTACCAGCCATCGGTTTCGTTTATATTTTTCTCACAGGGTCTCGGCAAACAGGCGCCGAAGTGTTTGGAGGGAAGATATGGTGGAACGATTTAAGGCCAATCCATGCTTTATTATATTTTTTGTTTGCGTATAATGCAATAATGGGAAATACTGGCGCGTGGATATATTTATTGATTGACGTCTTGTTAGGATTGTCTGCATTTTTATATTTTCACTATAACAACGGTGATTTTTCGAAAGTCCTAAAATAATAAGGGCAAAATAATAACAAATAAAATAACAATAGGATCGCATTTAATATTTTCTATATTTAAAGTTAAATATTAAATAAATAAATTTAGTAATATCTATGGGAAATTCTCAATCAATACAAAAAATTAACTATGAAGATATTCAATACATAGTTAAAAATCCAGAAGGAGTCGTGTTAATTAATGTATTAGGCGTTTCTGAACAAGATTGTTTAATACCATCTACAATTAGCATTAATAAGGAAATCGAATTAATTAATGAGTTTATTAAATCGCACCACAAGAATATTAAAATTGTTATTTATGGGCGAAACTGTAATGATGAAAAAATGTATGAAAAATATTCACAGCTCAGTTCTCTCGGGTTCTATAATGTATACATATATGCGGGCGGTATATTCGAATGGCTTATGCTACAGGACATATATGGAAAATCTGAATTCCCAACAACAAAAAATGAACTAGACATTTTAAAATTTAAACCAAGAAAATTATTGAATATTAAATTGCTCGAATATTAAATTGCTCGAATATTAAGCCAAATCGTCCGTATATTTTTGAACCGCCATGTTTGATAATTCATCAGCGCGCGCATTAAATTTTCTCAAAACATGCGCATATTGAACTGTTTTGATTTGTTTCTCCAATACTTTAGCCGTTTTATAAAGGCTAACAAGTTTATCCGCATTACATTTGTATTTTCCGGTCATTTGATTAATAACCAATTGACTATCGCCTTGAACTAGTATGTCTTGTATCTGATTCTCTGCCGCGTATTTTAACCCGATAATTAAACCAGTATATTCTGCCTGATTATTTGTCGCACTTGTGCCAACAAAACTATAGCCTCCCCACACCTCAATATTATTGTTATAGATGACGGCGCCGGCCCCACTTAGTCCAGGATTTCCCTTGCTACATCCATCAAAGTTCAATATATAGTTGTTTTTTTCTAGCGTGTTTGGTTGAACATTGCTTACGATACTGTGTATCATTATCCAGATATGATGTTATGATTTAAACAGGAACAACCCGCTTCAATTTTATTTAAAATATTTAAAACATATAAAATAGATATTAAATATATTTTATATAATAATATAAAGAATGATCCAGTTATTGTTGTTATTATCTTTATTTGCCAATGTTATTTTTGCCGATACGGAATGCCCAACTGTTACCAGTCATGGTGATAGACGTAGTGACAAGAGCAAGTTACGTATTGCGCAATATAACGTTGAATGGCTTTTTATTGATTATTATAGTGAAATGAACTGCCCTGGTGAAGGATGCACATGGAAAAACGTGACAGAGGCACAAACCCATATGGATTACGTTGCCAAAAGAGTCAAGGCTATTAATCCCGATATTATTAATTTTTGCGAGGTCGAAGGGTGTGACGAATTGAACATGTTAAAGTCTAGCTTGGATAGTTCTTATACGCCCTACTTAAAAAAAGGCACTGACACGGCGACTGGGCAGAATGTCGGTATGTTGACACGTGTTGATCCGGGTGTCAGCTTATATAGGACCGAATTGCGTTACAATTACCCAATTCCCGGTTCAAAGTGTGGGTACACGGGCCCAGCAAGTTCGTCTGGTGTTACTAAACATTATATAACAGAATTTGAGTTTAATGGAATGCAGGTGGCCTTTATAGCAGCACACTTAATAGCCATCCCTACCGAAGCGAGTAAATGCGCGCAGAGAGAAGCACAGGCATCAGTTCTTCAAACCGTTATTTCTGGTTACATTAAAAAGGACTATGAGGTGATTATGCTTGGTGATCTAAATGATTTTGATGCGGAAATATTAGATATCAATAGCGATAAACCGACATCATATGTGTTGGAGATTTTAAAGGGTTCGCGCGGCGATTTTGCCGGCACATATCAACTTTATAGTGTGGCCGAAACCATTGTTCAAAGCCAGCGCTACACTGAGTGGTGGGATGCTGATAGCAACTGTAATACAATTTCTCAAAAAGACTACTCGATGATTGATCATATTTTGGTGACGGACGCAATAAGAAAATATATTGTCGATGCGTTTATTTATCACGACTACGCCGAATATTGTGGTAAAATGGATTCAGACCATTATCCGGTTGTTATCGATTTAAGTGTATAATATTATGTAAAATAAAGAGATAAATAATAAAAATGTATGGACTTTTACCTCTTCTTTCTAAAGAAGTAAAAGATGAAATGCTTATTTAAATAGGTGTCTTTCACGGTTTCCAATCGCATATGGATCTAAACAATGCCATATGCATACCGAACTGTGGACTGTTCTTTGCTACGGGGTTGGATGAAAACTTGGCAACTACCGTGTTAGTCTCGTGATCTAGCCAAAGGTATTGTCCATAGATTCCGCGTGCGTGAATTTCTTTGGAACCATTTGGCTTTGGATTATTGACCCACCACTGGTTTTTATATTGATCCCCGCTGTACGTTTTCTCAATCCATGACGGCGGAATAACTTGCTCGCCATTTGGCGCTATGCCGCCATTAAGAATGACTTGCCCGAATAAAGCCATATCCTGAGTGGTGCAAGAGATACCACCGTTACCTACAGCCAACCCTTCAGAATCCACTGTTATATTTGCGTTACACTTGGCTCCCATTGGCCTCCATAACTCCCTTTCCAAGAGCTCGGAATATGGCAAACTCGTAACACGAGTGATGAGCCACGCCAACACATCTGTTGTAGCAGAGCAATATTGAAATTCGGAACCATGTTCCACGCGTGTTTTCGTGACATCAGATATCCTCGGTGTCAATGAAAGCAAAAATGAACGAAGAGTTTGATATTCCCCGGTTGAATTAGTCTTCCACCCGCACGCGCGATCAAGCCGTGTCATTTCTGAATGAGGAGATGCGTAGTCTTCGGAGAATTTGAGCGCGACACGCATGTCCAGTGCTTGGTTAATAGTGGCACTGCCGAATACACATGAATTAAGCTCAGGCAAATAGTGTCCCATACGTTGTTCTGGATCGATTACACCCTTATCTATCATCCGAGCATATAAAACGCCCAGTATTGACTTGGAAACTGATTGCAGTAAATGCACGGAATCTGCTTTCATTCCATCGAAATACCTTTCGTAGACAATATTCCCGTTGCGCAAGACAACAATGCTATCTGTGTGCGTCTCCTCGAGGAGGTTGGACAACTTTAATATTCTCTCGTCAATATTGACATCAATGTCTTCCATCAAATTATCAATTGTTTTGGAAATAGACTCACTCGGATACGCGTAGATATCTTGTGTTGTTAAAAAATCAGACACGTGCTGAAAAGCCCACCGATTCAGTGGTCCATCTTGCCAGAGATCCATGTTGAAATCGTTAGGCAAATGGCAATTCATTCTTCTTCTTACAATATTATAAATATTTTTATCTACATAAAAAATATTTATTATTTATTCTTTTGTTGTTTATTTGTTTTTATTCTTTTTATCATAATTACGCTTTAATGAACGCATCTATGTCACTAATCCAGTTGTCCAAGTGTTGTTTATTTTCGTAGATATCAACATTGCCATTCAAAATTAACTGGTCACCGCAAACGCATTCGCTAGATGCGGTATCCAACATATTATCATGATATCTAGAGCAATTTTGTAAATATTCTAATGGGATATTTGCCTCTCCATCTCGCGACCGCTTTGCGATTCTTCCGTGACATTGTTCAGGATCGGTCTTAACATATACGACCTTGTGGACTGGGAATTCATCCAAAAACGTATCAAACCAATTTAAATAGATGCGATAGTTAACCGGTTCAATTTTTTTATCATCGTAAAGCATCTTTGCGAATACTAATTTGTCAGTAAATAGACTACGCTCAGTAATGAGAATAACCTTTTTTGTGGGCCCAGGTGAATTCAATCGAGCTGTAAATATTTCACGAAGGGCGCAACGCAGAACCTTTAACCTAGAAACATATGCCATCATCTGAAATGGGAACGAATATTTTTCTTGGTCGGCATAAAATTTCTCTAAAATTGTTACCCCATTTTCATCGGTAATTTTCCCCCACTCATCAACCGGTTCGTTTAAGAATACAATGTCAGCATCCTCCTTATAGATTTCCCGTAGATTTGCGAGCAAGGTCGACTTACCCGACCCGATATTGCCCTCAATAGAAACGATAGTATAGGCGCTAGATTGCATTCTGTGTATAACGATATATAGTTTATTTGTTTAATATTTATTTTGTTTCATTTTTATTTTCATTTAAAAAAAAATTGAATTTAAATTGTGGCACAACGTATTAATTACTCTTAAACGAACACATACCGGAAATGGATCTCAAGCAACGTAAACTTAACAAGTCCGAGTGGACCTCTATTGAGGTACCCGTTTCAACATCTGAAATAGCAATTTTAAATTTAATTATGGAGGGATACGCTGATGTTAATTTTAAGATTAACAATGCGGTCTCTATACTTGCGTATTTAAAGCTAGAGGCTTCCGATAAGATGGAAGATTATCTATATAGTAAATATTTACGCGCAAGTGGTGATAAAATTGAGGAGGGGTTGGCCATTTCTGACGCCACATATAAAAAAATGAAGATATCTGGGGATATAAAAATAAATTCTGGTCAAAAACTTCGCTTAGATAGATATGATGAACCCACAATCCGAAAGCATGATCTGTATGAATTTACGCTGTTGAGTCATTTGGAAAATCTTATACATAATAAGAAGCTTGACAATCAGAAGCTCTTCCATTTCCACTATTTTACAGTGTATAAACTTAATAAAAATAGTGTTGCCAGGGTAAATGCCCTAGTGAAAGAACTAGTAAATCGCGTTTTAAAAATATTCGAGAAAGATATAAATTTGTCAGTCATTATCGAGAATGCGGTTGACTTTGTCGAGAAAAATGATAGCCTCTTGAAATACGGCGATTTGGTATTATATGAGCACCAGAAAGATATATTTACGGCGTGTAAGCACCCCAACCCCAAATTGGTCTTATATATGGCTCCTACGGGAACAGGAAAAACACTTACACCAATTGCCTTGTCTCAGCAAAAGAAAATAATATTTGTTTGTGCGGCAAGACACGTTGGACTTGCGTTGGCGAGAGCCGCCATTTCCGTTAAGAAAAAGATTGCGTTTGCGTTTGGCTGCGCAAGTGCGGATGATATTCGATTACACTATTTCGCAGCAAAGGAATACAGTATAAATAGGAGGACCGGTGGAATCGGAAAGGTGGATAATAGTGTTGGTACGGAAGTTGAAATTATGATTTGTGATATCAAGTCGTACTTACCGGCAATGTATTATATGCTTGCTTTCTTTGAAGCGCAGGACATCATCATGTATTGGGACGAGCCGACGATTACATTGGACTATTCTGAGCATGAATTTCATTCAACCATTCGAAAAATTTGGAAGAAGAATTGTATTCCCAATGTCGTATTGTCGTCTGCTACATTGCCGAAGCAAAACGAGCTTTGTGAAACAATTCCCGACTTCTTGAACAAGTTTCATGGCGCCGAAATTTGTAACATTGTTAGCCATGACTGTAAAAAGTCAATTCCGATTATTAATAAAGATGGTCTTGTGGTATTGCCACATTATTTGTATGAGGATTACAATAAAACATTAGCCGTTGCCAAACATTGTAACGATTATTTGACGCTTTTAAGGTATTTTGACTTGGGTGGAGTAGTCGAATTCATTACCTATGTAAACAATAATGGTTTTGGAAGCGCAAGAATGTGTCTAGAAAGGCATTTTGATACATTAGACGATATAAATATGAAAAATATTAAAACTTATTACATCAAGCTACTTCAAAATATAGCACCCACAGCATGGGTAAATATATATTCTCATCTACTCGGCGCTAGACATCCGCGAATATTAGAAAACGCGAGTGTTGATTCTAAAGGCTCAAAACTGACCAAGAGTAATAGTTTTGGACCAACTCATAGTTCTAACCGCTTGGCAGGAACACCGATTACTCGATTAGTTAGTGAACCGGTAGTATCCAAGAGTGATATGTTATCTAAAACTAAACCGGTGAGCGCGCCGCCCATCGGAACATCAGGAGTTTATGTTACTACAAAGGACGCGCATACTCTAACAGACGGTCCAACAATCTTTATATCAAATGACATTGAAAAGATCGCGAAATTTTGTATTCAACAAGCGAATATTCCTGCTTCAGTGATGGACGATATCATGAAGAAGATTGAGTATAATAATGTTATTAATAAACGACTACACGAGCTCGAATCAGAAACGGAAGTCATTCGAGAGGCTGCCGATAAACAGGTAAAAAATGCGGTGTCCGGGTTTCACGGAAGCCAAAAGGTCGCAGGTAGAAATAAATCGAGTAAGGATCCCAAGAAACTCAGCAAAGATATTCCTCCCGAATTTGAGAACAAGGCGGGTCTTTCTAAATTGACCGATCAAATCAACACGCTTAGAAATATGATCAAGTCGGCAACTTTAAATGATGCGTTTGTTCCTAACCGAAGAATGCATTTAGATCGATGGGCGGAGGGTATTGACGCAAGTGGCGCGTTTACTAGCAATATAGACGAACATGTCGTATCTGATATAATGGCACTGAATGGAGTTGAAAATACGTGGAAGGTCTTATTAATGATGGGTATTGGTGTGTTTATTAATCACGAAAATATAACTTACACGGAAATTATGAAACGACTCGCGGACGAACAAAAATTGTATATGATTATTGCTTCAAGCGACTATATTTACGGAACGAACTATCAGTTCTGTCATGGCTTTCTCAGCAAGGATTTAAATCTTACTCAGGAGAAGCTTATTCAAGCTATGGGAAGAATCGGAAGAAATAATATCCAGCAAACTTATACGGTGAGATTCCGCGACGATGAACAGATTATGAAGCTATTTACATCTGAGACGGATAAACCAGAAATTATAAATATGAATCGGTTATTTAATACTCGCAAGGTTGTATGGCAAAATGATATGTATGTTGAAATAGCCGATGATCTGGAGGATGACGCAGGGACAGAAGCCCAAGAGCCCGAAACAGGTGATGATTAATTCGAAGAAGAAAAACTAAAAAGGAAATATAAATTGTAAATTATAAAAAAGAAAAAGAAAAAGAAAAAATACAGTTAATAATTTTGTATAAATTTGTACATTTTTTCTTTTTCTGTGTCCTTGTATTTTTTATTTAAGCGAGCCCCACCCACGAATTCGTGTCTGCAGTGGTTGAAAATTTTCTAATATAAAAGGCTGTTGTATTTACACGCGTGCCATATTTTTCTCTCAATTTATAATCAGAAGGCTCTATAGCAAGTGCGCGTTCCGCATCGTGGCCAACTATGTTATTAAACTGACCAGCTTCAATAATCTTAACATCTTCATCGTTTCTCAAATTAAAATCAATTCGCGCCTGTAACTTTACCTGCTCTATAAATGTATTTATAGAAATCTCAGGATCAAATCTATAATATTTAACATGAGCTGTATAAACCTCCTTAAAATAAAACTCGTAATAATTCAGATCGTTTGACATTGTATTTGTATTGTAGTATGATTTAAGTTATTTAAATTAAAATGCTTTCAATTTTAATTTAAATGTAATAATAATTCGAGCAATAGGTTCGCGTTTACAGTTTACACACACATTACTTTACCTCCAATATGTCTGAAAAAGAAGTTGTTATATAAAATTTTATTGACCAATGCTTTTGTCAAAGTTTTATCGCTCATTTTTAATTGTTTGATACAGTCATATTTGCAGATAAATTCTTTTACAAGCTGATTGTCATTGGTATATTGCCCAATTCCATCCTTATATAAAACAGGTTCTCCATATTTTTCTTCAAAATTATCAATTAATTCTTGGCTGCAGTTGTTGTATAAAAAATAATAATGCCCATTTGTTACAGATGCGTTTTTAACAGGAGTGTCTAATGCGGAAGATGACGCATACCCGTTATGACTTGCTGCCGTTTTTCTGTCCAAATAAACATTCAGAATTTGGTTTTTTTCTGTATTCAATTTTGCTATATATCCTAGATTTTGAATTTTGGTTTGTTTTGTTGGAAGAATGTCGTGGATTATGTTCGGGTCCAAACTTCTATCTACGAAAGCCCATCTATATTCCATGTAAATTGTGTTTTCTTTAACTGCTTTATCAATACTTGGTCGTTTTACCTTGAAATTATACTCCTTCAAGCATTCTGCGACTGATTCATATACTTTAATAATAGTCACGGTTTCAGGGTTGATTTTTTGAAGACGTGGTCCCAATGTTACTAATGGTTCATTAAAGCCTGTGGCGGTTTTTGTTTGAGTTGAGTTTAATTTCTCCATCATTTCTTGGTTTGTTTTTTCTAAATTATTTATTTGACACGATAATTGTTTTACACTTTGAACTAGTTCTTGAATTAATAGGTTGTCATTATTTGTAGTTTTCATTTCAAGCATAAGTTTTAATTGTTCAATTTCAAGCTCTAGTTTATTTGTATCATTGTTATTAAAATATTTTAGGTTATTGTTAATAACATTTAACAATGTTTTATATGATAAACGTTTACCAATTAAAAAAAGCTCCCTTTCATCGTCATGTCCCGGCAAATCATTTACTTGATTGATTCTTACGTATTCGTGTTTGTGTATAAAAGTTTCAAAGTCCTTGCTTTTGTTAACGGCAAAACAATCTAATAATAATACGTTTCCGTGTTTTAACTTGCAATCATTATATCTTTCTTGAATGCCGATTCTACTTTCACCAATTTTTACAACATAAGTTCCATCAGGATGTGTCTTAACTTTTATAATATATACCATACCACAGATGGTTTTAAATTCTCTAAGCAAAATTTGTTCACGTTCCCTTTGAACTTTTGTATCTAATTCGGTTTTATGCGTTTCTTCAATTTGAATGATTACATTTTTTGCGTCTTCTAATTGAAGTTTTAGTTCATTGCTTTCTTCTATTAAAATTTCTTGCAAAACATTTTCTAATTTAATATAATACTCGTGAATTTCATCTGCTTTTTTTGTTCCTGCTTTCAAACAAAATTTTTTGAAGGTTTCAATATTCAACATAATTATTTCTTTGTTGTGACCACCTTTGGTTTTATTCTTTGCTCCTGAAGGTTCAGGAGCAATGATTTTATAATCTTTATTAATAGTAAAATTTTTTTCTAGCGCGCATTTTGCGTTATATTTTTGATTAAACCCTAACCAACTCCACACGTTATCAAGGTCAATTACAAAATCATTCTTGTTATCGTGCTTCAAATAACAATAAAAACTGGCTAAAAACATTTGTTGTTCATAATTATTAAATTTATTTTGCACCTTCTCCACTAATTTTGACTGATAATTGCCATTTAATTTGGTAATTGGGTTGCTTTCAATGAGATTTACAATGTCTACGCTCATTCTATACATTATTTACTGATATATTTTTATATTGGTTTTTGCTTTAATAATTAATAAACGATAATTTAATTATTAAAATATATAAAACATACTGAGACGATAGATCGTAACAATATATTTAATTGGAATATGCTAATCCACCCATGCCGGACATAATTCTCAACACGTTATAGTTGGTGGCATACACACGCACTTTGGCAGTCTTGGTACCCTCAACGGTGGCGTTGGAGAGCACAAGCTGAAGGGTAGCATTGTCAATACGGGAGAAGTTGCACGTGCCGGAGGGTTGGTGCTCCTCAGGGCGAAGGGCGAAGGAGTACACGTTAATACCCTCATCAGGGTTACGGGTGTGCGCCTGGTAAGGCTGGACCCAAGAGAAGTAAGAACCTTCACGCTCAGAGAAGCGATCCTGGCCGTTAAGTTGGAGCTTAGCGGTGACGACGGGGTTCTGGCCCCAGCAGTGCATGTCCAAAGAGGTCTCAGTGAGCACGAATGTTCCGGCATCAGACACACCGGAGTTATCCAAGTGGGATCCACCGTTCTGGAGAAGGGCGGCAATGTCGGCAGGGGTGTTAAGGGGGATGGGGACGGCAACACCTCCGAGGTTGACCTCGTTATAAGGGTTGGAAGGTCCGTGCCAGTATCCAGTGAAACCGGGGAATTCAGCGGACGGCTGGTAGTCAAGAGCACCGGCATCCTGGAAGAGACCACGAGCATCAATGTAGGCGCGGGAATCAGCAGCAGTAGCGGCGGGGCCACCGAAAGCATGGACGGCGTTGGGGAGGGCATCAATGGCATCAGTGTAGTTGAAGGGTTGGGCACCAAGCACCTTGAACAAGAGGGCATCGCAAGTCAAAGACGAGCAGTAGTCGACGTTCTGATCGGGTTGGACAACCCAGATGAGCTCCTTAACGGGGTGGTTGAAGTTGAGCTTGATCTTGTTGGAAGATGAACCAACAGACTCGTCGCCGGTGAACTGGAGCTGAGTAATCAAGTACTCGTGGGGGTTCTGGGCCATTCTGCGGCGCTCATCAGTGTCCAAGAACACATAGTCAACGTACAAAGAGGCGGCGACCAAAGACTGGTTGTAGGCAATGGTGGCGGGGACGGGGCGGCCAACGGACATTTGTTGGGCCTGTCCTCCGTAGGGGTTGGAGTTGCAGTTCAAGGTGGTAACAGCCCACAAGCACTCATCAATAGGGCGGATATCAAGGTTGATCTTGACCTCGTGGTATTGAAGAGCAATCAAGGGAAGAGCCAAACCGGGGTTTGTGCAAAACCAGAACTGAAGAGGCACGTACAAGGTGGTCTCAGGGAGTGCGTTACGGGGAGCGCACACTTGGCGGGGGGCCAAGGAGTCACAGGGGGACTCAACATCAGAGAATGAGGGATCAGTGATGAAGGTAAGCTGTGTGGTGTTACCAATCATCTTGAAGTATCCGCGCTGTTGCTCGGATGTCATGGTGAGCTGGTTCCAGATGTGCATCCAGTCACCATACTGGCGGTCGATGCGTTGACCACCAATCTCCACCTCCACCTGGGCGATGAGCTGTTCACCGGGGAAATCTAACCAACGGGCATACACACCCTGGTTGGAGCCAGCAGTGTAGTTACCGAGACCCATAAGTTGGTTGATCTCAGGAAGAGTCACCTGTAAGTAGGTGCGGTAGGCAAGATCACCGTTACGGGAGATCACACATTGGACTCTGCGTCCAAAATCGGCCTGACCATTGAATGTCTGTTCAATAGATTCAATAGCGAAGTTAGTATATCGGCGATAAGTAACTTTCCAGAAAGTAATTTGCGGGTTACCAGTAAGGTAAACGTCTTGGGCGCCATAAGCGACGAGTTGCATTAATCCACCTCCCATTTTATATAGTTGCTAAAGAAAAAAAAATTTTGGAATTTAATTTAATTAAATTTAATTAAATTAATTTAATTTACACAAAAAAAATAATTTGACTAGGAAATTATTTTATTGAAATCTAAACTGCTCTTCATAAATTTCAACAAATATGCGTCCTCTAGAACCTCCTTCTTATTTTCGTGATTTTTTGTAAAAACATATGAACTATTTCGTTTCTTGACCGACCACCCCTGCTCTATAGAGTTAAAAAGTAAAATCATTTTTTGAAATTTTATCACATCTACTTTTACATTTTCATTCTCTAAATCTCTTAAAGATTCTAAATTAATTCTCATGTCCATTTTTAATTAATTCAAAGAAAACTAAAATATATTTTTAACTAGTCTCTTAATTGCCTGCTAATATTATTCGAAACACAAAGCAATAAATTGCTCTTATTCGTGCTAAAATTTTAGCAAATAGCATTTTACACTATTCATTAACCGGTGTTTGCCAATACTATCCTGTTTTTGCGTTTATACAAAATATATTTAAGGGAAAATATTAATTAAATACTTATGATTAAATTAATGAAACGGGGGTATGCCAAATTTCAAGCCGAAGTCTAACAAAACTATAAAATATAATAAGAAAACGGCAGTCACGCTTGATAACAAGCACAAGGAATTTTTAAATGATTTCATGAAAGATGATTACAATACAATCCCCGAATTAAAATTGGAAAGGCAAGAAATACAACATAAAATCAATAGTGGTGAACTTTCTCTCGAGGTACGTCTTGACATGGAAGATCAGATGAAGGTTTTAACGGAACGGATCAAGGGTCTAAAAACAAAGAAAAAGGAGTATTTTCTTGACAATTCCAAATATATTTTTGAATATTTTGAAAATAAAAAGGACATATCCGTCGGGAATAAAGCAGTTGCGTCGACGAATAAATCAAAAATAGTAAACTCATTTTTTAAAATTAGGGATGAACCGGCTATTGATAATACAGAACACATCGAAAACAGCAATATTGTTCAAAAATATTTAAGTAATATTGATGACATGTTTATCGATGTGAATTCGTTCATTTATCAAACGGATATCTGCAAAGTTTGTCACGTAGGCGAATTAATACCATTAGAAGACGAGGGTGTTCTAGTATGCAACAACTGCTCTAGAAGTATCCCCTATTTAATTGAAAACGAAAAACCGTCATACAAGGAGCCGCCCAAGGAGGTCTGTTTTTATGCTTATAAAAGAATTAATCATTTCAAGGAAATTCTCTCTCAGTTTCAAGGGAAAGAGACTACACAGATTCCACCAGAGGTTGTTGAAGATATTAAGGTTCAGATCAAGAAGGAGAGAATTGATATATCACAGATTACCAACGCAAAAACAAAGGAAGTTCTTAAAAAGCTGGGATACAATAAATATTATGAGCATATACCGTTTATTAAGGATAAGCTTGGAATCAAACCACCAGTAATGTCTCCGGAACTAGAAGAAACTCTTTGTAATCTTTTTTCTGAGCTACAAGCGCCATATTCGAAATATTGTCCGGATGACAGAGTCAACTTTTTAAATTATTATTATACTGCGTATAAGCTTTGTGAATTGTTAGGCGAGGAGAAATATTTACCGTTATTCCCGCTATTGAAAGACAAGGAAAAACGAATAGAGCAAGACGCGATTTGGAAACAAATATGTAAAGAACTTGACTGGGAATTTATTCACACCGTTTAAATAAAAAGGCAACTTAAAAGAAGGGTTGGTTTATCAAATCAAATCGAATCAAAATAATATAAAACAACATTGTTATATTATTTTTAAAATTTAGTAAAATAAATACTATTTCTATATAAATGGGAAGATTTAAGAATTTCTATACAACTTGTAATCGTGCCGGAGCAAGGGCTTTTAACTTTGATAATCGTAATGTGCGAATTATAGGTCAGAGACAACCACAATCACAACCACAACAACTTACATTGACAACAACTCCAACACCTATAACTGGATTGGTGCTATGCCAAGAGTGTGCCGATCCTACTGAAATAAATTTACATTATAGTAAAGCATTTGTATTATCTTGTATGGATTTTAGATTGAGAGATAATTTAACATGCAATTTTACATATATGGGATTTAAAAATAATTATGATGAATTTATTTTAGCGGGTGCTAGCTTGGGGTACAATGGTTTACTCGATTATAACTGGCAATCATGCGCAGACGCCCATATCGAACTATCTCACGGGTTACACGAAATAGGCGAAATAATACTTATAGATCACATGAGTTGTGGTGCTTATAAGGCAAAATATGGCAATATAACTCCCATCGAAGAATATGAATATCACATCGTTAATTTAAACAGCGCTGCTAAAACAATACAAGAAAAATATCCTTCATTTACTATAAAAAAATTTATTATTTCGATTGACGGAGGCTTAATTGTAGATATAGATAGTTATAAAGGCATTTTTCCGTTTTAGAGTTTTAATTCTCTGGTCTATACGGAAACAATTTTAGTAAATTGGTGTTATAAACTGAGAAATTTGGGTCGGAACTATTAGCTCCCACTCCATTTCCAAAACACCTACCGCCTCTCTGCTTACGCGTCTGTCGTCGAGACTTTTTACCACACCGGCTCTTTATTATTCGCCGTTTAGACTTCTTCCTCATTTGTTTCGTCATAATATATTAACAATAGATTAAATATATTATAAGCTTAGTTTGTTAGTTTGTTAGTTCGTTGTTATACTCTTAACTCAACTTAAAATCCACCTGGGAATTTAACCAAGTTGGCACCGATACCGAAACCTGCACCAGAGCGGGCAGTAGCACCCATGCTCGGAACGTAGGTGTCAAGAATGCTGAATGTGGCAGCAGCAGTCAAGGCAATCAACACGATTTCCTCAATATTCAAGGAACGTTTAGGAATAGCATAGGCAGCAATTGCAACCATTAAACCCTCAACAAGATACTTAATGATTCTCTTAACTAGTTCAGCGATGTTAATCAATCCGTTCATTATACTAAATCAAAAGAAAAAAATATATATATTGCGATAAAAAACTTAAAATTAAATACTCTAAATAACTAAATGGATCGATCCAAAGGTAAAGGTGTTGAAAGAAAGCAACTAAACGGCAAGCCCAATCCCAAATATGTTGATTTGTTGGAGGAGGATAAACCAATTGCTGGACAGAAATTCGCGTGTATTTCATTTTGTTCCCCCGAAAAAATTCTCAAGGAAAAGCAGGTCTTCTTGTTCGAAGAATTCCTAAAGGGCTGGGATTTCAGCAAATCAATGGAGAAGTTTGTTCAGTTTCTAAACTTTGTTTCTTATAAATACAACATTTCGTTCGACGATGTTTCTAACGATTTTAAGGAGTTTGTAAAGGAGGAGCGCGAAACACTTGTTAAATCAAGCATGGACGACGACTACAAGACATTTATCGATAAGAACGAAGACGAGCTGCAGAAGAAATTTGATATTGCGCATAACTTTCAAACAAATACTCGCGGTTTAAAAATTCGCGGTTCTTACCCTTCACAAGAAGAGGCAGAGTTGCGCTGTAAGTTGTTGCGTGAGGCAGACCCGAATCACGACGTATATGTTGGTCCGATTGGTATGTGGATGCCGTGGGACCCTGAAGCATATAAGACTGGTCGCGTTGAATATATGGAGGACGAGCTAAATCAATTGATGAGTGAGAAGAACAAAAATGAGGCAAACGCCAAGAACACATTTGAGCAGCGTGTGAAGGAAACGAAACAAAAGGCAATCGATGAAAATATCAAGGCTGCTGAGAAGTCAGGAAATACTTTAACACAGACCATCGATGCTCAGGGCAATTTGGTTGGCGTAAATAGTGCGAACACTCAAGAATCCGCGCTCAGAGAACAGGACAACATATCTACGGCCGATATTTGTATGGAATTGTTTGAGGGCGAGAATATTGTTTCTGGCAAAACTGATAATGGCGCGAGTCAGCTAGTAAGTGGGCCATTTGCTCAAAAAAACACCCTTGAGCAGGTTGATTAAACGTGATAATTTACCATTTGGGTTTTATTGCAAATTTTATAAATAAATTGATGTTCGATTGACATATCAATTTATTATAGCTAAAATAATTTAAAGCCTTCAATAATAATATTATATGAAATACAGTATACATAAAGACGACCTAACCAAAATTAGCTATGATTTATATAAAACTTTGTTGGGCGACCATCACGAGTTTTATTTATCTCCAGGAAAAGAGCATTATAAATTACTTTCCTATTTCTCAACATTATTTAATAATTCAAATATTATCGATATCGGAACGCACGAAGGACATTCGGCTCTTGCTTTGTCTTACAACAGCAGTAATAAAATACATACATTTGATATTGTAGACAAAGGGGCGCTTCCTGTAAAAAATGTTGATAATATCCATTTCAGCACGGATAATTTATTTGATAAAGAAATCTTCAATAAATGGAGAGAGGTAATTGTTTCTTCCCCGTTTATATTTTTAGATGTTGATCCTCACAACGGAATAATGGAATTAGAATTTATTAGCTGGCTCAAAGAAATAGATTACAAGGGCTTCGTTATTTGTGACGATATATGGTATTTTAAAGAAATGAGAGACAATTTTTGGTATAAAATAGAAGACAAATATAAGTATGACTTGACAGACATTGGTCATTGGTCGGGGACAGGAATTATCACCTTTAACCATGATATACAATTTGATAAATTCGTTGTGTCTAATTGGACGATGGTTACAGCATATTTTAATTTAACTAAATGTTATGATGCAAGCCCTGAAATAAATGCTAAGGATTTTGACTACTACCTTAGTCATTCTCTCTCAACGCTGACTTTACCACATAACCTTGTTATTTTTTGTGATGAAGATAGTATTGGCTATATAAAAAAATTACGACCTGCCTTTTTAGACAGTAAAACCAAATATATAATTAAAGAATTTAACAGTTTTAGGTTTGAAAAGAATGGAATTTTGTTAGCAGACTGTTTTGATGATTATAGAGTTAAAATTATTGAAAATAGAATTAAAAATCCATATCATTTTGATAATAGGAATACAGCGAGTTACTATTTATTTTGTATGGCAAGATACGCAATGTTAAAAGAAGTTATCAAAACAAACCCTTTTAACTCAACTCATTTTTGTTGGATTAATTTTTGTATTGAAAGAATGGGTTTCAAAAATCTTATCAGATTGGAAGAGGGATTATCCATAAATAGAGACAAGTTTTCAACATGTTACATTGATTATATTCCAGAAATACTGATAAATAACACCAAAGAATATTTTAAATGGGGCAGATGTAGTATGTGTAGCGGATTTTTTACAGGAAATGCAGAATATATGTACAAGGTTTGCGATTTATTAGAGAATAAATTCTTAGAATATTTAGAGCTTGGCTATGGTCATGCTGACGAACAGTTGTATAGTCCTGTCTATTTTGAACATCCTGAATTGTTTGAACATTATTACGGCGATTATCATGAGATGATTACAAATTATAACTACGTATATGATTCTCCCAACAGTCCAATCAGAAATTTTATTCACAATTCTTTTCAAAATCGTAATTACATAAAATGCTACGAGGCGTGTAAATTTGTATTTAATTCGTGGTCTCTAGATAAATGTGAAATAGATCAGAACAATCTATATACATTGTTTTATTATTACATGTTTTGTAAAAAAATATTGAACGATTTCCATTCTTAAATGGGTACAAAACAATTTTATTTTTCAAAATCCGCCTTATTCGGAAAATATTTTTTGAAAAATCTTAACATCTGAGAAGCAATAACTTTTCTTTTTCCCGGATCTGGTTCTACGTCATTTATACAAAAAAACTTGGGGCGTCTACTAGCAATGTCATCTAGTTTTTCTGAAAAGTCGTCAATTGCGGACGACACGTAAACCGAAGATGTATTTTCATTGTCGAAAATCTTTGCCTTTTTATGCAAATACATGAATTCTGCTATCGGGTAGTGTATTTGCTGACAAGGCGAAAGCAAATTATTCTTTTCACAAATATCATACCCTTTGTCCTTTCTTTTTTTTGTCATACGTATCCAATCTACATAATCAGAATAGGTCTTGTTAAAATCCAATACTAAATTTTTAATTAGTGAAATAGGAATGTGTTTGTATAACTTGTCCGCACTTTTGGGCAACTCAAATTTCAACTTCTGTTCGCCATCCTCTTTGACTATATTTCTGGTTTGAAGAGTATAATCATCTATTAATGCTTTGCCATCACTTGTAAAGAAATCGGTGTATTTTACTTTTCGACCTAAAAATATGTCGTCATTAAAATATATATAATGATTCGATAGACCCTTAATGTTTGCGATGGTAGTTTCTATTGCGTTTGAATTCGTATTTGGCAAATATTTTTCAGACGGAAATGTTTCAGAATGTTCAACTATTATTATTTTGCTGTTATCTTTAATCCAGCTAGGCTGTTTGGCATTATTCATTAAAATAAATATTTTATTCACCCACGGAGCGAAAAAATGAACAGATCGCAAGCTATATTGTAGTTCGTGATTATATCCCAATCTTCTATCATTTGACGCGTTTTCGCCCTTCCATGTATAAACCACGTCAATTGGAAATGGAGTCGCACGCGGCGACATATTTCGTTTAATAGTTTTGTTGTGAGTCTTTTTATTACTTTTACTTTTATTTATGATGCCTACCATATGATATATTATACGATAATATATTATACATTATATTTGAATATATTGAATCTTTCTACCATTTGCTCGCCTTTTTAACGCTAATTTTTGGCCCAGCGCCTCGTTTTTTCACCGCATTTGGGTCATATTGTTCCTCCTCTTCGTCGTCCTTAAGGTTCTTGGACAAATCCCAAAATTCCTTCGACCCCAATCTGAAATCGCCATGGTTATCTGCCTTGTACCAAAATACCTGGTCGTGCAATTTATTTGATTTCGAGTTGTTATTAATAACCAAACACTCGTAGTTTTCTGTACACTGGTCCATCACTTGACAAAAGCTCTCAAATGTGGGGAACATTCCCGCGTAATTTTCATAGATGCGTTTTCTGTTTGCGATATAATTCTCTCTAAGAATGAAAACATAATCAATATTTGTTCTCAGTGTGGGCGGAATGCCTAGGGGATACTGCATAGTTATCACCAACATCACCTTCCAGTGTCTTCCGTTCATGAAAAGTAAACGCATTAGTTTATCTCGCGACCACGTATTGTCGTAGAGACAATCATCCAAAATAACAAATGCTCTGGGATCAATGTTGCTGCGTTTATAAGTCTCCATTTCCTTTTTAATTTGTTTAAGAACGGTTCGCTGTCGTTTTAGAATATTTTCAATTATAGCAGAATTATATTCGTGGTGAACAAACAACTTGGGCACCATTTTTGCGTAAAACCCGTTACCTTCTTCAGTTCCCGAAATGACTGTTCCGATTGGAATATCCTGTTGATAATATAATAAATCTCTAACCAAGAAGGATTTACCGGTGTCTCTCTTACCGATTAATACAACCACCGGGCCCTTATTTTCATTTGGCTTAAAGCTGATATTTTTCATATCAAATTTTTTTAATTCTAATGTCATTTTAATAAATCGATAAAATAAATATATTATGCTAAACGAATTTAACCGAACGATACCTCTTTAACATTTACACATTTGCTACAAGATACCTATGTAATAACCAACTAACGAATTTAAGTGTTTAAGCCATACAATGAGTTAAAAACACATATAATTTATATATTAATTAGCTAAAGTATGTTGATTAATTATCAAAAACGAAAGAACCAGGAACTTTTTAATAGTTTAGCAAAACCCGAATCGCTATTTATGTCGGATATGCAAAATTTTATACCAATTTATACGCGATTTTTCTCATTGAACGATACGAATTATAACAGCATAAACTTAAACCATGAATGGTATCTTTCGGATGCGAATAAATTTGAAAACGACAATAATATATACAAGTGCAAAGTTAAGAACGCAAATAACAATAAACAGAAGGACGTTATGGGTTTTTTTAAAATGGCCCCCCTATTGGATCCATATAAGTATTTGATAGGCAAATATAATGTTTCTGATGAGAATTTGTTTGTATTGCCTCAACTAACATCAAGTGATACAGATTGTAACGCAAAATTTGTAGACCAAAACAATTCAGCATATGTCGACGGATTTTTCACCTTCTTAACAAGTGGATTGAAGCAAAGCCATAAATTTTCACATGGTATCGATTATTACGGATCCTTTTTAGGAATTAAGAACGATTTCACGTTTAATGTGTATGATGATATTGATTATTTAAATAATTCCGAATTCTTCAATAAAAACAAAAATGTTCTCTTTAAAATAGACGATTATGACCATTTGATTCAAAATGAAAATCCGATTTTGAAACCAATCAAAATACATACTACAAGCGCCATGTCGCAATTATCCGCAAAATCTTTCAACAATGAAATATTTGATAACGTATTTGAAGAAAATACAATCGACTTGGATAATTTAAAAGAAGGCGCTATTAATTTGTCTGATCTTGCCGATTTAATTGACCTGACTGATGCTGATATGCTTGACAATAAAAGCACTGATCGTGTGTCACTAAAATCAAACTCAACATGCTCGTCAAGGTCTTCATATACAAATGATAGTACTGACGGGGCTATTGAAGACGATGATGTTGTAGACAAAAAAGACGACAATAATAGTGAGAGTGGTGAGCATGCCGAAAATAATAGCGATGATAGCGGTGAATGGGAAGACGATGACGAAGACGACGAATTTGATGAAGAGGAGGAGAGAATAAACGCAACTATCCCCAAATTTCCCGTTCAGGTTATAAGTATGGAGTGTTGTGAAAATACATTCGACGATTTAATTCTAAAGAATACTGAACTAGGCAACGAAGAATGGTTTTCTGCGCTTATGCAAATAATTATGATTCTAATTACGTATCAAAAGGCATTTAATCTAACACATAATGACCTACACACGAATAATGTTATGTACAATCACACCAACAAAAAATTCATTTATTACTGCTACAAAAAGAAGCACTACAAGGTGCCAACATTTGGTCGCTTGTTTAAAATTATTGATTTTGGAAGAAGTATATACAAGTTCAATGGTAAATTGTTCTGCAGTGACAGTTTCCAGACTGGCGGCGACGCAGCAACTCAGTACAACACCGAACCCTATTTGAATGATAAGAAGCCGAGATTGGAACCCAATTACAGTTTTGATTTATGCCGCTTAGCCTGTTCTATATTTGATTACGTTGTCGAGGATACCGAAGAAATTAACAAATTGGCCAAGTGCGCAGACCCGGTTAAGCGATTGATTGTCGAGTGGTGTTTAGATGATAAGGGTATAAATATGTTGTATAAAAACAACGGAACTGACCGATACCCCGACTTTAAATTGTATAAAATGATTGCCAGGTGTGTTCACAACCACACGCCACAAGCTCAATTGGAAAGGCCAGAATTTAATGCGTTTGCCGATTTTAAGGGTGCGGTTCCTGACGATGTAATAGATATTGACAGTATTCCGTCATATGTATAAGAATTTAGCGTTTTGTAGGTTTACATTTCGGTTTGGTTCATAATACAATAATATTATTGTATATTATGAGCTCATTTGGATTTATCATAACAAGACACGTTAACTCTGAAAAGTCAAATAAATATTGGAATCGGTGTGTCAAGTTATTACGAACGTTTTATCCGCATAGGCAAATTGTTATTATTGACGACAACAGCAATCAGGCTTTCGTAAAACCAGAGGCAGATTACAGAAACCTAACTGTAATACAATCTGAATTCCATGGAAGAGGAGAACTGCTTCCCTACTACTATTATATTAAAAACAAGTTTTTTGAAAATGCGGTAATTATGCACGACAGCCTTTTTTTTCATAAAAGAGTCCCATTTGAATCATTCAATGGTAGAACAGTTTTGCCATTATGGTTTTTTAACCCTGATAAAGAGGACATTAATAATTCAATGAGAATTACAGAAGGCCTACGCCACGCGCAACCCGTCCAGGATTCCCTTAAACTAACCGAGTTGACAATATTTGGTCTTAATCACAATAAATGGTCTGGTTGTTTTGGTTGTCAAGCTTATATAAATCACGGTTTCTTGTTACAGATAGAAAACAAATATCGCATTACATCTATGATAGACACGGTTAAAATTCGGAGGGATAGATGCTGCTTAGAGAGAATATTGGGGTGTATATTTTCCAAAGAAAACCCTAGTTTGGCAAATAAAAAAGCAGTATTTGGAAATATTATGGATGTGTATAAGAGTTACGAATACACATTTGATCATTATATGACTGACTTAAAAAAAGGCACTCTACCGGCGTATATTGTAAAAGTGTGGACCGGTAGGTAAAAATTGTATTATACAATAAATTCGTTATCGTATAATGTCGTATAATTATTATATCGGTATTAATGGATATAAACTGTCAATAACAGACTTTATGAGCTCAGGGTCTGTGACATTTAATTTTATTAGGCGCGGTCCCATTGTTTTTTTCTCTGCAGTCTCTGGGTTGCCTCGTTGTCTCTGTAACCCTTTATTCAATGGTAAAATAGCACGTTTGAACTTTGCTAAAAATCTTTCACAATCAGCAATCGTCGTAGTCTTATACTCTGGATCGGTTATGGGTTTGTTTTGGGTAAGTAAATTTTTAATTTCTATATACTTGGCATAATAGTAAACCTTTTCATCCAATAATGCGCCCAAATTTGGACATCTAAATAATACCCTTGTATTTAATTCGGAAATATCAAAATAATAATCGGTTGCGGCATCAAAGTGCATCATTACATCTTCAGGTACCTTCTTAAAATCAACGTCTGAGAACTGTCTAAAATCATCTATCATCATATTTTTTCTATAGTCGTATTTTTTTGTATCCTTAACATAACTTAACTTTAAAATGTATTGATTCGCCCGTACATTTGCCGGATTTGGTGGAAGAACGGATATGTTGTACTTTGTTTCTGGAGATTGTACAAACCATTTTATTAGATAAGATATATGTCCTGCTAAATTCTTTACAGTATTCTCGTCGTATGGAATGCCTGTGTTGGGAATGATTAAAACATCAATATCCTCAGTTTTGTACTCTCCTATTTCTGATATTCCTTTTAATACTAACTGAACCGCCTTTCCACCTTTAAATAATAGTTTATAGTCCTGCCCAATCATTTTATACGATACAATTCCAAAAACAAGTAAAGATGCGCACAGTATTATATTAAAATTAGAGAAATCAATATCTTTGTCAGAAATGAGTGTTCCAAAAACATCGTATGGTTCATTTATTGTCTGAGTGTAATAAGTTGGTATAATTGTTTTAATAATTCTACAAACGCTCCACATTTGTGCGGTTTCTCTCGTTTTTGTATCAATCATTATTTCATTGTCCTTGCTCAACATTTCACGCAACTTTTTGCGTAATATAGTCATTTCATTCTCGTTAAAAATTGGTTTCCAAAAATCAGGTTCTATATCATGAGCATATCCTGTTCCGGGTAGCTCAGTTGGGATTTTCAATTTTACAAGAGGAGTTAACCGTTGCGGGGGGTGTATTTCTTCGATTTCTTTGATTGCTTCTTCTATTTGTGCTTCCTCTACAATGGGTTCCACCAATGGCACAGGAACAATAGGAATAGGCTTCGATTCGGCTTCCAACTTTTTCCTAAGTTCGAGAGAAACAAGCGCCTCCTTCTGTTCAGGGGTTAGTATTGATATATCTGCGCCATTATCTAATAAGAAATCAACCAATTCTTTATCTTGTATTTTAACAGCACTTGACAATGCGGATGTTTTATTAGTATAATCAGTGAGATTTATATTCCCCATTTTTTTTACAAAAAGATCTGCTAACCGCCTTTTTATAGACGAATCGTCTGTATTCTCAAAAATAACAACCAGCAACGGAGCAAATGCTATTATTCCAGGGGAATCGCGTTTATAAACGGGAACCATATTATGTGTAAGAGGGATTAATGTATTTATCCATAATGGATTATCTCTGATTAAATTTTTAAACGCCGTTACCCCCTTGTTCGGATCCCTTTTTAGAATTTCAAATGCTTTCATAAAGTCGTTTCTAAACGCATTCTTAAAATTCATCTCCTCTTTTGTGAAAATTACTCCTCCTGTCATTTTTCGTTTCCTTGATTGTGCTGCCTTTTTTAAACCACTTCTTCTCGTAGCACGCACTCTTCTTCCGCGAGTTTTATTTTTTCTTGTATTTTTTCGTATATATTTTTTTGTACTTATTTTCATTATATAATAGTATAATAAAAATACTTTTCGTCTAAAAGCCTGGGTTATCCGTAAAGATTGGTGTTACATTTGAGTCTCCATGAGTTGATGGCTCAATTTGATTCAATATAAAATACCCTGAAACGACGCTAAAATATACCACAAGAGCATCTCGAATTAATAGTTTGAGTGGTTTACTTTCTCTCTCAATAAATCTCATTTCAATAAATTTCGCAATCAAAAATACTACCGAGATGACTGCCGCAATAATAAATATATTACTCATTTAAATTACTAAAGCAGATTCTAAATTTCGTTTTTACGCAATTATTCCAAAATCTCAATTTCATCAATCAATAAATCAGGCAACAAGTCAATCGAAGGTTCCTCGATATTGTGAATATCTAAAGCATCTAGATTAAATGGTTGAGTAGATATTTGTAGTTTTGGTGAATCATCATCCTCCTCTTCGTCTTGTTTCCTCTGTTGTGTTCTAAAACTACTGATTTCTTCTAGGCGCGAAATATTCTTGGGTGCGTTGACATTTGATACAGCTCCGTCTTGATTTTGAACATAATCGATATCATTAAAACTCAAACGACTAGGAATTGGAGTCGGGATCTGTTGCTGCTCAACATTCGACTCAACAGAAGCAACTTTGCCAGCTACTACCGCCTCTTTTATAGGTTCGTCGATTATTTGTTCATTTACTTCCTCAATTACATCCTCTTCAACACTCTCATCCATATAAGCCTTCAAAATTGCCTCAACAGGGATACTCTCTCTTAATGTGTTTAATATACATTCTTGTACAATGATTTCTAGTTCTCTGTGATTTTTTTGAATCTGTAAAGGAGGCAAATTTACTTCGAACAAATAAACATTCTTGTAAACCTTTCTGGCCACATTGATATATGTTTTATGTAAAAATTCATCTAGCTTGGGAATGTTAATATCAATCTTCTTCTGCTTTTGACCAACCCGCATAGAAGTTAGGATTTTAAGTTGAATAATATGAACACATGTAATCAGTTCCTCTAAATAAGAGCATCCAGACTTTTCACAAATTCGTTTCCTCTCCGTCTCGATAATTTGCGCGTTCCATTTTGGTATTCTAGATATAAGGTTCTGAAAAGTCATTAAATATTTGTTCGTCTCTCCATTGTCTTTACACAACTTTAAAGATTCTTCTAAAATAGACTTATAACCGTCAATGATTAAAGGTGTCAAAATTGTTACTAAACGAGACCCCCATTCGTTTTTCGATTCGTGAAGAGCGCTTCCATTGAAATCATCCATTTACATAAAACTTATATTTTCTAAAGCCAGTTCTGAACTTAAAAAAATGAAATTTAATATAAACAACATTAGCAGTTTTTCATTTCTAAATTCAGTTCTTACACGACTAAAGCAAACAAGATACTCATATCTTTTATCATCGCTCAAGACCCCTTCCATAAATTTCGGGTTTTCTACTAAATTTATAATATCTAATCCACTATAAGCCTTTTCATACAATTTCACACATAACAATATCATATCTTCGGGACGTGCCTTCTTGTTTACATACTTTAATAACTCCTTTTCTAAAAAATCAATACGGCGTGACTTTAAAGGTTTCAATTTAAATAGCTCATTAAGATTATGCTGATATAAATTTATAGCCTTGCCATTTATCACTGGCGATGGAACATATATTTCACAAAATCTAGATAATATTGGTTTCATCAAATTATATTTATCTTCGGCAACAATAAAGAACCGTGTATTATGACTAAACAATTCAATACATCTACGCAGCGCAGACTGAGCGTCCATTGTTAATTTATCGGCATTCAATAGAACAATACTTTTAAACACATTGCCGCCATTTGAATTTATGTGTGTTTTCGCGAAAAACTTCAATTCATCGCGAATAAATTTGATACCCTTTCCATGCGAACAATTTACATACATTACAAATGCCTTTATCTTGTCCCTATCTCCGTCATAAATTTTCGATATAAATTCATTTACAATTGTGCGTTTTCCACTACCAGTTGCACCGTGAAAAAGCAAGTTTGGGATTTTATGGCTCTCATAAAAAAAACCCAACTTATCTTTTATATTTTGATGAATTTGTAAGGACATTCAGACTTATTATATTTCGTGACGTGTTTTTATATTTTAATATACCGTAAATGATAAAATATAAAATGTTATTTTGGGAGGTTAAACAGAGCTGGTTAATGAATGTGTGTATGGGTTATTTTTAAAAGCAGACAATATATCAGGTTGAATGCGGTCACAACTTGCGCATTCATTGTAGTATTGTGGTGCTCGAATTGCGCCGTATGTATTTACAGACGGGGGTAGCCCAGATAATCTTGAAAACGCCGGATTGACTCTTCCATCTAAACGGTCGGTATCGCTCTTAATTGTGGTCAAATGCATCTGCTGATTAAACACTTGTGTTCCACCTTGGTTTGGTCTATTTCCAATCGTAGAAGACTTTATATCGTTATTATGTTGTCTGTAAGCGGCATCATAACTCATATCACCATAACCAGTAGCAGCACCACCCGCCGCAGTATAATATTGACAACTTGTGCTATCTCTCTGTGTCGAGTCAGGAGCCGTGTAATTATTAACATACATGCTCTCCTTTTGATTATTAATGCGGAATGTGGGAGCGTAAAGGGTTGTTTCTTTGACAGTTGTTGCGGTGGCATCCTGAGGATTATATACATACCCCTTCGGCACAGATGATGTTGCCTCACCATAAATGCGAACATTATTAATTGTTTCATCTTTACGGGTTGGTTTTAAAAAGTCCATTAAAGGCGCAATGACTGCCCCAATAGCTCCACTAAATCCGCTTCTCAATGTTTCGGGTTGTCTTACAGTGCTTCGGTTGTTTTCATAATTTGTATGGCTTCGCAAAAATATATCTTTATCTGTATGGTTTCCTTGTCCGGTAGCCCTTGAATGATTTACACCACATGAAATAACCTCGTGGCGTTTTGACGGCTCAAAGTTCTCTGGTGCGGTTGCTGCCTTGATATCCGTTGCCCCCGCAGGACCCATATATTCAGTTTCAATATCATTGCGTCTAACCACTCCCATCTCCTGAATAGGTCTCAATGTTTCCCCCTTTTCTGCGCCTGTAGTTGTTAACCAACGATCCTGTGTATTGATAAAAAATGTGTCCGGACGCTGTTTTTCCACACGACCCAATAGTTGAGTTGTTGGTGTGTTTTTAATAAAGGAGTTCGCAGGACCCTCGTGATTAACGAGCTCATATTCTAGCTTAGGATTTGTTTCAACTCTCAATTGATCGACCGTTTTTGGTAACCACTTGTCACGAGCCTCCATACCCGAATTATATCCGTTGCTACCATTTATTCCATATCCTTGGTCTAGCCCAGGACCGACCGTAATGGAGTCAAATGGCTTCACATTGTTATTTTTCATTGCGGGATTTACTCTTGACTGATAGAAGTCGCTCTGATTAGGCATACCGTAAGCCCACTGCATATTAGCTTCGGGCTTAAATAATGGGGCCTGCTCTATCTTCTTAATTACCTGAGAACCAGATCCGATCATGTTGTCCAACACTGATTCTGAAATATTCATATCGTATGTGCGACCCTTTACCTTACCACCATTAAAGGGAATCATGTTGTTATGTTTAAACTGATCCGAATTTAAATAATTGCCGGTTAATGAATACACTTCCTGCGGGTTTTGCCCTACTGGTTTGTTATTCCTTACCTGTTTTTCATATAAATTCTGATTGAAATATTTATCAGTCGCAACATTTGGATTTGGATATTCCTGAACGGTATCTACTAACTGATTTATATTCGATACTGGAAAATTCTGGGGAGGGATATTTGTATTTGGTAGGTAATTGTCGGTCCTTACACCTAAATTGCTTCTTATTCCCATATTTGTAAATTTTTCCCTTCTGCTTTGTTTTATTTCATTTTTGCTACAATTTTCGTTTGATTGATTTGATACAACATACATGCCGCCTAATGCTATTAAAGGGATTGCTATTTCCATATTTATATATATAGAGTATTATATTTTATTCATATAATAATCTAAATTACTTGGGGCTGGCTAGTATTAATTACCTGGTTTGACAAGAATTCGTTTGCTGGCACGTTGTAGGGCCGCCTACATAACCGCCTCTAATTAAACTGAAACTTGAAGGAAGTTCGTTTTTAGTTTCGTCAATAACACAAACTCTCTTGGGAGTAAAATAATCTTTCTCTAAAATTCGTGTGCTTAAATTATTCTGAAACGGCATACATGTATTCGCTTGAGGGTTTAGAGGCGGATATTGCCAATCGACTTGTTCTAAATCGCGATACCACCATGCGGGATTTGTTGCCCTCGACTGTTCTGTAAACAAATTGTTACATGTTGGGTACTTAATGGGCTCATTTGGAACGTTATACTGTGTATAATTGTCTTTTCCTAAACAATCCCGCCCGATTTGTCTATTTACACCACGTAGATCACTTTCTAAATTTATGGTGTTTGTTCTTAAATTACCTCCCCATTTTTGTATAATGATTTGAGGATCCTCCATATAGCACGGATTCGCGCCATTACCAGGAACATTTAAAATCCATCGTCCAGGGTCTGTGGATTGCTGTAATGATTTTTTCGTTCTACAGTCGTCATATTTAAATCGGGTGCTGGCCATTATTATATTTATAATATATATTTATTTATTTATTTACAATTTAAAAAATTTATCAAATAATAAGTATGGAGCTTATTTTAAACAACACCAAAACACCGACATTATGTTTAAATATGATTGTAAAAAATGAAAGCAAAATTATTACAAGATTGTTCGATTCGGTTCTCTCTGTTATTGATTGTTATTGCATTTGTGATACCGGCTCTACCGATAATACTGTTAATTTAATCACCGAATATTTTCACAGCAAAAATATACCAGGTAAAGTGGTAACGGAGCCATTCAAAAATTTTTGCCATAACAGGAATTTTGCGCTACAATCATGCTTAGGAATGTCCGATTTTGTATTATTACTTGACGCTGATATGGTGCTTGAAGTCAATAATTTTAATAAAAGCTTGCTCAACCGCGCGGATAGCTTTAATATTCTTCAAGGGAACGACACATTTTATTATCAAAATATGAGAATTATGAAAAACAATGGATTATACAAGTATGTTGGTGTGACACACGAATATATCGACACACCGAGTAACAATCGTGTTGCTGGGTTCGAGAAAAAAGACCTTTTTATTCGGGATTTTGGGGATGGCGGTTCAAAGCATGACAAATTTGAACGCGACATACGGCTGCTTCTAGATGGGTTAAAGGAAGAACCGAATAATGTTAGATATCATTTTTACCTAGCAAATAGTTACCACGACTCCGGAAGGTTTGACGAAGCAATTAATACGTACAAAAAACGAATTCACTTTGGAGGATGGCAAGAAGAGGTGTGGTACAGTTATTATAGAATCGGCCTATGCTTTAAAAAAATGGACAAAATGAATGACGCAATACATTATTGGCTAGAAGGATATGAATATTATCCCGATCGCCTCGAAGGACTATATGAAATCATTCATCATTACAGAGTAAATTCCAAACATAAGCTGGGCGATATGATTTATCAACTAGCTAGAAAAGTGTTAGATCGTAACAATAGAAGAGAGAATTATTTGTTTTTACATGATGATATATACACCAGCAAAATTTATTACGAATATACGGTATTCGCTGCTTACACTGGAAATAAAAACATAAATTATGAGGTTGTCCAAGTGTTAAATAATTCTAAGGAAGATAGTCTTATTAATAACATGCTCCAAAATATGAAATTCTACAAGGATATTTTAATTCAGCAGTCTAGGATTGTCGTTGATAATTCGGTTACTGCTACGATTAACAATGAAGACGTCAAATTATACTCATCTTCTAGTTGTCTTATTCCTAACGCAGACAATTCCGGCGGATATAAAATGAATATCCGATATGTGAATTATTATATTAATGAAGGTGGCGGCTATTTACATTGTGATAAACATATTATAACGGTCAATAAATGTATTGAATTAGACGCTGATCTTAAAATGGTGTCTGAAAAGTGGTTTGGATTGACATTTGATAATAGAAGGTATATCGGAGTTGAAGATGTTAGAATATTTTTTGATGTAGAAAGTAATAAGCCGGTTTTTATCGGAACTGGTTATCACGAGAACAATCAGATCGGTATTGTAGTGGGAGATTATGATTATCAAGGTGGAAAATTAAATGGAATGGAAATTACTCCCACTTTTAACAAGGCGTCATGCGAAAAAAATTGGGTCTACGTTGACTATAAAGGGTCTACTCACATTATATACGATTGGTCCCCTTTAAAAATCTGTAAAATTAATGATGCAGATAAGTCGCTAACTTTGGTCGAAACTAGAAAAATGCCAGGTATTTTCAGCCGGACACGTGGCTCTACTTGTGGTTTTAAGTATTCCAAGCAACACGCAGCTAATAATAATGGAAACATAACGATTCAAATCGTGGAAGACGAGATTTGGTTTGTTACGCATATTGTCTCTTATGAACAGCCGCGACACTATTATCACGTAATCGTCGTGTTCGACGGAGATATGAATTTGTTGCGTTATTCGGCTCCTTTTAAATTTGAAGGCGAACCAATTGAGTATTGTTTGAGTATTGTTGTTGAAGATGAACGCGTTCTAATGAATTACAGCACGTGGGATCGAACTACGCGAATTGGAGTTTACGATAAAAAATATATAGATTCAATCGTAAAATATACCTAGTAATTTGTAATAATGCTGTTATCATGATTACAATAATAAACGTCAAAAATGGCCTGATTTTCAGTATAAATCAAATACCATATGTTTACCTCCCACATTATGGTAATTTTTTTCGTCATAATATCAACACATTTGTCTTTCATCAACTCTGAAAATTTTACTAGAGCAGTTGCGTTTCCGCCAAAAACTCCACCGGCGAAATACCACGCAATATCTTTATAAATATCAATATTAAACCTACTATTTAGATTCCATATCGTGCCAATTCTAACGCCGCTGTATATTTTAGAGTTTAAAGCGTTGATCTTTTCTATAAAGGCTTCATCTGTTCCGCTAAATATGTGCCGGATACCAAAGTCAACCCATATAAAATTTTCGGTTTTAAAATGATTTAATAAAATAGCCTCTTTGACCCATTCCGTCTTATTACACATGGTAAACATAAATTCAACTGTATCTTTTGTATGATCGGTCGAGTTTACATTAAATCTAGTTAACTTGTCTATATAATTATATAAATAGATATCTTGTTTTTGTATTTTAATTATGAATGTATTTGCTTTGTCATATTCATCGCCGATTAAATTATACATTGGTTCATCTAGAAAAATTATTTTGGGCGTGTTAGATTTTAATAATATTTTGCCAAATTTAAAATAGCGGGTTAACGTATCTATATATCTTTCATTGACATTGCTCACAAATGCTGATACAAGAGTGCTCATTTTTAGTTAATTATATATTTATTTTTAATATATAATTTTATTTATAAGATTACTTTGACTTTTCAAATGTATAGATATGGTCCATCGCCCTTAACATTTACAGTGTCCTTATCTGGCTCGACATTAATATCATGTCTGTTTCCATAAACCGTCCAATGAAATTTAGAGTTTTCGCCATACACCTTAAATGCGTTGTTCTCGATTTCGCTAGAATTTAGTGTTACTATCTTGTTGCCGTAAATGGGTGTGATTTGGACGGTAAAATCGTGCGCGAGTTTTTCGGCATAATGCGGCAATTTGATTTCTACGTATTCATTGTTTGTAATTTCTCCCTTGCCTCTATAGTAGACTCCTGCTTCAGGACCTTCTAGACACGCATGAACTAAATACTTGTTATCGTTAGTGGGATGCTCTATTACAAATGTTTTTGTGTCGGATGAACCCGTAACTGAACTGTTATAAATAATGCCTGAACCTGTATCAACCATTAATAGATTGTATAATCCTGGTGGTGCCCCAGTAAAACTAACCGGAGGGCCAGTAGGACCAGTAGGACCCCCGGAAGGACCAGTCGGACCCGCACATCCTCTTCCAGTAGGACCAGTTACACTATTACCCGTAGGACCAGTATTACCAATGGGTCCTACAGTCGCAGGTCCAGTAGGTCCTTGAGGTCCAACAGGTCCTGGTCCTCTTGAATCACAACATCTTTGGGCCCCTAAATATTGACTGTAATTTCTAAAATAACTTGACATCTATAATATATAATATATATTTAATAATAAAATTTATATATTATTCTAATCTATTGTAATATTTTTAATAAGCGGGCCTTGTCTACATTATTGTAATCAAATAAATATTCATTGCACCATTCTGTATTCTCATTTGTTAGAGATACATATAATTTATCCTTTTTACAATCTTTCCCTATATGACCATTTGTTAATAGCGCCTCTTCAGGAATTACATAAAATCTACCATTTTTACAATTTAACCAATATAAATCATTGTCGCCCTCTTCATAACATTTATTTTTACATTTTCCATCTACTCGACAATCATATTTTGATAAATTAAAAAAGTAAGAATTTAAATTATTTTTACAAATTGTTCCAACCTTTTCTTGAACTTTTTTAGAACCAATCATAAAATCATACACTAATCCTTCCATATCATTATTCTTAAATTTTATAAAATTTATTTTTGTTTCCCTTATTTCACGATATTTTTTTTCTTGTTGTTGAGTTTTACTTGTTGGTGTATCTAATATATTAAACTCAAACTTATTGATTAATTTGTAATAATTTGTTAGTTTTTCAATCAAGTTTTCCTTATTTACTTCGTATTTATTATATTTTGATTTTTTTGCGATTCCAATCGTTTTCAAACCCTTAACTTCTTCATATGGAATTAGCCACATATTTTTATCTTCATCACAAATAAATAATAATAAACAATTGTCATATTCTCCATTATTTAATCTAAAATAATATTGTTCTCTTTCTGTTTTTTTATTAGTAGTTTTTACTTGAATTCCTAACCATAAATCTTCAATTTCTTCGAATCTTTTGATAGCGATATCAGCTTTACAACCATCAAATGACTTAATTGTTGTAAAATGGTCTCCTATTAACTCCTTAATATAATTAATACACTTCAATTCTTGTTGTAATGAAGACAACTTATTATCATTTGAATACAATTCTTTTAATTTACAACTTGCATTTTTATTAACGCATTTTGGACAATTTATGCCCTGATTTAATGTAGTAAAGTTTTTATAACTTACACTATTTTCGTGTCCACAAGAGGCATTGTAATTTATTTTGCAATTATTATTCTTGTAATTTTGAATAAAATCTTCTGGCGTCATTGTTACCATACAATTTTTGTCAGAAAACTTTTTAACAACATCTTCATATGTTGGTATTTCTAAAGCACAATTTCTACATTTTATCCCAACTCCATTTCTAAATTCTTTAAAAATAACAGAATTAGTATGTCCGCAAGAAGCTACATAATCTAATTTGCTTAGTTGATTTCCATAAGTTTCGCTTGTTAAGATACATTTATTTTGTGTAAATGTATCTTGCACTTGTTTATATGTGTATTTGATAGGCATATATAAGATATGTCTATCTCTTTATATCATTTTATCCTTATATTATATTTGGGAGTAGCGCCGAATATTGCCGATTTTACTAATCTTTTTTGTTACCATAAATGCTTCCGAAAATTTTGAAATTTTAAGAAGAGGGTAACGGTGCTAAGCAGAGTTTTATCTCCCCAAGACTTGCAACATTATACTTCACAACCAACGGCAAATCATTTTCCAAGTACACTTCGATTTGCTGGCACAAGTTCGTGCACTTAATAAAATACCCAAGGTTTTTGAGCGAAAACTCCCCCTGAATAATCTTCGACGAATCCTGCTTCAAAATAAACCCCATACTTCCATCTGATTCCGCACGATGAATTTCAGCAGAAGCAAATTGTCCTGAGCATTTAAAGATCAATTCGTTACCAACGGACTTGATTTCGAGCTTATCGGAAATACAAGACAAATCGCGAATAATTTTCTGGAAATCCGCCGAAGGAAGATTAATAATAGACGAGAATTTTACGTCAGGATATTGCAGCTCCTCTGGCTCAGGCTCAATCAATCTGAGTTTCTGAGTCTTACATTGCTTAATCTCGCCATTCTCAAATTTCAAGGCCAAATGAGAAACGATTCCATCGACATAGTCGGATTTCTCGATATAAATAGTCAATGTGTCGTCATTGTCAATCGAATTAATCAACTTGAATAGATGAAACATATTTACACCAATAATAATTTTTTCCTTCTTACATTCATAGAACTCGAAATTTTGAGCCGCCAAATAAAGGTGAGCTAAAATGGTGTGGGACTTGTCCATATTAATAATACGAATGCCATCCGGCTCAAAGGAGATATTTGTTTCTAAAAGAATGTCCTTGAGGGCCGTCATCAAGGTTCTAAACGGCGCAATCTGGACAGTTTTAATAGTTAACACATTTCCATCTGTGGGGGTTGATGCGTGATTTTTATTGGAAAATGTAGACATTATACAATTTCTAAAGCAGAATCTTTAAATACTTATGAATTTAAAATATTTAACGCACAAATATTTTAAATGGGGAATCTATTCGATCCATTTATAGGGCCCAAACCCACTTACATTTATTTCAGATTTTAACGGTTCAACATTTACTGAAGCTCGTTTACCAATCGCTATCCAGTTAAATCTTCCATTCTCTCCGTAAACAACAAACTTACCATTTCTGTCAACATCTGAGGCCGCAAATGTCTTTACCTTTCCGTCATAAATAGCGGTTACTAAAACGCTAATATCTGTTGCCCATCCTGGAACATAAGATGGTAATTCGATTGCTACGGACTGATTGTCTATTATTTCTGAAGTTCCCCGATAATATACCCCCACCTCAGGTCCTTCTAAACAAGCGTGAACTAAATATCTATCATTGTCTTTTGGATGGTCTATAATAAATGTTTTGTTTTGGGCTGAAGTAGGAGCTGTACTGTTATAAATAATGTTTGTAGCTGTATCGACCATTAATAGATTGTACGTTCCTACTGGTGCCGCGGAAAAACTAACCGGAGGACCTGTAGGTCCTGTAGGTCCGTTATACACTACTTGTGTATATGTAACTATAATAGACGGAGATGCTGGATTATCATTTGGAGCAAGCCCGGCCCCGGCGAGTGCAGTTATACTCACGTTTGAAGTGGTTACACATTTAAGATAAAATTCAATATAGTCGCCAGCGTTTAATGCTAAAACATAATTCCAACCAACAATATTACCACCTGTTTTAGTTGGAATATTTACTTGTCCGTCTGTTTCAGTGACATTGACACCATTCTTTTTTATCCATATATTTATTGTATCAGTACTATTACCAGTCGAAATTGTAGTCAGCTGGGCTGAAAATTGAATATTATATATACCAGAATATGTATTGTAAATCCGAGAGGTTGGTGCCCCAATATATATACCATTTGTAGCGCTTGAATCGGTTGAATTAATTGTAATAGGATATGCGATATTTACAGTAAATGGACCGGTACTACTAGTATCATAAAAAGAACCATAATATCCTGTTGCTCCGCCTGCACCTTGAAGACCTATTGGTCCAGTTTGACCTATTGGTCCTGTTGCGCCTGTATTTGCCGCCGTACCAGGAGCGCCGGTAGGACCTGTTACTGAACTCGCAACACCTTGAAGACCTGTAGGACCTGTAGGACCAGTCGGACCTGTTGCTCCTGTATTAGATGCCGTGCCGGGGACACCGGTAGGACCAGTAGGACCAGTGTGACCTGTAGGACCAAAAACGCCAGTCGGACCGCGGTCCCCTCTCTGTCCAACGGGCCCCGGCACACAACAAACACCTTTATTTTTTAAATAAGTATTATAGCTACTCATATATATTATATGTTTTAAAATAATTTGGGAACATTAACCCGTATCGCGTGTCGAGTGCCCTTGCCGTGTTTTTTTCTTGCCCGTTTTGCTAAAGTTAGCGCCTTTGAACGCTTATTACACCCCTTTTCCAAAATACCATAATCCACAGCTGCTGCTTTTCCAGCCGTAATTGCGCTAGCTAATCGTGCGTTACCCCAGGATTGAGCGGTTTGATTTGGTCTTGATCCAGATGAATAATATGCGCCCTGACCTTTATTAATTATCTTTGCTAACGCCGCTCGCGAACACCCAGTCGCCCTTGCGAGTTCAGGCGTCGCACCAATTTTATTGACATTGTATATTTTTTGTGCCCTTGTTATGAATTTTGATTTTTTCGATGAAAACGACGCGACACGCTTCCGTGTATAATATTTGCGCTTTTTATAAAGAGCCCTAGATTTCGTCAACATTTTCAGTTGCGCTCTTTTATCCTTCCTCGTTAGCGTTCTTGGTACATATCTCAAAACAACCTTCATTAATATATAATAATATATTATTTGAAAACTAATTTAAAAGCTTAATCGTAAGGAACATAGAATGACAGATAAAACTACAGAACAAGAATGTTCAGAAACTGTGAAATATTTATTAGAAAAATACAAGGACAATGAATATATGATACAAAGAATATATAATCACATTGTAACATATCTCCCAAATACGCTAGAAAATGAACTGAAAAACCACGAGAAGCGAGTAAATCGCAATAATTACTTGACAAATGAACAGCAGGTATTTATTCAAGTGTTTTTGAGTAAAAACAAATACTTTTACTTGCATACCAACAACTTTTTCTACGAATATGATGGTAATAAATATTTAATCGTCAAGGAGGATGATGTCATACATAAGCTTCTCTCTAGTATTTCCAAGGATCGCGTTCTTTTACAATGGAAACACAAGACAAAGATGAACGTTATCCGGTTAATTAAAGAGCGTAGTTTATTTAGTTCCGTCCCTGAAACAGACACCATTCAAAATGTGCTAAATGTATTATACCCGACTATTTTTGATTCAAAAAATTCCGCCAAGTATTTCCTAACCATCATTGGTGATAATATTTTGAAAAAGAATACCAATTTGATTTATCTAGTGAGCGTCAAAATGAAGCAATTATTGAACGAGCTCGATAGCGTTGCTCTAGTGTCTATTGGCAATAATAATACAGCGAATAATTTTATGACCAAGTATCATGAGAACCACACCTACGAAAATTGTAGATTAATCAAGATAAACGAGAGCTTCTCAAACGAGGCGTGGAGAGAAATGCTAAAGAAAATTGGGCTTGATTTGCTATGCGTTGCGGCTCATTATTCATCTCGCTACGAAAATTCCGATAAATTTATTGACAATAGATCCGACGAAGAATTAAAACTATATTCTTATTATCTTAAAAATACAAATCCAAATAATATTGTCGATGAATTTTGCTGTAAATACATTGTCGATTCTGCTTCAGAATGTAAAATGGAGTGGAAGAGTCTTCATTTTGTTTGGAAGCAATTCTTGTCAAACTGTAATTTACCAAATGTCATTTATTCGAATTCGCTAAAAACGCGGTTTAAGGAAAAATATTCATATGACGCCGATTCCGATTCTTTTATTGGTATAACCAGTAGGTATTTGCCGGTAGAAAGCAACTTTATTAAATTCTGGGAAAATACAATAACTACGCATAACCCAGATTCTGAACTTATTTTTGACAATGAACTAGAGGTTGATGAACTCAATTCGCTCTTCAAGTCGTGGTCAAAACAAAACTCAGATAAGTTAATGTCAAGCGGCAATATAACCGAAGAGAGCATGTTGAAAATCCTGAAGCACTTTTTTCCCTCCGTAGAGATTGTAGAGGATAAATTTGTCTTAAGCGTCACATGTTCCATGTGGAATAAAAGCAATGATATTAATGACTCGTTTGATTATATAAAAGAACAAATAAAATTGGATCATAAATTAGCACTGATTTCATTCGATGATGCCTATAATTTTTACAACAAATATGCCTGCGCAAACTCGTTAAAGTTTGTTGTCAGTAAAAGATTCTTTGAAAAATATTTGTATTACAAATTCGCAGACCATATTGTATATGATAAATTTATAGAGACAGATTGGTTTACTTCCTCTTAAATTATATTGTAACTTAAAAAATACACTATAATTTATTTATTTATGCGGCATTACCGGCCACAAATTGCAAGTCAACGCCAGATGTTCCAACACCCTCACCATTAACATATGTCAACGGAGACAAGGGACCACCATAAGCCATACCACCGCGCATCTTGCGGCTACCCTTGCGACCCTTCTTCATCGACTTTCCCTTCTTGATGAAACCAAATTGACCCTTCTTGGTCATAAAGCCCGCCTTTACAAGACGCTTCTCTTTCTTGGCCATGATGTGCATCTTTCTAGATACAATGCGACCGTGCTTGTTCATCATGAGATGTGTCTTGGTAAGACCACCGCTGGTCTTTTTCGCTGTTCCGTGCCAAACTTGAGCACGAGATCCGATATTTTGTTCGTGTGTCATTATAAGATTAATTGAGAAAATAAAATTATTCGGATTGAGAGAAACGCACTAAAATCTATTTGTTGGTGGTTTTCCGCTCCCACCTGGCATCCCCTCGGCCCTCCCTAAAGAATTGATATTTAATGGTTGTCCTAAATAGGAATTTCCATATTGGATGTTTCCACCCCGCGAATAATTAATTATCTGAGCTATCCGCCTGTTGTTTGAAATTTTTGTAGACGGGGAATCGGAACCAAGTACGGTTTTATTGTATTTATCAGGAATGCAGAAACACGCTGATTGTGACGAATTTGGAAATGCCGCATTGTAAGCAGCTACATAATTTATTGATCTTATGGAATTTGATTTTTTTCCAGGAGTGAATTGTCGTTGTGAGTGCATGTGCTAATATTATTGGTTATTTTATTTTATGTAATTTTACTTATGCTTTTGAATACTTTTACATTATTTTAGACTCGGCTTAAACTCTCAATACGATTTACAATAAGAAATGAGATAAATAAAAAATTGATTTTAAAAATGTAGTTAAAAATAGAATTATATAATAAGATACGATGAGCGCTACAGATTCAGACCAACTATTCTTCGATGTTCAGCAGAAGACCGATAAACAGCATATCCTCGACAATCCGGATACGTATATCGGCTCCGTTGAAAACATTGATGCCGATATGTGGATTATGAGTGAAGACGGCGAGAAAATCATAGAAAAAAATATTACCTACATTCCCGGTTTATTTAAACTGTTCGATGAAGGTATTGTAAATTGCCGTGACCATGTTGTTAGAATGCAGACCAAGGTTGATAGTAAAATGGAAAATGCGTTGCCTGTTACTCATATTGACGTATCAATTGAACCTGACGGCACGATTACAATGGTCAACGATGGTAATGGAATTGATGTCGCGCAAAAAGACGGCGTTTGGATTCCTGAACTGGTATTTGGTCACCTTCGCACTTCTACAAATTACAATAAAGACGAGAAGAAAATTGTTGGAGGTAAAAATGGGTTTGGATTCAAGCTAGTCCTTATCTGGTCTACTTATGGACGAATTGAGACGGTTGACCATATTCGCGGTCTCAAGTATATTCAAGAGTTCAAGAATAACCTAGATGAAATCAGCAAGCCGACCATTTCAAAGTGCAAGAACAAGCCATATACTAAGATTACATTCAAGCCAGACTATCACAGACTGGGTATTACCGGGCCTTCTGCCGATGTTATTTCGCTATTAAAGAAGCGCGTTTATGATATATCCGCGATTACTGATAAAACCCTCAAGGTGAGATACAATAACAATCTGGTCCCAATTAAAAATTTTCAGCAATATATCGACATGTATATAGGTGAAAAATCTGTATCTCAGAGAGTTTACGAAGACAACGGAGACCGCTGGGAATATGCCGTCGCATTAACACCTACAAATGAATTTGTTCAAGTATCATTCGTGAATGGCATTCACACCGCAAAGGGCGGAAAACACGTCGAATATATTTTGAACCAAATCACTAGAAAGTTGTGTGAATTCATAGAGAAAAAGAAAAAGGTAAAGGTCAACCCGAACACCATAAAGGAACAGCTCGTTTTATTCTTGCGTTGCGACATTGAAAACCCCGCATTTGACAGTCAAACCAAGGATTACATGAATACGCCTTCTGCCAAATTCGGTTCCAAATGTGACGTCTCTGATAAATTTATTGAAAAGGTTGCGAAAATGGGTGTGATGGACGCCGCCTTACAATTAACCGAAGTGAAGGAAAATAAGGCCGCAAAAAAGACTGACGGCGTGAAGAGTAAATCTGTGCGAGGTATTCCGAAGCTCACAGATGCCAACTGGGCTGGCACAGAAAAATCCAAAGATTGTGTTGTTATATTTTGCGAGGGAGATTCAGCAAAGGCAGGTATTATTTCTGGATTGTCATCTGATGACCGCAATATTATTGGAGTGTATCCGATGAAGGGCAAGATTCTCAATGTAAGGGGTGAAAACGTAAAGAAAATTTCTGAAAACAAGGAAATTACTGAGATCAAGAAGATCTTGGGTCTGGAGACCGGTAAAAAATATAATACAATTGAAGATGTGTATAAACAGTTACGTTATGGCAAGGTTCTATTTATGACGGATCAGGATTTAGACGGCAGTCACATAAAGGGACTTGGTATAAATCTGTTTCAGTCTGAGTGGCCCACGCTTGCTAATATTCCGGGATTCATCGGTTTTATGAATACTCCCATCTTGAAGGCGAAAAAGGGTGCCGTTGAATTGGAGTTCTATAATGATGGCGAGTATAATGAGTGGAAGGAGGAAAATGACGTGAAGGGGTGGAAGATTAAATATTACAAGGGACTTGGTACAAGCACTGGAAAAGAATTCCGCGAATATTTTGAGAAAAGAAAGGTGGTCGGGTTTCAACATTCCGAAAAGAGCGACGATGCGATTGACATGGTCTTCAATAAAAAGAGGGCAGACGACCGAAAGGATTGGCTCAAGTTATACGACAGAGATGCGTATCTCGACACAGCAAAAACAAATGTTTCATATGAAGAGTTTATTAACCGTGAACTCATTCATTTCTCAAAGTATGATTGCGATAGAAGTATTCCTAACTTGATGGATGGACTCAAGATTAGTTTAAGAAAGATCTTGTTCTCCGCTTTTAAAAAGAACCTAACAACTGAAATCAAGGTCGCACAATTCTCAGGATATGTTTCAGAGCATTCTGGATATCATCATGGAGAGGCAAGTTTGAATGGAGCAATTGTGGGAATGGCACAAAATTTCGTTGGTTCGAATAATATCAATCTGCTTCTGCCGAATGGACAATTTGGCACCAGATTACAGGGCGGAAAGGATAGCGCATCGGAAAGATATATCTTTACACAGTTAAATAAAATCACGCGATCTATATTCCCATCCACAGACGACAATGTATTAACATATTTAAATGATGATGGTTTGTTAGTTGAGCCCATTTATTACGCACCAATTATCCCAATGCTGTTAGTAAACGGATCGAAGGGCATAGGAACAGGCTTTAGCACTGACATTATGTGTTATAACCCACTACAAATCATCGATTATTTGAATCATAAGTTGTTATCGACTGACGGCGCGATTGACTTTATCCCTTATTACGAAGGATTTACAGGTCGCATCACAAAGATCAGCGACGAGAAGTTCTTGATTAAAGGTGTATACGAGAAGTTAGGCGTTGATAAAATCAAGGTAACTGAATTGCCGGTTGGCTATTGGACAGAAGATTTCAAGGAATTAATTGAATATCTAATAGAGCCTGGTGTTGATAAAGACGGAAAGAAAATTCCTGCTACAATTAAAGATTATGAGGATATGAGTAAGGATACAAATGTCGACTTTACTATTACATTCATGAAGGGGAAATTAGACGAGCTTGAAGCCACGAGTTGCGATCACGGATGTAATGGACTAGAAAAACTGTTGAAATTGTATACTACAAATACTACGACGAATATGCACTTGTTCGACGCAAAGGATACTCTTCAAAAGTATAATAAGATATCTGAGATTATTGATGCGTATTATGACGTGCGTTTAGATTTATATGGAGTTAGAAAGGCGTACATGATTAATGCTTTGGAGAAGGATCTCGTTTTGTTATCAAACAAGGCCAAGTATATACAGGAGACATTGGACGGAACAATTGATTTGAGAAAAAAGAAGAAGGATTTTGTTGTTGAAATGTTACAACAAAAGGGATACGATAAACTTGAAGATGATGACGAATACCGTTATCTTGTAAAAATGCCAATGGATTCAGTCACCGAAGAGAATGTTACAAAATTGTTAAAGGACCGCGGCGATAAGTTGGCTGAGTTGGCGGTTATAAAGGCAACGTCTGTGAATCAGATGTGGAAGTCTGAGTTGGATCAGCTTAGAGATCAATATGTCGAATATAAAGAGGCCAGAGCGCGGCTTATGGCCGGGGAAGACAAGAAGAAAAAGGTGGTTTCCAAGGGTGTTGTTAAGAAGACTGTAAAAAAGGCACTAATGGTCGTAGAAGGTGAGTAAAAATATATCATATAAAATTTTAAATATTGTATATGATGTTAAATGTTGTATATAATGTAATTTAATTGGAAAAGGTGTCTTCTAAATGTGTACAATCGCCCTTATCAAATTGAGCGCTATATACTACTTTATTGGGCATTGTATGGTTTGTGCTTTCATATGAAAATTGCCAGTTTAAGGTTGCTTGGTTTGCGCCACTCTTTATACATTCGTATATTTTTCCTTCGAATTGTGCATAGGCGCCACGGTTAATAGAGAATTTTTGCGGGAAAATATTTATCGGCTCATTACCATACCCTCCCAGACGATTTGCCATAATATGCCCCGCATCACAGTTTGCCAAGCCATCATCTTCTAACATACGAGAATAATCCTGCGTGCACTTTGTCGGTTCGGTGCCCTTATCCAATGATTCCGGCGAAACTATTCCTGCGACAGATGATACCACTATGTGTGCGTTATGTTGAATATATGTGTATTTTACGGTTGACCCACCGCTGCCCATTACCAACGTATTTACTCCTAAGAGTGGACATTGAACCGATGTACATATACAAGTACTGCCCGTTACAGAATATGCCAAAACTGAAAATACACCACATAAGATACTGATCGCTGTTAAACGTAATCCACTAAACATAACAGGTGTATATCATACACTAATATAATTTTTATATAGTTTTCATAAGTTATTAACTAGATAAAAATTAGCTAAGATTATTTTTGTTAGAACAAAATGTATTTTTCCGTATTTACATCTTCAAACGTGTATAAGTTATTGTTGCTCAACTCCTATAAATCCATCTCTACATAACTCGACATATCTTTGAATTGCGAATTTAATAAAAGTTGATCCTTTAATGAACTCATCCTTTGTCATATTTTTTTTAGACATAGTTTTTTCACAAACTTCAAACACAACCCCCTTATCTAAATATGATGTAATTTGTGTTTCAATATTTTTATCTTTGACAAAATTATTTGTCATTAAATTTACACCATTAGAATCTAATACTACTTTAATTTGTACCGGGCGTAACTCTATGTAATTGTCAATATTATTAAACAACCTAATATAGTTGTCTGTACTTGTTAAATGAAATACAACCGCATCTTCAACTGGAAACAGTTGAACAATTTTATTGTCTATCAGCAATTTACCATTCTTATCTGTAGACAATATTCGGCCATTCAAGCTAACTTCTTTTACAAACAATCTACTACTATTATCCACATACATTAGGTTTCGTCGAACATTTTCAAACAACGCACCTTTTTTAAAATCGTTCACTTGGACACCAAATCCACACTGTAAATAACCGGTGGTCGGATCTATACCATCAATTGTTAATTGAACTTGACCTAATTCGACTGAACGATTCGTTTTATCACATACTTCAAACGATATATCTGGACCATATCTCATATGTGTAACGTTATCCACCTGACCCATTCCTTGTCGCGTCTTTAAGAACTCAGTATCTAATTGATTAGCATACTTGCCGATTTCTGAAAAATCGTATAAATTACTCTTGCGTTTAACTGTAAAGGCGCTATACGTTCCAAAACTACTCAAGTTCACAGGAATAGCATCATCTTCACGCACGCGTTCACATACCATGACCGGATAAGAGTCTCGCTTGACATACACATTATGTTTAGAACTGTAAATATTAGTACATGTAGTACATGCGATGTCCTGATAATTTATAAAGCGTTCATCAGTATTAACGCCGAAAAATTGTTGAGCAGGATCAATAGATACATAATTGGTATTGTTTGTTTGATCTGTTAACACCAAATCACCTATTATCTTAGCATCTCCAGAGACATTTAGGGTTGGATATACACAATCTTGAACGCAAAGTTCGGTAACAACCAGCGTGACTTTAGAACCAGAAACACCCATACATTTAATCCCGCTGATATAATCAAAAGTTAAATCCTCGTAATACAATATAAAATAATCGTTGCCGTTTATCTGATTAGTATTACTAGCATTATTCGCATTTTGGATGTTATACTTAGTCGTGAGGTTAATGAAAATGTTGTTACATTTGACCTTCAAGTTATAATCAAAGTCGGCATATTTAATTGCGGTGCCTAATGAGATATCGTTTGGTGTAGTAAGGTCCACATTTATAGAACTAAACATGACATCATGAATATTATTCAAGTCAATAACAAGCTCAAACGTTGCCAATTGAATGTCACTATATTTCTTCTGTATGCTACGCAATGTATTTAATCCTTGATCCAGATTTCTAACGTCAGCGCTTAACAATTTTCCGCTTTGATTACGAATGCGACGGTCAATTTCAGATAACATTTTACCAGTTAGTACACGTAGGTCGTACAAACGAGACAAGTTATTATTAGAATTGTATCTTATGCCGTAATGCTGAAGGTTTGTTCCGGCTCCCAAGAAATACAAGTTGCCATTATTAGTAAAACAAAAGCATCGTATTAATCTTATACCAAATACAAATGAAAAACACAATCCGAATAAATGTCCGTCATATAGAATTTCATTGTCTAAAATTTCTTGTAGTACATTAATACACGTTTGTAATGGAACGGATTTAACAGGATCATTAATTTCCCCAAGCTGATTGCCTTGCCAATCAGGATATAACCAATGATATATAATAGACATTTTGCTAGATAATAAAATATCCGCACCTTGAGCAAATTTCCAAATAGCATAAAAACTATCATTTGTTTGAATTAAATTTGGTTCACTTCTTACTATATCTCCAAATTCCTTGTCGGAGCTAGCAGTTCGTAACTTTTTCACGAGCGAATTCATAACCTTATATTGTTTAATTGCCGCATCTACTTCATTCAAAACGTCTTGTATTGTAGTATCGTTAATATCCAACATAGATCTAGGTTCATCTGTGCCTATACCAACTTTATATGAATTTGTAATTGTTTTTGCAACATTGTCCACCTTGAATATATTGTTATTATTGGAATCATTTACAAAGAGATTGCCATTGATAGTATTATCACCTGTAATAATCAAACTTTGATTTAATATTGATTTTAAGTTGAGCCCAGAACCTATCAAGTATTTTGTCCCATTGCTTACAGTTATTGTATTAACAAAAGATATTTTTCGAAACGAATTCCACAGATACGTCACAAAAGACGTTGAATTTATAGGATTGTTGTATAATACGTCCTCTTGAGTGCGTATAGTATCATATGCGGTACTAACATTTACATCATTGCTCCATAAATCTATTGGCATCTTACCGTTCCAATGCGGATTTGCTTCGTGAAGCAAATATTCACCACCCTTGCTTACATTGAACGCAAAAATATAACTTTCTGGAAGTAAATCGAACCTATTTGAAAAGTATTCGTTGTTTTTAATAGATTGTTGAAGACGTATGTTGCCATTTGAGTCAAGAGATAAATTGCCATTACTATCGTAAAAACCACCAGCAGTTACATTTGATTTATTTTTGAATAACAAACATACATAGTTAATAAAACGCACCTCTCGACTAATATAATTTATGATGTCCAGCAATACCTTACCTGTAGAATTATCTCTCATAATGTTTGTCACATTTAAATAAGTCATTACAAAAACCATTTCATTCTTTCCAGACGTTAGGTTGTTATCAATTCGCGCTCTCATAGAAACAACATACCAATTCTTATCAATATCACATAATAATTCAATAAATGAAAAAATGAACTCTGGGTCTGCGGCGGCAATAATTTCTGGTTCCATCTGATTAATTTCTTTTACGCACTGTTGTAATCGCTCAAAAGTGTAGCCCGCTGAAAGTATAGCATTACCAACACCATTCCTTAGATCTACAATAACTCCGTCTTCATGAATGATTTTAACGTCGGACGGGTGAATAATAGGTTTTATAGGAACAGAAAAAACTGTACATTGATCGCTATAATCGAATAATGGGTTACCGTCAGCGAACAATTCCGGTATTGTTGTAAACAGAGATTGACCTACAAATGCGATAGATACATCCAAGACGTTTTTCCCGTTATATTTATCAATTAATATAGAGGAGTGTGTAGAACCATCAAGTAAATATAACCGACATTCTTCAGATTTACCCAAATCGGTATACCTTTGCTTGATAGCCAGCGCGCCCTTCTTATCAACGGTTTTATCGGCGCTACCATTCCACAATAGAAGTGGCGGGCAATTTGTATCCAAATACTTTACTATGGAAAACCCGTCTGGCGTAATTAATGAGCCGCCAATTGACGTGCGAGTTAAAATAAAGTTAGGTGGTATTTTCTTCAAAAATTTTATAAATGGATGTTTATCATTCAATGCAGTCATCAAGACCATTATCGCTCCAGCCGAATATCCCATAATATGAATTCCCGTAGCACCCAAACTCTGTATATATTCAATCGCATCAATCAGGTCGTTTGTTGCGTTGATCACAGCCTTATTCCACCATTCTTGTGTAAATCCGCCCGTCGGGGGTTGTTGTAGTGAATAGGCCATAGAACAGGCAATGTAACCGTCCGCGTTAAACCGCGCCATTGCGTTTACTGCGTCCTTATCTTCTTCGTTGCCAGACACAAATGATCCTCCGTGTACGTATAAAATCGCCTCCAAATCTTTTGTCTGATGGTTCGGCATATAGAAATCCATATTATTGGAACTGCTGTTATATTTTACATTATCGGTTTTTCCAACTGGAAATTGAGATAACTTTGTGTAAGGCTGTTTTTCCGATTTGTTAGCTATTTTTTTTATTATTACTCGCATTATGTCGTAACTATTGACAGAATGTGGAACAAAGGTTTCAAATAAATCAAAAACGACTTGTTGTGTTAAGTTATCAATGTCTAGTAAACCACTTACTTCGTGCGAGCGTTGGTTAATTCCAACTTTATCATGAAATGTTGTAACTTTGCGAGTATTGTCAGTTGAAATAACTGCGTCACCATTGTATCGCGTAACATTCAAATTTCCTTGAATGCCAACATCACCTGTCATTTGTACGGACGTTTCAAATAAATCGTTAATATTGATAGACTGTATTTGATAGCATAAACCATCGTATCCATCGACCAGAATCATTTTAATAACACCTGTATAATAGACTGATCCAACCACATATTCGACTATGACGATTTGTCCCTCCTGCATTCCTGTGTAACTGCGATTTAGTTCCGTATTGATCTGCAAAATTATATTAGGCATGTTAATATTGGAACCAGGAATATAAGAATTCGCTATATATTGTCCCTCCCAACTAGGATATTCCTGAGATGAAACAATCTTAAGTGTATTGAATTTATTGTCTGGACCTAATTGATAAATAGTGCCTAATTTATAATCAGTATTATTACTAGAAAATGTATTAAATGCGTCCTCGATTTTACCTAAATAGGATATATATGATGCTGGCAGATCCGAAATCTCCGCGTATTTAGTTATTGACGGGGTTAAATTAAATCCAGATACTATTTTAATCCACTCCTTGCCAGTTTTGTCTAAAATGTCGGGGGTATACAAAAAAAACGCAATTTTTACACCCAACTCCCAGTCATACGGAATTAATACATAGAATTGCGTTTTTTTCGGTGATTTGCTCCTTAATTCATTAAATCTATTATAACCATCTGTTTCACATTTTTCGCGATACACATTCCATATGTTGTTTTGTTTATTATCCCAATTCGAATCTGGCTCAAAAAAATGTATCATTTTTATTGGTTCAGCAGAAGCAACGACAATATATCCGTTTATGATTACAGCATTATCAGTGTATTTATTTTCAAATATAGGTCTTAATACAGAAGCATATTCGCCTGCTCCTAGGATTTCGCCTTTCTTCTCATTGATAAGATTTGTCGTAAAGTTCAATTTGTTGACACAGTTAATATATTCTTTTGTGATGGTATTGACGTTATCAATCGAAAAGTTATTATCACTCGCTTTAATGTTATCTGTTAGATGTTGACAATATAAGCTGTTCGCGTGTGCTTCTGTTTGTACCTCTTTTATTTTGTTCCCTAGTTTAAAGATATCTCTATTCATATTTGCAATATTTCTATTCTGCGCTTGTAATATTTGCTGCATTGGCAATATGTGAGTTTCGTGTAGACCTCTGCCGACTCGGGAAGAATTATACGATGTTGGCATAACATGCGACATAATATATATATAATGTATATTTGTTTATTCTTAACTAATAATTTTGCTATTATTTCACTTGTCGTTTTTAAACTAAATTATAGTTGTGCCTTTAATCTTTAATATTATTAGCAATGACTTCTGTAACCGCCGCTTCGTTATAATCATTATTACAGCCAATGAATCCAAACATTTTTTTAATGTTCTCTCTGTCAAACATTCGTTCAAAACTCGTTAAATAACACCATTCTTTGTTTTTATTTGCGAATTCGATTAATTCTTTGCTATTCTTTTGTAAGAAATCTACCGCACTTTTATCTTTATTAAACCAACCGCTTTTGCTTTGTTGACGAATATTCTCTCTAATCTGAACAATAACCTTTGTTTGTGGAAACAGTTCCTTAAAATCAGATATATATTGAATATTCCCAGAGTCATATCTAATTTCTTTAAACCCCCATACATTCGTCGTCGCACTATTTTTAAACATATTTATAATTGTCATTTGTATTAATTGCACGATTTGTTGATACTTGTAAGAATTGTACCAGGCGGGTTTTACATTTTTTGCGATAATTTCGCTATACTTTGCCGGATTGAAATGACCTGGTATGTAATCTGCGCTTGATGTTTTGATTCGTCTATAGAATTCAAGCAGGCTGTTAATTGCGCCAAAATTCTCTCCACATATATTGCTATTTGGGATTGTATTAATAATTCTCTGTAATGTCGTTGACCCTGAACGACCCGTCGCACATATCAATACTATTTTATCCTCTATTTTATTTGCCGGGTTAGCTTCCATAAAATATTATTTTCATAAAAAATAATACATTTAAACTTGTGTGCGACAATTTAGAACCACCCCTTAAATTCTAATTGGCGATCGTTGTCGTTTGCCATTACAGGATGAGCAATCGGCACGACTAATGTGCTAACATCACTTACATATTTCATGTAACCCTGTGCTTCACCGTATACTTGTTGGATGCAGTAATCCAAAACAATCTTGTTCAACGCTGAAATTTGCTGTTGAAAATTGGTTGGTTGGTTAGCGGCGTATTGTAAAAACACACTTCTCATGATTATTTTTAGCGAATCGCAATCCTGGTCACCAATAACATATTGCCCATTCGATATTCTATAAATGCCCGCTCGGATTCCATTTTGCAAGATCTGAATGTTTTCTTGAGAGAAAAATGCTTGGGATAGGGAGCTTGATGTCCATAATCCTTCGGTGGCGTTCCTAAAGGTCACGCATTGGTTAGCAGGTATTTTATCGTACATTTGAAACAAAGCAGAAGTATTAGGGGTTTTAATATCAACCCGTCCGTTATTTACTTTATTCATTTATATTACTCCAATAAAAAAAATATATTCCTTTAATTTATATGGAAGGATTTCAACAGATTGTTCTATTTTCTGCTATCATAATATTAATAATTGCGCTTGTATTTATTGGTATTTCATTGTCATATGCCAAGGATGGACAAAAATGGCCACCAGTGGTTCCATCTTGCCCCGACTACTGGAAATTCGAAGGCGATGGCGATGACACCAGATGCGTAAATGTTAAAGATTTAGGAACTTGCCCACCAATGAGTGGAAAGAAACATCTAGAAATGGACTTTAATACTCCTACATATACCGGGTCTCAAGGCACATGTAATAAATCTACTTGGGCGAATAATTGTGGAGTTAGCTGGGATGGCATCACATACGGATCTTCCCAACGTTGTTAAATATATGGAACACTTTCATTAAGTTTTCAAATAACAAAAAAAGCTACATAAAAACAATTATTATTTATTATATAAGATGGAGAACTTAGAAATAAATACAATTCTTAATAGGACCGAACAGGCCGAACAAGTGAGGAATATATTGCGCAACTTTGAGGCAAATAGAAATGATGTCCTTTTGAAAAGGGGGATTTATGTATTTGGCGACCCAGGAACAGGCAAAACTACATTTGTTACTAAAATCTTGAAGGAAATGAATTATGATATCATAAAATATGATGCCGGAGACATAAGAAATACATCCGTGATTGAAGATATAACAAAGCATAATATGGCGGATAGAAATATCATGAGTTTATTCAACAAAAAAGCACGAAGACTCGCAATTATTATGGACGAAATTGATGGAATGAATAATGGAGACAAGGGAGGCATCAACACCTTAATCAAATTAATCCGTCCTAAAAAGACCAAAAAACAAAAGTTAGAAGAAGTTACGATAAACCCGATTATATGCATCGGAAACTACAAGGTAGATAAAAAAATCAAGGAGCTTATGAAGGTATGTAACACAATAGAGCTTAAGACTCCTACATTACCGCAGGTAACAAATATAGTAGCGCCTCTTTTACCTAACATCGACCAAGACATTAAGGGAAGAATAGCCACATTTGTTCAGGGAGACTTGAGAAAACTTCACGGCATTTATACCATTTATAAAAATAAGCCGGAATTTTTCACCGAACATTTAATTGATAATATACTACGAATCAAGTCTTACAGTGATGATACAAAAAAAATAACGAGAAATCTATTTAATAAGTATTATACCGTGGCAGAGCATAATAGCGTTATGAATGAAACTGATAGAACAAGCGTCGGGCTCTTGTGGCACGAAAACCTGATTGATGTTATTGATAAGGCGGATAAAAAGGTATCGATACCATTTTATATTAATCAGCTAGAAAACGTCTGTTTTGCGGATTATATTGATCGAATTACATTTCAAAAACAAATTTGGCAGTTTAACGAGATGAGCTCCTTAATTAAAACACTGAAAAATAACAAGATGTATCACGAATCATTCCCGCAAAAGCAGCCTTGTAATCCAACAGAAACCAGATTCACAAAGGTTTTAACCAAGTATTCCACAGAATATAACAATTCGCTATTTATTCAAAAATTATGTCAGGTGTTAGGCATGGATAAGAAAGATCTGTTTGGATTTTTTATTGATCTGAAAAATGCCGATAATGATAGCGAACTTAATCGATTGACCGAAATGTATGAAATCGGAAAGTTGGACATTAGCCGCATTTACAGGTATATTGAAAAATATATCAAGGAGAATGCGACGGGAATAACTGATAAGGACGTTGAAGAGGAAGAAGAAGATTTTGCTTTCGAGGAAGAATAAAATGTGTGATCGTATGCTGTTTATTTTACACCTTTTAGATTTCAAATACTGATTATTTATAAACAATTATTATACATAATCACGTCTCAATAATTTCCAGAAAATATTATATAACTCAAAAATACACCAAAAAAATTCTTTGCGAACAAATCTAATATATTGTAAAATGCATTTTTAACATAATAAGGCAAAACCGCTACAAAACCATACATTGACCAAAAAAAGAAAAAATACCAAAATAATAAATATCCGTTTGTGTTTTCAGTTACATAGTTTACATAAATGATATAATAATACAGTAAAAATGGTATAAACCCTAGAAATACTCCAAGCAAAACGGGAATAATTTTCATTTCACCCAAATAACCAAAAAACAACATTAACCAATTCAAAAGCACTACAGGTATAAAAATATTTGAATTCTCTTTCAAAAGTGTAAAAAATTCCAGTTCGGTTGTCTTGTCTTCTACCATTTTATTTAGATAAATTAAATATATCATCAATGTTATTAGCATTGTCGGGGTTGTAATAAACCAATCTATATATCTTTTGGGTGTAACATTTAATACCTTGGTAAAATTATAAGCCAACCAAACATAAAATGATCCTTCGAAAAACTGAACCACCAATTCTAATAATAGTAATTGTCTTATTATCGAATAAATAGTTGGAACTTTTACAAAAAACGCTCCAATCTCGATTATTCCTGTTATTATTTGAACAATAATTGAAATTACTAATGTGACATAAAATAAGTATTTCGCATCCATATATCCTATATTAGTTAAATATTTTAGTTTTTATCAAACTATTTCTTCCGCACATTTTGATTCAATAAAGAACATATTTATTATTTTACAAACGTCTTCTTGTGTTCTATCTTCCACTAGATAGCGTTGAACTGCTGTTAATTTGTAATCATTACTTTATGAGTAGGCATTATATACTAATTTGATATTTATAAAAATTTGAAATAAAATTGATTTTAAAATTAAGAACACATAACATAGATATAACTTATACAATAATGTCGAAATTATTATCTCTTGGAGCAATCAATAAACATGGAGATATTGATCAGGAAGATAAAACTTCCGGAGACGAAGAACTCGCGAGGCAATTGCAAATGCAATTTAATGCCGAAGATAATAATAACTTTAACAGTTCTTCTGCCTCGCCCAACGAACAGATTATCAATATCTATGAATTGTCGTTTGAAAATGGGAAAGTTATGAAATTCCTTGAGACCAAGTACTCAAAGGCATTAATGGAATGCGCCCCTATCATTGATGCTATCAACAAATGCAAAGGTGACAATGTTCAATTGGTTGCTGAGCTCGCGACCACGATTAAAAGCAAGCTGCCTAACACGATCAAAAACCGTGTGTCCTTTTGTTTTTACGGCGCAACCTGGAAGGCCAATATAGGAAGCCGAGAAACCGCAAAATTCTTGTTTGAAAAGGGATGGGGAGGCCACTGGGGTTGGTGGATTCGAACAGCGATTGAAAGACAAAAAATCGGAACTTGGCGAAGCATAATTAAACAGATGAAAGATTTGGGGCTTGATATCGAAAAGTTTCCAGCGTGGCCGAGCAACAACACGATTCTCTTTGAAAACAGTGTTCTTCGCCTAAAAGTAATAGGTGCGACTGGCTACTCTGTAGAGTACTTGTAGTCCGGATTGGAAAAGGGGTGTATAATTGTGAAAAACATCATGAAATCAAATCATGGTGTTTTTATTTGGTTTTAGTTATTGTGTTAGTTATTTGAGTAAATTATTTTATTTTTTCAGTGAGTTATTAGTTAATATAGATGAGCTGCTTTTTGAAACGCATAGCCTGTCGAGATTTCTCGGCATCGGCAATTCTAGCGTCGCGCTTGGCCTCCCACTTCGCAATTTGGATTGGATCCAAGTCACATCGCATATGAGACATATAATGGCGAGGGGAACTGTAAAACATTGTAGACGAATTGTTCTTACTCTTACATTCACCCGTCGCAAGAACTACCTTAAAGTACAAATCCTCATCACTCGACCCAACGAAGTTGGTATAATAATGTCCAGTTTCCGCATCTCTAATATTACTTCCGGTATCCGAAGAGGTATACAGCTCAATCTTACGCAGTCTCGAACCACGTGTGTTCGCTAGTGGTCTCCAAATTACGTTATAACCACTGTCCATTCTTTGTGAATCATGTAACATATCGTTAGGGTTAAGCACATACTCGTTGGCTTCATGTGGCGACTCGTTATACTCCATTGTTACTGTTATAATCAAGGTATCTTTAAGTATATTTTGATTAAAAAATTATTACGATAGTGAAGTTATTGTTGGCGCCTCTTGAGAAAGAGCGATGCGCCTTTCCTTGATTCGGTCGCTAATAATTTGCTTCATTTTGTCCTCCAAATATGTTACCTTTTCCGTTAATTGATTGTTTTCTAATGTGAGCTGTTGAATTAAAACACTCATTTCGTTAATTTTATTCTGCGCAGCAGGCAGAGAAGAGGCTATCTGTAATTTATTCATCATTTCTTCTTGTTCAGCTTGTTTTTTCATGTGTTCCTGTATCATTACTTCTCTCTTCTGTTTCATTTCTGCGATTTGCTTTATTACATCCGGTTTGTTTTCTGGTTTTCCCGGTTCATACGAGGTTAAATTATTAATATCATCTGTAAAAAACCTCAATATATCTGGTTCTTTGACAAAATCGGCAGGGACCAATGTGGAGTAATGCATACTTGGATTAGGACCTTGAGCAAGCAATTCCTTTTTGTCAAATGAATTCTGTTCGTGTGAAAATACTAAAATGGATTTTTTGGATTCCAATTGAACAAATGGAATAGTATAATCCTTTAAAAACTTCTTCTCTTCTGCCACAGAAGATTTTTCATCAAACCGCGTGACCTTTAGCAACTCTCGTTTAAAAGCAAATGTCGCAGCCGTGGCATGGTTTGGTCCATACGGCCCAAACTGAACCATCTTATTTACGTGTTTAAAATAACAAAACATCGCGCTTGACCCAGCACATAACGCTTTGGGTGCTTTTTGTAAGGTTTCAACCGCGTGTCGCACTCTTTCGGGCGGATAGTAATCGTCGTCATCCATATATACAATAATATCACCGCTCGCCTTTTCGTTCAACAAATTTCGTTTACTTCCCAAAGTCATCTTTTCATCATATTTAAAATATTTAACTTGTGGAATATGACTAACTAATTCTCCGATCTTATCCGTTCCATCATCAATTATAATCCACTCCATTCTATCTTTGGGGTATGTCTGGTGTTCAAAACATTTAATAATCATCGGTATAAATGGACGCCTATTAAAGGTTGGAGTACATATGCTCACCATTGGAAGCGTCTGTTGCTTTTTATTTTTCCCCATTTATCAGTATTTTAATTATAGGTTTAAGTCCTATTTTTATGTAAATTAATTTTTTTCCCTATACTTATAAGCTCATTTTTAATATTTCCTCCAGACTGGGGTCTGCCAAAGAACCAATGATACAGCCATCCGTGTTTGTCTTTCGGTAGGTTTGATTCTGTAATACACGTCTTCTTGGCTTGTTTATAACTTGTTAAAAGAGAGAAACCCTTTTCTGTTACTGGAGTGTATATGTCAATTGCTATAAATCCAAAATATATTAACAGAACGACGATCGTGGGAACTATACCGCCTACCGCACCCAATTGTATAAAGGCAAACAAAATTACAAAAAAACTTAGGAGGCCCATCATTTGTCCCTTGTAATGCTTGTATGTTTCTTTTATAATTGTGAATCCAGTCGTTGGGTCAGTTTTGGTTTCTGAGTCGGTTTTGGATTTTGAGTCACCATTCAATTCTGATTTAAATGTGATAACGCCAAAAATACACCACCAAAACGCTAAAATTATAAAGAGTGATGAAAAACTCCACGCAAAAATCGTCGCCAATGTAAATAAAATAATTAGGCCAAATGCTATCAAATATCTAAATGGTGTGGAAAAAAATCCGATGTTTTCCCATTTTGGCAACCCTTTACCTGTTTCATTTGTATTTTCCTTGAAAAACCACCCCATTTCAGTAAACCATGTATAAATAAAATGTATGATATCTATAAAAATAATGAACGGCGATAATGTAGAGAATATTACGGGACCCATTAATACAAGCAACGATTCGGGCATCAAATTTAATTTATTCAATACATAACTGAATATAGCATAATTAAATTGTAGGGTGCTTTCTAGAACAGTCACAAAATAGTTTAGTAAAAAAAATGAATCTGGATTATTCTTATAAGAACGAAGGCCGTCTAGTATACTATTTGAAGAGTTGTACTCGTCGTATGGTATTTTTAATTTCATCGACATTTGAGGATCTGTATTCGTAGTAAAAATATTCGTTGTAATTGGTTCAATGTCCGGCTTGGTATTTACATAGGGATAGCATTTTTTATCGTCTGGCAAAACGTTAGATTGCGCTACTTTACATGCGTATAATATTAGACCACTGAATCCATAATAAACAGGTATGCTGAATAGAATAATTACTATGATGATAATATAAGTTGTTAATTTCGAGGTATAGGACTTTTTGTCATCCGTTTCATCAGAATTTGCCATTACTTATATTACACAGACAAAAGAAAAATGATATAAAATAATAAAAAGGTTTATTAAATTTGAAGTCTATAAAGTTATTATTTACTAAATCACCTAATTCGGATTAATTTTAAATCTTCATAGATATTATATTACTATTATGGAAATCTATAAAAAAAACTCTGGATTTTTATTTTTGGCAGTGACCAGTTTTGTTCTATTAATATTAATATTTAAGTGGATTGATTATTTAACCAAAAATAAATTCATTATGGAATGTTTTACATCATCAATAATTCAAGAGGAATACGGCGGCGCAACAAGTCACACTGTAGATCTTCCTTTAACAACAACGTATAGTTGTACGAATTTCTGTGGTCCGGCCGCGCGATGTGCCATAACCGGACAACAGTGTTCGGCCGATATTGATTGCCCCGGCTGTCAGCCATACACACCGCCGTTGAAAAGTGCGCCCGAAAATGTCCCCGGCAATGATGAAGCTGGAAAACTCACAGTCGGTGTTACGCCAAGATATTCGCCATTAACAAGTGGTTATGGAACCCGCGAAAGGGTCATTACTGCTAATATGTTCTCTAAACCAGCCATGCCCAATTTCGGCGTTAATACGTGGATGGGTAGCTTTAATGAAGATCAAGCGTTGTTTGATAAGAGATATAAACCGCCGGCTGTTCAGTTTATGCCTGACTACCCTGAACGTTATAGTTTGACTGGTGAATTCATTGAGGACGGACCATTTGCGTCTAATTCTCCCCTCCCTTAGGCGTTCAATCTTTGTCAACAATTACCTCCTTGGAAACCCTTTTAATGATTTTTTCTTCCTTTTCAAAATCATTATCACCACGTCCGCCCATTGCTTCCATGATAATCTTGTTATATTGGTCAGAAAAGCGAGAAGCACTTTTGGTACAATCTGGATGCGCTTCTTTGAATTTGGGTAACATTCTCGCGTTTTTATCTGCAACCTTTCTAACCATCTTGTGCATCTTCTTTTGTTCATCATCTTTTTCCCATTTATCTTCGTCTTTGATATACATTGTTTCTCTCTTCTTGTCGGTACAATGAACCGGTCTTTGGGTTACATCCAGGTCCTTCAGGCTCTTTACAATAATATTAGAGATTCCCTCTACGTAACCGAGTTCTCCAACTTTTTCCAGGTCCGACAATTGTAGCTTAATCGATTCAACGAAATCTGTAATATTCATGGCATCTTTGCATGTTTCATTCAAGAAGAAGTTCAGGTTAAATGCCTTGTTATGCGAGTTTGTGTTTGTATTTGTGTTTGTAATATTAGTTGTGCTCTGATTATAAGTATCCTTCTTTACAATTTCAAGAATTAAGTTTTTAAATTCCTGATTTTCTTTTATGAGATAGTTAATCAAATCGTCCTTGTCGGTCGCATTGTTGTTATTATTTTTTACTTCAGGTTCATCATTTGTTTCAATTACAAGATTAGTATTATTTACAGAGCACCCTTTCGCTTTATGTTTCCACAACCCAGATAAAGTAGCATAGTTTTTACCACATTCGCAGCTATGTTCGGCATTTATTTTTATTTCCGCATTTTCCAATTCATTTCCAGCGACACGATACATATGTTTTTTGGTCTTGGTGTGAATTATATAGTTGCTTTTCTTAGAGCATCTAAAGTCACAACACTCGCAGCAAAAATCGGCATTTTTCGGCATCTTATTTAGTTCCATTTGATATATATATGGAAATATAAAAAATGCCTAAATCATTTTAATTGCAAATAATAAAAATTTTATCGTCACAAATTGAAAATTATTTTTTTGGTGACCAGACCATAAAATTCAATTATGCAGTAAAAACATGTTATTTCGCAACACTGTTTTGGCTTTTTCGATTTTTGGACATTTTTTTTGTCCATTTTCATTTTCTGAAAAAACTTTCCCAGGAGAAAACTTGATATTTTCAATTCTTTAAGTTAAAAACAACTAATTACAAAACGCATCTAACAAGAAGTGATTACGATCATTCCGAATAAAAACATTGTCTAATCCAATGGTTTCGTACCAGGTGGTCAAATCACCCAAAATACGAAACCCCGAGACACATGATAAGACCTGTATAAATTCACATTTACTCGGTAAAACCCGTCCGACCCGCAAACCATCCCATGAAACCTTCAACCAACCCGACGTTTCCACCAATTCAATTTGAAAAGAAGCAATAAGATGGTAGAAATGAACCGCGGATAAAGGATAGACAAGAGTAATACCCGTCTTATTACATTCAAGTTCAACCAAAGGAGCACCTTTGTGGAGTTGTGTAACATCCCCCGCCAAGAGGCTAATGGAAAACTGAATGGTCCCGCCATATGCTATCCTGAAGTTCCCCAGAAACTTGGACGGCGCATTGTAAACCCACAAAGATTTATCCGGTTTCCCGTGAATGAGGTTATCACTTGCCTGAATATAATGATTAAAGAACTGACCGCGGCTATATGGTTCAAAAACGGGAACTGAAACTGGTAGTTTGTTGCCAAGAATAGTCCAACCGTCGTTCCCGAGTAGAAAATCGCTACCGACAATCGTGCCATCCGCATCCACAATCATGACATTTCCAGGAAAGGACTGAGACGAGCCATCCGTTACAATAAAAGAAAACACATCGGAGCAAAAGCGACAGAAAAGTCTCGTGTTCGGAACATAGTAAACACGGTGTAAAGAACCAGTAACCAAAGTATGATTATGAGTGATAGGCGCGCCGGAAACGGGATGATAACCATACAAACTATACACCTGGGATAATTGAAATAAGGTTCCGTACTTGGGTAACTGTGTAATAAACGTCGTGAGTTTGCTGCCAATTTTATCCCCACCCTTTAACCGGACAATATAGCCCGGAAGAGAATTGTTCATAACAATCAATTGATGAAAAGCAAACGGAACCGCGAGAGAAGCATAAATAGGGCACAAAGCGATCAATAAGAATAATAAACAAGAATAAACCGACATATACTAATAATATCAACCAATGCTTATATTCTTTAAGTATCAAATTTATATAATATATTGTAACATTAGTTAGGATCTTTCTTTTAAGCATCGCGAATAATTACCTCCTTGGAAACCCTTTTAATGATTTTTTCTTCCTTTTCAAAATCATTATCACCTCGTCCACCCATTGCTTCCATAATAATTTTGTTATATTGGTCTGAAAACCGAGAAGCACTTTTGGTACAATCTGGATGCGCTTCTTTGAATTTGGGTAACATTCTCGCGTTTTTATCTGCAACCTTTCTAACCATCTTGTGCATCTTCTTTTGTTCATCATCCTTTTCCCATTTATCTTCATCTTTAATGTACATTGTTTCTCTCTTCTTGTCTGTACAATGAACCGGCCTTTGCGTAATATCAAGATCCTTCAGATTCTTTACAATAATGTTGGAAATACCTTCTACGTAGCCGAGTTCTCCAACCTTTTCCAAATCCGATAATTGTAGCTTAATCGATTCAACAAAATCTGTAATATTCATGGCATCCTTACACGTTTCATTCAAGAAAAAGTTCAGGTTAAATGCCTTGTTATGCGAGTTTGTTGTAGTAGTTGTTGTATTGTGAGTGCCATTTTTGATAACCTCCAGCATGATATTTTTAAAATCTGATGTTTCCTTTATCAGTTCTGAATTTTGTTTTATAAGCATCAGTATAAGTTGATCTTTATCCGCTGGGTCGTTTGTTATTTGATCATTCTTTTCATCTGAACCGGAATAGTCTTCGGGTTTACATTTTTTATTATGTCTCCATAATCCGGAGTTATCCTTATATTCCTTGTGACAATTTTGACATATATATTTGGAGCTTAAGCCGGGCTTAAAATCATTGCTAATCATTGATTTTATATGTTTAGCACTTAGACAGTGATTATCCATGTTACTCTTCTTACCTGTTTTATAGTCACATTTTTCACAAAAATATTCAGGGCTTAATTTCGGCTTAAAATCATTGCTAAACATTGCTATACATTGACAGAATATTATAATTTTAACTTCTTTTCCCAAAAAAGTATAAAATTTTATCGTCACAAATTGAAAATTATTTTTTTGGTGACCAGACCATAAAATTCAATTATGCAGTCAAAACATGTTATTTCGCAACACCGTTTTGCCTTTTTCGATTTTTGGACATTTATTTTGTCCATTTTAAATTTCTGGAAAAACTTTCCCAACGAAAAAACATGTTTTTATCTACAGGTGTAGGGTTTTTTTTAGACATTATTTTCTCAAAATTCCTACACGGTTGTAGGAATTTTGATGATTTTGGGCTATTTTAGGGCCACAATATTTATGTAGCATACAATAGACCCGCATTGCCGCCAACAAATATTACCATATTTACACGCTCCTCAATTAAATACATGTTGAAATTGTAATCATAAATACGCCACGTTGGTTTGTTAATACCCACAATATCTCCCGTTGTGGGGTCGCAGATAGTTAACACCTGCGCATATGGATCTACCGGAGGCGATATAGTTGTAAATTCAAACTGAACATTTGTAAATCTGCTCATATTCATCGCACCTGATGGTTGTATTACTCGCGGATTGGTATCGAGACAAAAATTATAACAATACAAGCCCTGTGGCGCATTACCAGCGGTTCTCACATACTTTTCAACAAAATTATATACCCCCGAAGGTAACATATTTTCTCTATATTGCCCATCCAAGAGGATCCCAAGTGCTACTAAAATATACTGAATATTCTGCGGATTGTATTGCCCTGTTATGTAGAGGTTTGTTGGCGAGCCATCAGGATTTACACCTGGACCTATACTAGGAGGACCTGGAGCTAAAGGATTTACATAATTATAGTCTCCCGCACTAGGCGCAAGGATCACGTCCTGAGGCATATAATTATAAGGCCAATTCGTATAATTTGACCACTGATTTCTCAGGTTTGCGTCGCTTCGCTGAAAGTAAAACATCCAGCTAATCACCATTCCCAATGAATCCAAATCAATCTTATTCTGCCCAGTTATGTTATAATAGGGTCTCTCGTAGACCTGCTTAAATAAATACTTCTGCTCGTTCTTAGCAAATACCTCAGATTCGTCGTTTGATAAAAAGCAATAAGTGCAGTTTAAATTAATATCTACGTTCCATTGTGTTCTGGTATCCACATAAGATACCGGGCCAAGAATTTCATCTGGCGGTGTTTGAAGGAATCGATACGGTTGCATATAAAACTGATTAAAATTCGGCGCAACCACTGGAAACGAATTCGCGTAATCCATAACATCGCGTATAGTAAACCATTCGTTAAAAGGTCTTAATGTCACGCTAATTTGAAGCTCGTTATATTGAAGCGCGACTAATGGAAAGGCCTGTGTAGTAACAAGATTAAACCATGCGCCAAGAGGGATATATAATGTGCGCCCTGTGATGGATGGCTGTGCACCGGCCGGACTGGGATTATAAAACGCACTTGGATATGCGTTTACTCGCGCGCCATAGTTTGCAGGATCATTTAACTCGGCTGTTTGTCCAATCATTTCGTTAAATAATGCGAGCTTCTCTGCTGTAAAATCGCGCTGAGCGGAAGCTAAAATATATTGCCCCGAGTATTCTTGTAATTTTTGATTACCGCAATTAATAGTTATGCGGCTAATAATTTGCGCGCCGATATTTTCTATCCATTGAAAATCGTAAGGCGCCCAGTCAGTATAACCAGTTACCGCACCTGCTGAATTATAAATTGGTTGAGGAGGCAGAATTGGGCTCCAAATTGTCGGGAGATTGATTGAGATGTAGCAGTCCATAAGGAGGTCGGCATATCGTTTAACGCGGTATACAAATGTTGATTCTGTTGTAGGATTAATTGTTGGCGTTCCTTCATAATCCAATCTAAAATTTTGCTTACCAAAGTTCGTGTATTTTTTATAAACAGCCTTCCAGAATGTTTTGCTTGGATTGCCATTTAAAATTATATTCTGTTGCCCTTCGCTAACCAATTGCATTAATCCGCCTGCCATATTAAGTATATAATAAGGTAATTTTTTAATTCTTTATTTCATCATTTATATATTCTTTCTAAAACCCAAATTTAAATTAAAAAATAATATATTATATTAGATTAATGCCAAGCGTAGCAGAACAGTATTTAAGCAACATTACAAATTCCGATGAAGCTTTCCAGTCGTATATGATTATTGCGATTATTTTTGTCATTCTTGTAATATTTATCGTATACATGATTTATCTTAGCAGATTAGAATCGAAAGAATGCGATTTTATGAATTCTTTGTATCCCACCGTAAACGGAAACATTAGGCCTATTTCTGCGAATGATCCCGACTGTAGCGGCAACCTTTTTGATTACTATGTTAAAACCGCATATAATGCTTGTTCGGGCGGCTCTTACAAAAACGATTTCGTAAATATTTGTAATTTAAAGGCAGTAATTAAACAGGGTGTCAGGTGTTTAGACTTTGAAGTATACTCAATTGACAATCAACCCGTCGTTGCTACTTCCACAGTCGACAGTTATTTCATTAAAGAGACATTTAATTCCGTTGATTTTAGCAGCGTAATGGAGACAATCCGTAGCTACGCATTTTCCGGCGGAACCGCGCCAAATCCAACAGACCCCATTATTGTTCACTTAAGAATTAAGAGCAATAACCAGGAAATGTATTCTAATTTAGCGTCTATTTTAAAATCGTATGATGATATCTTGCTTGGAATGGATTATAGTTTTGAAAATAGCGGTCATAATTTAGGAAGCGTTCCCTTAATAACGTTTAGGAACAAGGTGATTCTAGTCGTTGACAAAATAAACAACTCATTTTTACAGAATCAAGCATTCCTAGAATACGTAAACATAACAAGCAACTCAATCTTTATGAGAAGTTATTCAAATTATGACATTGTAAATAACCCCGATACTCAGGAATTAACTGACTATAACAGGACGGGCATGACAATCGTCTTCCCAGACGTAGGTATCGATCCCGCAAATCCAAGCGCAATGCTAGCTAGAGCGTATGGATGTAATTTTGTCGCAATGCGTTATCAACTGGTGGACAACTTTTTAATGGAGAATGCCGAGTTTTTCGATAGATGTGGTTACGCATTTTGTTTAAAACCCGCGGATTTGAGGTACCAACCTATCACTATTCCGGCACCAACCCCACAAAACCCCGCGTATTCATATGCTACGCGGACAACATCAACAGACTATTATAGTTTTAAATCTTAAGAAGGGTTCACCCCCACTATAAAAAAATTTAAAATTATAAATTACTAATTGCCCATTGAAGATTTAAATCTATTTAGTATATAAGATCACGGGATGACAACAAAAAAGACCTGTAAAGGATTAAAATTCGAAGATTGTGAATTAGCGATTCTTCGTATGGCAGTTGATAAAGCGGAAGAAAAAATGGCTAGGCGCGTTATTCAATCAGACGATATTAAAAGAATTATTAAGATTGTCGAAGATTTTATTAAGCGAAAGGCCCTAATTTGTTATGGAGGGACGGCAATTAATAATATATTACCTTCGGATGATCAATTCTATAACAAGGAAGTAGAGATTCCTGATTATGACTTTTTCGCGGTGAATGCGTTGGCCGATGCGAAAGAGTTGGCAGATGTTTATTATAAACAGGGGTTTACAGATGTAGAGGCAAAGGCGGGTCAGCATCACGGAACATATAAAGTGTTCGTTAATTATATTCCAGTTGCTGATATAACCATGTTACCCAAGGGTATTTATAATGCGTTGAAAAAGGACGCGATTCGCGTAGGCGGAATTTTATACACACCGCCAAACTATTTAAGAATGTCAATGTATTTAGAGCTCTCGCGCCCCGCAGGAGATACGAGTAGGTGGGAAAAGGTTATGAAGCGTCTGTCGCTATTAAATAAACATTATCCAATTACAGATTTAAATTGTAACATGGTTGATTTTCAACGAGAAATGGAAGATAGAACAGATGAAGACCTTATTTATGATACAGTAAGAAACGCGTTTGTAAATCAGGGGGTCGTGTTTTTTGGCGGCTACGCCATGTCTCTATATTCGCGCTACATGCCTGGTAATGTTAAACAGAAATTAGAAAAGATTGCGGATTTCGATGTTTTATCCAATGACCCTGAAACAACCGCCGAAATTGTGAAGGAACGTTTAAAGGATATTGGCGTCAAAAATGTTAAAATCAACAAAAGGGAGCCGGTTGGAGAAGTAATCCCTGTACATTATGAAATTTGCGTTGGAAAAGATACAGTCGCAATGATATACAAACCGATTGCGTGCCATAGTTATAATGTTATTACCATATCTGGACAAAAGGTCAAAATAGCAACAATCGACACCATGTTAAGTTTCTATTTGGCATTTTTATATGCGGATCGCGCTTACTATAACCATTTCTTAGACAGAATATTATGTATGTCAAGTTTTCTCTTTGATGTGCAGCAAAAGAATAGATTGGAGCAAAAGGGTCTGCTTACTAGATTCAGTATTACCTGCTATGGACACCAAGAATCCGTTGAAGAAATGCGCGCCGATAAGGCAGCAAAATATAAGGAATTAAAGGAGAAAAACGATAAGGGATTGTTAGAAGAGTGGTTTTTAAATTATAAACCAGATGATTTTAAACAGAAAAAATCAGATGATAATAAACCAGCAAAAAAGAAGGCAAAAAAGGCCAAAACAGCTAGAACAGCCAAAACAGCTAAAACAGCCAAAACAATTAAGAGGAAGAAGCAACTAGCTATTTATGGTGGCAAAACAAGACGCTCCAGTTAAATTACGGACGACAAACATCGCCGTAACAGTCATCTAGCTTATCTTGAAATGTGACTCGCCGATGTCTATTATACATTTTATATAAGAATACAATGGCCAATAGAGCGAAAACCAAAATTCCTATATAAATATATAGGGAGTCTACTGAGAAATCGTCACCTCCACCGATAATATCGTTGGAAATGTCGTTAATTGTGAATTCAGAACTAGTTATATCGATATTGTCCATTTTTATAGAAGAATATTAATGCTTAATCATTCTAACTTATAAACAACGGTTTTCCAATACGATTAAAAAAACGTCGTATAATATTTTTGCTAAACTCTTGTAAATGATACTGTCTTTGACCTCTCGGGGTATCTTCTTATTTATCAAAACTATCGCATAAACAATATATAACAACAACTTCTCTATTAGAACCTTTATATAATTGCCCCCGCTATTGAAAATATTCCAATCGTTAACATAGCTACACATTTGGGTATTGGATTGTTTTATATAAAACGAATGAATGTCTAACAGCCCGGACAGAATTCGGTGATAATTCGATTTCTCGTTTTTCACGTTGATAAGATTGCTTATCTTGTCATAACCAAATAGGTCCATGTAAAGAATCTTCTTATTTGGTTCATTTGCGAAAATAAAGGGGTTCATTCCGTCTATATATTTGTTTTTGTACAGAACATTACCGTCTATTAAAAATGGAATGTAAGACGACTTTATTATTGTATTTAAAATGTCGTCTATGTCTGTATATTTACACTTTACCGGCTTCGTGCCTCTTTTGATGTTGTGATACGTAATAAATAATTTACCGTTTATTTTTTGACAAATATCGGACGGAATACTACCACCTAAATGCCGCTTAAGCTGTTTAACCAGTCGCAGCTTGTATGATTTTCTAAAGTCCGCCGCAAGTATTTCGTATAATTTTGTCATAAGATGAAGTCCATCAATATAATATAAGAACCCCACAATTGCGCCGATACTGCATCCAGATATGCGATCTATTCTAATATATTTGCGCCTTTCCATTTCCTTTAAAAAGTATAGTGCGCCAACTAAATAACTACCATTAAATGCGCCGCCATCCAAGATGAGGTCTATTACAATCGGCTCCTTCGTTTTTGTTATCTCCTCTGGTAAATTATCGATTAATTTTGTAACGAAATCTTGAATCATTCAAACTAGTGTATGGCGTTATTTACTATTTTACAATAAAACGAAATTTATTGTAAAATGGACAGTAGCATAATGAAATTTTTATGCGCTTTTTTTATTTTTCATCAATCGCTTCATAAAATCGTGTTCGTTTCTATTTTGAACATAGATATTTATTATTTCAGCCGGTGAATATAAATACTCGCGAATCTTCTTCAGGCTAGCCTTATTAATGGGGCTATTAAATAGATTCTGATACATTTCAGACATTGTTGAATGGCTTGCGTTTTTTAGTTCGTGTGTTATATCGATTCTTCCAGGACGAGTCAATGCCGCGTCGAGCTTACGATAGTGGTTCGAAGAAATTATCAATATTCTACCTGGAGTCTCTCTTATTCCGTCCCATAAATTAAGAATATCGTCAAGTGTGATTGGCGGCTCTGTAGCCGGCGCGACTAGTTGTACGGTTGTTACTTCAGATGAATCCCGACCACGCTTGGCGATGTCGCCTATTACAATATTTTCCGATTTATCCTTCGCTTTTGCGCGCGATTTGTTTTTACTACTTCGTTCCAATACAACGTCACCTATACAATCAATATCTTCAAAAACGATAATTTTCTTGTCGAATGACACGGAGCCCTTTTCATTATAACTAGAATACGTGTTTTCAAAAAAGAAACCTTCCAGTTGTTTTTTGGTCTTTATAATTTTAAGTGGGATGACGACAAGGTGACGGTTTGTATATTTTGCGAGGGATTTAATAAAGGATGTTTTCCCTGTTCCAGGTGGGCCGTGCAGCCCAATCCCCAACGAGTATGGTATTCCTTTTTCATAATACCATTCTCGATTGTTTAAAAAATGGTCAATATGCGCCACGAGTTGTTGCTTTCCATCGAAAAACATGTTTTGAAATGTCCGTGCACTTTCAAACACATCTTCCCGCCAACAACTGGTCAATCCTTCATCTGGTTTTGGCATGACACAATCTAAATTGTATATAAACCGTTTATTACTTCGAATTTCCCGAACAGATGACACGTATTTTTCAGTAATATTATCAATATATGTTTTTAGATAACTAATCGAATGTACATATGAGTATATCTCATATGTCATTTTTACGGTTTTTGTATTTGATTTGTCCCTCTCGTCGCCGGATGCTTCTTGTTCCGTTTCTACGCGCGCATAAATATTGTCCTCTAATTTAAACGATTTTCTTTGATCAACCATGAATATCTCGTGGGTTTTTCTTCTCTCTTCCTCGTTAGACGTTGTCTGATAGGTGCTATATGTTTCTTTAATCTGGTAAATAGGAGCGAATTTATCGATATTAGAAATAATATGGTTGGAAATCGCCTTGAACCTGGTGCTATATATGGCAGAAATATTTGGTGTCAAATTGTATGAGCACGTGGTGGAACATTTTTTCCCTTCAATAACAACACAATTTTTCTGAAAAAGACTACTTTTGAAGGTTTCAAAGTTGACATTTGATAAAATCTCCATAACGTCATATCTAGCTACATAATTTAATATATAACCATATATGCCAATCATAATAGTCGATATAACAGCATCATATGTTGGATTGCCAGTTTTAAAACTATTATACAGAGTCATTCTGCTTATGTTTTCGTATGTAGATGCTAATGTATTGATTAAACTCATATTTGATTGTGTTATATGACTTTATCTGCGTATTTTTAAGTGGGTTTTTTACATATTTACTTCGCTAAAAAACTCCGAAGCGATTCGTTATTTTGTTGATCATGTAATATATCAGACCAAACAGGGCGCTTGTGAAAAGAAATCCGTTTATGTTCATATTTCCGTCAGTCGAAAACAAGATAGGAAAATAACCGAATAAAATTTTTCTAAAAAATGGCAACTGAAATAAAAAGTACATGACGGCGAGTAACAATGGTACCTGTATTTCATTATACATATCGTCTAATGAATTGTTATCCTGCGTATTTTTATTGTAGTCATTTATCATGTCCGATGTTTGCTCATAATTCCTAATATAATCGGTATTGTCCTGTGGGGGAGGGACATAATTCGGCTGAACATGGGGATCATTACTGATGCCGATTGTAGACATTGAAATATCTCGTGATGGCAATTGAGTCGCACCATTGCGGCTAGCGTTTTGAAGTCCGCTAACTATTTGACTAATAGTCGCCTCGTCCAAGGTACCATTTGCCTGATTTGCCTGTTGTTTTTGTGAAACCACTACATTTTCAGTCGCAGACATGGAAATATTATTACTAACATTTCCGCCTCCCACCGGATCTGTTGGTAAGTCTAAGATACTTGTTGAATCGCTCATAATTAGTATAAAGAATGATTGATTATAATAATTACGCAAACCTTACTCGAAATCGATTATTTTCGCAGACGGGTCACATTTTGTTGCTACATATGAATATTTTACACACTTATCGCCATTTTTGTAGATTTTATCCTTAATTTCTTCTAAATGCGGAGCGTGAAAATTTAGACAGTCTTTATTCTTACAAATAGTTCTAAATAAAGAGGCGAGTCCAAAACCTAATAGAATAGACATTATAACTTTACCAGTTTCAGTATGAACAAATTTACCTAGATGCATTTCTATTGTTATATTACCGTGTTAAATTCTTTTTTCAAAACATATAAATTGTATGAAATACTTATACTAAATCTTCCAAGAGTACAAATGTCTAAGAATGTTATATTTTATTGAGCCTGTATTGGGATAGTGGATATAAGCGATTCATCGGTCGGACACTCTACTTGTTGTTCCTCATAATAAAAACAATTGTCGGCCTTATCCCTAACCATGACCTTTCCTACAGTTTCCGGGCTAGGGTAAATATAAATTGTCTTCATTTCGGGTCCCAAAATGTACACAAAAAAAAGACCAACGGCAAAACTAATAATAAATGCCGGGATGGAAATATATTGTAACAGCATGCTATAATATATTCGGATACAAAATTTAAGTTTTGTGGGTGGCCGCGACTCATTATTCTTGTGTTTACGCCGTGTTGTCTTGAGCGGCAACACTTCTAGCTGGCTTTTTAATTAAATTTGGCTCGTCTTCCATAGTGTATTCCTCTTCTGATTCGCTCGCAATAACAGTGGGTTTTTTCTTGAAGATAACCTCGGTTCCAACATTATATGACACGACCTTGTCGGTGAAGCTAGAATACGACAATTTTTGAATACTGTATATGGTTTGAATCAAGTTACATGTATTCGCCTCTTCATTTCGCAACACCATAGTTTCATTGTATTTTAATCCTCTTAGTTTGTCCATAAGCGGTGTTAATATCGTTGTTTGTATAACAACCGCATCGTGAGCATATTGAATATTCCCCGTTTCATTCATTTTCTTAATACAATCCTTTATTTTATCAATCTGAATATAGTAATCCGACATGGCACTATTCAATTCAGTCTTTGTATCATCATTGTCGACAATGGCATTGTAAGTTTCAAGATATATCTCATAAAAAGACGTGTAAAAAGAAATGTCGTCCTTTAATGTCTCGAACCTAGACAACGCATCTTCAGTAGTAATACATCCAAATAACAATTTATTTTTGTCGTTTATTACGGTGTTTTTGTGCTCGTTGATTTCGTCCTGTATATTATTTAACAGATTTGGTAGCAAATCTACCTTACCAATTTGAACTGTAATATCTAAATTACACGGGTCCGCAATTACACCACAAGTAGCCTTATACTGTCTACACGATTCGTCCTTGTCCGTTTCTTTAAAAAATGTGGTTTTAAATCTAGTCCCACCAGGTCGTTTACAATTTATACATTTGGGCTTAAGTTTAAGAAATTCTGATCGTTTCTCTCTGTTACTTAATGTCGAGTTGTTCATTATCTTCTTTTTATTTGCCATAATCTGTGTTTCGTATTGTAGTTTGAGTTTAAAGTATTCGTTTAACGTTTCTTTAACATTGTATATTGTTTTCGCAGACGCCTCCATTATTATATATTATATCTTATAATTTTTTAGAGCAGGCGTATTCTAAATTCGGTTGTTTCTAATAGGGCAATTTAGAATGTATCATATCGTGTTCGCTTTCCCACGCAGGTAATCCGGTTATTAGTTCTTGTTGTGCCGCCCGCTTAGCGTGCTGGAAATTCTTGATTTTCGACAAAATATATTGTTGTTTTTCCTTGCTTTTTTGCTGTAATTCGACCGGCGATAATTTACCTTTATACTTGTAAAGCAGAATTAATCCTAAAATAAGCAGGAACCCGATGAACAGCCCAATATTAAACACCATGTTATTAAATTTATCTCTAGCAACGTGGCACTGTTTAAGTGTTTGATGTAAAAAATATTTTACTCCCGGTTCAGTTAGCGATGGTTTAGCAAGGTCTTCAAAATCCATAATAATTGTAGTTAAAATAATAAATTAATTTATACATATTATCTATATGGCTAATTCTTATTTAAATATTGTAACATTTTTACTGACAACATTATTGTATTATTATTTTTTAAAACCAAGTCTTACGCTTGCGATATTAAACGATCCGGAACAGAAAAAGGAATATACTAGCAGCAGTCACATGTATTTAGCTATTTACTTATTATTAGTAATGGTTATTCAATTTATAGTAAACTCCTCTATCATTTCTTCTACCTGTGGTGGAAATATATCTGAAAATATGGGGGCGGCGGGCATTTTTACATTCTTGCCTTGGATATTAATATTTGGTGTTTTGGTTGTAATTTTAACAGTTTACCCGGGATTTAAAACCGCATTTTCCGATGTAGTGGGATATTATTGGATTTCAGGTGAGGCGAACACTGTTTTAACTGAATTATTAATTGACCCGAATATTCAAAAGAAAATAAATGCTGATTCTCAGTTGACCACTCAGGCGCAAAAAGACGCCATGCAGAGTGCGGCCGACGCAATAATTAAAATATGTGGAAATACCTCCGTAATAATAAACCAAATATTCCCATCCAATTTTGAATCTTACTGGACAATTTTAAATCCGTTGAAGAAGCCAGAGTATCAGGATGACTCAAAGGGTGTAACGGCAAAATTGAAGGAGGATTTGTTTAGATTGGTGGTTACGAAAGATAATGTAGGTGAATCTATGTGGTATACATACACAGGTCTTTTATTGACAGCTCTTGTTCAGCTTAAGATAACAAGCCGTGGTTGTGTTTCGAATCCTAAAACGATGGAGCAAAATCAGCAGAAGTTCTTGGAATCTGAAGCAGCGGCAAAGAAGCAAAACAATCTTGCTACCAGCACTAGTTACACCATCACAACCTAAGTTATTATAGGTGTAAAAGAAATTAGAGTTATTATAGATGCAAAAGAATTTAGAGTTTAATAATTGATATATATATTTATGATTACTGAAGTTGAAGATTGTGAGGATTGGGGAAACTTGAATTGTAGTGGAATTACAAACATAATTTTAACGGTTCCTGATGCAGAACGAACAATGTCGGGTTGGAGAATGGAAGAGAGAAAACTGGAAGAACGCAGATTGGTCGAAGAATCAGATCATGAATTAGTTCGTGAATTATTTGAAGATTCGTCGACTATAAAACGGGGTCCCATTACAATTACTCCTAGTACAAGCCCAAAATCATCTGAAATGAAAGCTAAAAATGCGAAGAAAAGCTGCTGTCGTTTGGAGCAAGAATTACAGCAAAAAGCACATGCTAAGAAGGTCTTAGAATTTGCCATTAAACAACAAAAGGTCGCCGAAATATACGGGGAAGCATCCGAAATGAATAAATATGACGAGTATGATGCTAAATTTTACTAATCAGAACCTTCTACATTTTTGATACATAATACATGACGGCTAAATAGCACATGATTCCTAAAACCAATGATAACAACCAGATCGGTAAAATCGTTTTGTTTTTATATCCGACTCCAAATTCGCGAATACTTCCGTCCTTGTTATAAAAACACGTTGGTTTCATCATTTGAATTGTTCCGAAAATAATAATAAATAACACAACGGCCGCTACTGTAATATTTTCTCTAATATATCCTTTATACATTTCTTATATATATAATTACAAACAATTTTTTTATAATTATATTCGTCTAAATTTGTTATTTCTATTTGTCTTTTGGCGGGGGCATTTTTTCTAGCGTCGTCGGGTTGACCTCTTCTTCTTATATGCGCGTCGGCTGCTTCTGCGTGCGCTTCTTTTTCGTGTTCCACCTTTATTTGTTGAATAATTAGCAATAGCAGCGGTAACAGCAGCAGCACCAAGAGTTGTCACAAGTATCTTCAAATAATGGCGCATATCTTCCTGAAGCTGTATCGTGTCCGGCGATACACTTCGATAATACAGGCGCTCTTCTTCAGTAATCGGGTCTCCTGCACCTAAAGGATAGTCTGCCATTATACTATATATGTATATAATTTACTACATATGGTAGTAAAATTATTGATATTTATATTTTATTTATTTAATTTATTTAATTTATAGATTACATATCTTCCTGATAATCATCATATTCTTCTTCTGGTGCCCCCACACCATCCGTATTACCATCATAATATGTTTCGTTCATAAACTCCATATCATATGCCTCTGCGTCAATTTCATTGTCAACCTGGCGTTGTTCCATTAACTCATCCAATAGAATATCAATGTTTTCATCCGTTGCGGTCGCATCTCGCTTACGAATATCTCTCTCCGCCCTCGTCATTGTATCTCTAAATTCCTGCTCTTCGTCGTAGAAATTCTTGTCTAATGTTGTCAAGCCCTTTTGCATCCCCTTGCTATACATTCCGAGCTTGTTGATTTTAAGAATTGTATCCGCGTCTCTTTCTTCGTCCGTCATCCTTTTGAGCCTATCTGTTACTAAATCCTTCTCTCTTTCTCTTAATTTGAAGACTCTATCTTGGATATCCTCGTAAGATGTATCAATCGTATTTTTTTCATTGTTCAAGATATCGATAAAAGCAATCAATAATTCAGCGGTCTTTTGTCTAAGTTCCTTCTTGTTACCCGTCAACAATCTTGTATCCGTTTTGTCTCTTGTGGTCATTGATAAATCGATTCTTGTTTCAACCTCTTCCAAGTATTCAGTAGTAAACACATCAGCAACCCTAGTTTCCTTACGGATTTCTGTCACGATCATATCATCTTCGTCGGTTAAATCTATGTAATTAAGTAAAACTCGAAGTAGGTAATATTCGAATAAAAATCGACCGGTTCGCTCGTCTAGCACAGGCTTTATTATCTTACCACCACTAACCCGAATACTGGTGAAGCTCGGCGTATAATCAGCAAGCATAACTAAATTCTTGCTTGTTTTCTGTATTGTTGTTAGAACATTCTGTAGAGTGGGAATATCGTAAAAGGTCTTGAGCTTTTCATAATACTCCGCAACATATTTCTTCAATTTATTCGCGTGATTCTTTGAAAACCCGTGATAATTAGGAATGTGTGTTTCATCATAATTCACCTTGTTCATAATTATATTTGGGAATACATTCACAAAGCTATTTACAAAATTCTTGTAAAAATTCGTAATATTATACAGCTTATCGTCTGAAATTTTGATATCTTCGTTACGAGTCGATGAATCTGCGGACCAATTCGATAAATTCGAAATAGTATTTATCATTTTTCTTACCGAACTATTTGTTATTACCGAGCCAGTATTTTTTTGAACAAACTCGCCTATTTCCGCCTTCATAGCGTCAATATTCTTAATTAAAAAATTATTCAAATCTTTTACTTCCTTTGTGTAGTTTTCAGTGGCAATATCAAATGAATCGAGTGACTTACTTATCAAATCGCGTAAGGATTTTTCAACAACTTCATCATTTTCTGCGTCAATTGCTTCCAACACTCGAGTAAGCTTCGTAATAGAAGACACCTCTGTTGGCTCTATAGCTATATTTATTCTATTGTGCTGACTGATAATTTGAATCATTCTTAGGAAATGTTCGTTGCTATAGTTCCTGCCGTCGTCCTTTAACTTTTGAATCAGTTGGTCAACAGAATCGTTGGGATTAATAAGCGCACCGTCGGGTTTATCTGTGCAGAATGGGAGTAGATCCTCTGGAATAGGTGCGAGAGATTTAAATTTACAGAAGCGAATAAATGCCAAATAAATCGTTTTTTCACTAAATTCGTCAGTAATTGCCGGGTATTTATTCTTTGTGTTTATATTGCTATAAAATAACCCGGCCGACGCATAGCTTAAAATATCCTCACGCATATTCGTCAACTGCTTAACAATATCGTTATATTCAATGATTCGCGGGTCCTTTTCCGTAAAGTATCCAATCGTCGTTTCATTTTCGCCGCTTTCACAGCATGCGTTTTCTAGATAGGGTTCGTTTCCTGAAGTATGAAGAAGTAATCTATGCTTCTTAACTACTTCTTGTATCCTTTCTACGACAGATAGAGAGAATTGTATAATCTTAGATTCAATAACACAAATCTTATTTCTCTGATCGCCGGCCCCTGTTCGCAAATCAGACAACAGACCCTTCTTGAATTCAGGTGAAATATTCAAAAGATGTTTTATTTTGAAGGCGACAAGAGGCGGCAAAAATTGCTGCCATTTTGATATATCGTGTTCTTCGGGGATTTCAGTCGCAGGGCTCGTTAACAAATACTCTGTTTTTTCATCGAACTTCCTTCTTACATCTGGTAATGCTAACAAGACATCATCGATTGAGCCCTTGATTTTTGTAATTATATTCTCTTGACGTTTTCCCTTTAACACATTCCATGGCTCGCCAGACTCTCTGATATCATAAGCCACACACCCAAGGTATGTTAAACTACTCAAATCACCCGCTCCTTCAAATGGATATCCTATAAAGGATCGAATACACCCCGGGTGGGTTTTTCTGGTTCTGATTGAGGGGATCGATGTCTGGATGCCAATCAAAAACATTCCAAGCGTGTAATATAAAATCGCCGTGTTATAAAAGTCTTTGTATGCCATCATTTTTCGGCCCTTTTCGGCCATCTCTCTTACCTTCTGTTTATAGTCATCTTCTGATTCAACTGTATCACGAATCGCAGACAAAACACCGTTCATAATGAACTCCTTCTGTGTTGTAATATTTATACCCATCGCAATAGAAAGCGTATTTATCGTGTTATTTATCATAATAGTATCAGGTGTTGTATATTTTATACCCTGCTCCGATAAAGCTGACTGAATTTTGTTACCCGCGTCCGTTTCCATAACAGCTCTAGTGGAAATGCGGAAACCCTCATCATATCCTTCTTCAATACTAAACTCAACTGGACAAATGGTCCAGCCGCTATGTTTATCAACCCACCAATCACCGTCATCACTTTCTGTTCCAATTGTCGACTTTAAAAGTTCGATCTTTTGAACATACTCGTATTCTCCGCCAACAACAAAAACCTCGGCCAATTCGTATTTAAATATGGGCAATAATGGAACGCCGGTTTTTAAACAGTATAGCCAGTGTTGAGATTCTACTTGATTTAATGGTCCCATCCCAGGTATAAATGTTCTGGTAAAGGTATTTGTAAATCTAATTATGTTGCGCTGTTTTTTAACGAAATCGGCCTCTCTTAATATTATATTTAATATGGGTTGATATGGCGAGATTTGACCGATTTGCTTATCGTCAACATTGGTGCCCATTTTATACTTCTGGTTGTTATATTTAAACATCTCATTTGCCTCTAGTTTGGTTACCACATGAATAATGTTTTGTAAATATTCTAGTCTGCTTGACACTTTGGCCTGTAATTCCTCCTTTGATAATTTGTACTTACTATCAAATTCACTTATAACGTCTTTAAGAAGCTTTGTTTGCAGTCCCAATTCGTTTTCTTTCGTGCTTTCACATTTATCATCAATTTTACCAGGAGCGGTTATACACTTCTCCTGCATATCACATAATATCGACGATTCATCTGTGTTTATGCCTTCCTTACTAACATCCGCATCTAGCTCCCATTTATTACCCTTACGAACATAAAAATCAACCTCGTCTGCGACATCCTCCTTATAACCCTTGTATAATATCGCAAACTGGCCATCAAGCACCTTTTTATGACCATCAACAAGAGTCGTCGCCAGATAGTCTGCATCGTATTCACTCATCTTCTTCTTTATCATCAAATCTTTAGCGATGTGAGCTCGTAGTTCTTCCGACGACATTATCATCACATCCTTTCCGTAATTTTCCTCCAACATTCCGTAATTTGTCTTGTCGTATTTTTTGTCAAAGTAAATGGGCGATTTTCCGTTGTCGCCGTTTAGTTCCACCATCGAAGAATAGTATTTCGCAATTGTGACTGTTTTACACTTGTCTTCGCCTTTTTCCTTTTTAAGTTTATCATCTAGCTTATTTTTTTCCTCCTCAAACAGAGTAGAAAATTCAGTGGGAAATAGCAGAGGAAAGTTTTGAACAGACAATGCCGTTGTGTATAATTTGGTGTAATCCTTCAATAATAATTTGCGAAGAATCTCCGAATTTGTAAATGTCTTCTCAGGGTCGACCATGTCATAACCCTCCGTAATTATCTCAAAGCGCATTTTCTTTAAAATGTCTACTATGCTGAAGGCTCTTTGCTTAATAACACTCGTGTTAAATCGCAAATTATAAATTCTTTTAAAGATTTTCGAGCGATCAATAAACTTTTTGTTGTAGTCTGAAATCTTCTCGTCTATAAAATCGGTAATCTCCTTATATTGCATGTACGTTAGATCATCTGTATAGACTAAAAATGGCTCCAAATAGGAAACGACATCTATAATGGACAACTTGCCTGTAATATATTTTTTCATCAAATTAAACAACGTCTTTGTCTTGGGAACAATCGCCTTGACGAAACTGTCGTATATTTCTTTACGTGTCATGCTACCCATGTCCTGCTCGCTTAAATTCAGCGCAAAGTTTTTGATGTTATTTGCGAAATTCTGCTCGTTAAACTCGAACTCTGAATTTACGTTATCAATAAAGGTCGTATGGACATTGGTTTTCTTTTTCAATAACTGCCAATAATTTAAGAACGACTGATTTAGATTGGCCTTGTCTAATATGCTAGTTCCAGGAAGATTGATTTTTGAAAAGCGGATAACAGGCTCTGGTAATGTAATAAACGATTTTATGGAGAGGGTGTCGTTTTTCGTCATATTTGTTCTCACCGTATGTAGCCTTGCGCTTGTCGAGTCAACCGTATCTAATTTGGTTAGCGCGGTGTTGTATTTTTGTATTACGAATCGTCGTGTTCTTACCGCATTACTGCTATAAATAGACGAATACATTTCTTCCAAATTGTCAATAATGGTATTAATGTTAGATTGCGCAGTTTTGTCATCAATAATGCCGCCAACTTGTTCGTCGGAAATCATTTCAAACGGCGTTAAATATGGGTTCATGTCTGAATAAAATTCGGCATATCTATTTTGATCTGACGGAATATCGTTTGCCTTGTAATTGTTCACTAGTTCCTGAATATTTTTCAAGTCGCTCGTCAAATCAATATTCACTAGGTCGGCATTTTCCTCGTCGATGTGCTCCACATTGTAGACCTTTTTAACATTTTTGACGACGGGTAAAATCCAATATAAGGTGGTTTGTAATTGTTTGAAATATACCGTTAATGGTTTGTATGACGCCTCCTTTACTAAAATCCCTTCAATATTGCCATATTGATCAAACAACGAGAAGCGCTCGCGTAGTTGTTTAAAACGCTCAATCATTATGTGAATATTATTGAGAACTCGTGGTGTTCTTTGTGCGCTTGGAATGGTAGAGAGAAGTTCGTCGAGCAAATCGCTAACTTGTGTTTCAATACTATATCTCTGACTTTTTGTTGCTACATCAATATATTGAACAATTGCGCCCAACTCTTCGTCACCAAACTTGACATTGTCTGCCTTGACTATAAACTCTCTCAATTGATCCTTGATCTCTTTCACCGGGACAGTAAGGCGAATTTTTTCTGGGTCAGCAACCTTCATTTCTTCTGGTTCTTCGTTTAATTCGGACAAATCCTCTAAAGGTTCTTGTTGTTGTTCTTGTTGTTGTTCTTGTTGTTGCTGTGCTGCCAAGGGCTCAGACGGCTTTTCACGAATTTCAATCATTTCAATCGGTAAACTCTCAGGAATACCCTTGTAATCAAAATTCAAATAAATTACATCGTCATCTACCGTCTTGATTTCAATCATATCATTTTCTAAATTAGTAATTTCACCGGTTATAATGATTGGCATCTCACCACCGAAATAAATGTTGATCCATTTACCGGTTACTAGCCCATTTTGTTCTGCGTAGCTTGCCGAATCACTTCTGCTTAAGATCGCAATGCGGGTTATATTTCCGTCTCCAATTACCCCCTCTAGAGAGATTGGTAAACGGAGTTTTTCCATCGTGGCCGTATTGATCAAATAAGCTTTTGATTTATCAATATAATCAATAATATATGTCTGACCATTTAATACCTCATTTAGCGGACTACTTATTTGAATAACATCTCCGAGTTGGAGCTCTAACACCGTATCATTTTGATCAGGAGTAATTTCTGGTTGTTTTTCTTTTTCTTTTTCCGTATCTGATGACATTTGTTTCTATATTTATAATAGAAATTTTTATGCTTAAGTTAAAATCATTGAAAAAATATAGTTTAAAGACATTCACACAATTATATATACTGGAAATGACTACATTTGTTACACACACATTGACTAACATACAGGGTTTCGATGACATTGTTAAAAATGACTCTAATGCGGCAGGTATACTAAAATTAAACAAGGTAGAATGTAGAACTGCGAATAATTCTATTTATAAAGTTATCAGATACGACAAGCCATTTTTAAGTTACGATCTAATTCCTACATACGGACTGTGTCGTTCAGTAATTATCAATTGTAATAATAAGGTCGTTGGGTTCGCTCCTCCTAAATCTATTCAATGCGACGATTTTATTAAGCGTTTTTCTGAAGATCTATCCGATATTGACGCAGAAGAGTTTGTTGAGGGAACAATGATTAATGTGTTTTGGGATGATTCAATCGGTGTGACTGGTGGTTGGGAGATCGCAACGCGTAACACGGTTGGAGCCACATCTAGTTTTTACAAGGGTTCTAAAACAAACTCATTTCGTGACATGTTTTTAGAGGCCGCAAAGGAAAACCGACTTGTGCTGGATAATTTGGAGAAGCACCTCTGTTATAGCTTTGTGCTTCAACACCCCGAAAATAGAATTGTTGTCCCGTTTAAAAAGCCACAATTGTATCTAGTGGCAGTTTATTCTATCCATAATGATCCTGATAATATTCGCGTAGAAGTACACAATTCGAAAGACTATAAGGATACCTTTTATGCGCTGGACACCACCGTCAAATTTCCTCTAGTTTATGCGTTTGATAAATATGCGGATCTAGTTGACAAATATGGGTCGATGAATACGCCATATGATGTTGTTGGCGTTATGCTGCATAATAAGGCTACTGGAGAAAGAGCTAAAATTCGCAATCCGGTTTATGAGCAAGTAAGAAGCCTTAGAGGAAACCAGCCAAAGCTACAATATCAGTACTTGGCTCTGCGAAAGGAGGGGCGGGTTGGAGAATTCTTGAAATTTTATCCCGAGAACAAGTCTGAATTTTCCAAGTTTAGAGATCAAGTGCATCTATTTACAAACACAATATTTAGTAACTATATTTCCTGTTACATTAAGAAGGAGAAGCCTTTGAAGGAATTCTCTGACCAATATAGAACACACATGTATAATATTCACAACAAGTATTTAACTGAGCTTCGTGATCAAAAACACGTTGTTACGAACGGCGTAGTAATTGACTATGTGAACAACTTGCATCCATCTCTGTTGATGTATTGCTTGAACTTTCAAATGAGAAAAAGAAATAAGGATATCGTTACAGCGGCGGATGTAAGTGTTGATTAATTCGGAAGCCCAATTTTCTTATCGTATCTATTATTTTATCCTATTTTAAATGTCTAATGGTATCTATAAATTTATCCCTTGTTTGATTACAACAAGGAATAAATATAATTAGAAATTACTAATTGTTTATATGATTCAAATATTCAAATTTGACCGTTTATGTGTCCAGACCGCATAATTCATTTAATGGCAATAGTTGCCCTGGACACGCCACCATATTATCGACGCGATATGTTTCTTGTATTAGGTATACGCAGTATGTTACATATGCCCCAGCGATATAATGACAGCGGGGATGGTACACTTCGTATGTCTCTCTCTCCTTTACATCTACACTATCGATTGTTCGCTGCAATATATATAAGATTCCCACTCCTGTCCCTATATATAGCACGTGCACTCCGCGATAATACATATATGCGTTCAACATCATCGTATTTATTATTAGAACCGTCGCTTCTATGCTATGTAGTACACATTCATAATAGTAGTGATAAATCGTTGATACCAATACTGATGTCGTCAAAACTACTGCCATTATTTTATCCACATAATGGTCAGTATATGACCCTTCGTTCGACCCGAATATCCACCATATACACGGGATTATGATTGGAACATGTGACACTATCATTTTAGATGTTATGTGTCGATGGTTTATGGATTCATCACATTTTTCGCAATAATATTCTGCCTTATCGGTTTCACTATTTTCAATAAACTTTGTTGCCATTCACTATATATGGCAACAAAAAAAAGTGTCTAAATTATTATAAACATAAATATAAAATTTTATCGTAACAAATTGAAAATTGTTTTTTAGTGACCAGACCAAAAAATGTCCATTTTTGACTTTCCCCAAAATAACATGTTTCTTGCTACAGCCGTAGGGAACTTTTTATCCGTGTTTTTCCCAATTTTCCTACACGGGTGTAGTATTTTTGCGATTTTATAAGTCCTTTTCCACAATTACTTCCTTGGAAACCTTCCTAATGATTTTTTCTTCCTTTTCAAAATCATTGTCACCTTTTCCGCCCATAGCTTCCATGATAATTTTATTGTATTGATCAGAAAAGCGGGAAGCACTTTTGGCACAATCCGGATGTGCCTCCTTGAACTTGGGTACCATTCTTGCGTTTTTATCCGCAACCTTTCTTACCATTTTATGCATTTTCTTTTGTTCGTCGTCCTTTTCCCACTTGTCCTCATCTTTAATGTACATTGTTTCTCTCTTCTTGTCGGTACAATGAACCGGCCTTTGAGTAACATCAAGGTCCTTGAGATTCTTTACAATAATATTAGAAATACCTTCTACATAACCTAATTCCCCTACTCTCTCCAGGTCTGATAATTGCAACTTAATTGACTCAACAAAATCCGTAATATTCATCGCATCTTTACACGTTTCATTTAAGAAAAAATTAAGGTTAAATGCCTTATTATGTGAATTCGTATGCGTTGTATTATGAGTTCCATTTTCTAATACTTTTATCATCATCGTTTGTTGCTCCATCATAAAATTCTTGTATTCAGTATTTTCCTTACATTGTTCTATTAATAAATTGCGAAGATCTTTATTATCATTTATCAACATCATAATTAGATCATTGTCGCAATGATCACCCTTAGGTTTAATAACAGTTTCTTCTTCAGGCGAGTTGTCATTCATACAATTTTTTTTATGTCTCCATAATCCTTGTCTATGATGATACTCTTTTCCACAAGAGCATACAAATATTTCTTTATTTACATGTTGACCAAATTTTGGCTGAATTTTGGCTGAATTTTGTCCCTCAATGAAACCATCTGTAATCTTTTTGTGTTTAGCACTTACATTATGACTTTCAATATTACATTTTTTAGACGTTCCGTAGTCACAAAAACTACAGTAAAATTTTGAAGCTGAATTTTGGCTTAATATTGGCTGAATTTTGTCCCCTAAAGTCTCCATAAAATAGAGACGGAAAATATTTCTAAGTTTTAATTTTTTAAATTATCGTAACAAATTGAAAATTATTTTTTTGGCGACAAGACCATAAATTTCAATTATGCAGTCAAAACATGTTTTTGGCATAAAGTATTTTAGGTTTTCAAAAATGGACAAAAAAAATGTCCAAAATTGACTTTCCCAAAATACTTTCCCCAAAACAACATGTTTCGTTCTACATGTGTAGGGATTTTTAAAAGTATAAATTTCCCATTTTCCCTACACGGTTGTAGTATTTTCGCGATTTTAGTCCTTGACGAATCGCAAGAAATCCTTCTTCATTTTTGTATATATTTGAATGGCATCATCGATACACTCTCTTAAATGACCCTTAACACTCGATTTTTCAACTGGTTCGGTATATGCTACACGAATAATGCTGTCCGTGTCGTGAGGGTGCATCTTTTTAAACCCGCAAAATGTAAGCGTATTGGTCTCATAGAACTTTGTATATAATAAATATTCCAATACTTTACCGATTGTATAATCCTCATTTTCTAGAATAACATCAAAACTGTTTGCCATAGTATTTTCCGATTTCTTGATGATCAATTCATCACTTTCAATAATTTTTACAAGTCCATTCAACTTGTCAATTAGAATCCTACACGCCATATCAACAAGTTCATTATTTGTATAAATCCCCACAGTTTGAATCTCAAAATCATAGCTATTTGGCTTGAAAATGCGCTTGGCGTCTAGTAATTTCCAGTTATCAGATTCAAACTTGATCTCCTTTGCGTTCTTACCCTCGTCCTTCCATGTTTGATGTTTTCTAGCCAACTCGGCATCCTGTGCGGCAGTGTCGGCCGTGAACCCATAAGCGCAAGTAGATACTACATTAAACATGCCATCTTCCTTGGCGCTACTAATATCGAATTCGCATGTAAGATGAATCTTTTCACCGTGCAATTCCTCTGAAATTTTAGGACGCAATCTGACAAAATCGATGTAATATCCGGTCATATCATTCGGCGGAAAGATTTCTCTGACCTTGTCCTGTGGCAATAATTTCCCTGTAACTAAATCCTTGATGGTAAAATTTTCAGATGTGACGAACATAATTGTATCCGTGGTGTTTTCCACATTTACTTCCATGATATAATTTTTTAGTGGGAACGACTCGGTATCCTTGATACAGATAGGAATACAACTCAGACGCTGTTTAATAATCTCATTATTAAGGCGACTAGTATTCGCAATAATATTACACTTATTTTGTTCATTTGGTGTTGTTCTAAAAACTACCAACGGTACATCAGATAAGATTGTTCGCCTGACGGCGTTTGCCAAACTTACATTTACGCCGCTGAGGGTGAAACCAAACGCATCAACAACGTCACGAAGCTCTATTTGAGGGTCCATTATATCTAATATTACTTTATATTTAAATTGAAAAATAAAATCAATTTTTTTTAAAATGAGTTAAATATTAATTGGAATAAACTAAGTATAGGTTAAGATGAGTTGCATTTTATATCATAGTAAATATTGCGAGGTATCTAAGAAATATATTCAGATCTTGTCAAAGTCACAATCACAGACTGATATTCATTTTATTTGTATTGACAAGAGAATCAAGGATGAAAATAATAAGACTTATATTATTCTAGAAAACGGGCAAAAAATCATCTTGCCTGAAAATGTGAATCGTGTCCCAGCGCTGTTGTTATTGACAAAGGGGTATCAGGTATTGTATGGCGAGCAAATTCTAGAATATTTGAAGCCACGCCAAGAGGTAGAGGTTAGAAAGGCGACTCAAAACAACATGGAGCCAACGGCATTCTCATTTGGGGGCGGGTTTAGTAATATAGTCTCTGACCAATATAGCTTTTTAGATCAGGCGCCGGAGGAATTGGAGGCAAAGGGTAACGGAGGTATGCGCCAAATGCATAATTATGTTGATTTGAACACGGCATTCAGTGGGCAAATATCCGAGTATTCTGGTTCCGAGGAAACGAATACAACTATTAGAGGCGCAGCAAAGATAGGAGAGGACGCGTCGAACCAGGTGATGGAAGACCGTATTAGAAAAATGAAGGAGGAACGCGATTCAGATCTCAAAAAACTTACCGGAAATAAACCGCCATTGAGTTACTAATTTATGGGGGGTTCTAATTTATGGGATTATCTAATTTATGAGGTTGGTCTAATTCACGCGTTATTAATATATAATGAAATTAATTTAAAAATAAAAATATAAATTAATTTAAATGAATAACATTCTTACTGCCTTTAACGACCATTTCTTGGAGTTTGTAAATGATGTACACGCGGTATTTCCGGAAGACGCTGACATTTTATCTGCCAAGAACTCGTTAATTGCGATTCGTAAGGCAAACCCCAAAATGATTGTCAAGATTTGGAATACATTTATTGTGGGCAAATACAAGGCAGAAATCGAGGCAGGAGATTTGGACTTTTTTATGAATAAGGATTATTCTGCGGATTTGTCTGTTTCTCAAAATAACGATAAAATTATGGAGTCGATTAATCGTCTACGCGACCCAATTCGCAATATGGGACCCGATAACCAAGCCAAGGTTTTAAAGTACATTCAAAATTTGACAAAGCTTGCCGAGTTATGCGATACTCGCTGATAACCAGGCCGAGAATCTATTATATATTTTCATTAAATTTGATTTAAATATATAATTTATATTTAATTATTATGACTGAGGCGAGTAAAACTGCTATTCCGGATGAATTCACGCGTGTAATTGGCGATTTTGTTAATGATTTAATGACGACCTTTCCCGAATACAACACATTTATTTCGAAGTGGTGGAAACCCATGGACAAATTTGAGTATATTGATGATCTCGAAGAGAGAACACGAGCATTTGAGAAGCATAAGCAGGCATCAACGAAGATATTGTTTTCTTTTTGTAAAAAGAAGGTGCCGCCCAGGTTCTTTGATATTTTGTATCAAAACGAAGACATGTTCAAAATTGATTCTGATGTTGATACGGAGTTTTTGCCTAGTATTCATTTTAGAAATTTGTGGCAGTGTGACATTTCATCAAAAACCAAGGAGACCATTTGGAAATACTTGCAGTTAATTACATTTTCCATTGTCGGCACACTTGATAACAAGGATGCGTTTGGTGATACGGCCAAAATGTTCGAGGCGATAAACCAGGATGAATTTAAGTCCAAGTTGGAGGAGACGTTATCCCACATGCAGGGGTTATTTGATATGAGTGGAAATAAGTCAGACAGCGCGGAGCCGGGTATTAATATGCCTGATGCCGAACAACTCCACGAACATATTACGGGTATGTTGGATGGAAAGCTCGGACAGTTGGCGCGCGAGATTGCCGAAGAAACCGCGAATAATTTAAATATGGATTTTGACGAAGCTTCAGATATGAAGGATGTTTTCCAGAAGCTTATGAAAAATCCGACAAAATTGATGGGTTTGGTAAAGACGGTTGGCGATAAATTGGATTCTAAAATTAAAACGGGTGATTTGAAAGAGTCTGAGCTTATTGCCGAGGCAACTGAGATGATGAATAAGATGAAGAATATGCCCGGTATGGATAATATTCAATCAATGTTAAGTAAGATGGGTATGGGAAACCTTTCTGGACTTGGTAATTTGGCTGGATTAGGTGGATTAGGTGGATTGGGTGGAGGAAAGGTGAATATGGGGGCGATGCAGGCTAACTTGGATCAAAAAATGAAGTTGGCAAAAACTAAGGAGAGAATCCTAGCCAAGTCGCAGGCTAACGCGAAAGCAAAGGCCGAGGCGGAATTGTTAGCACAAAAACGCGCAGCTATGCCAGAGCAACCACACCAGCCGCAAATGTCGGAAGAAGAATTGTTGAAGTTGTTTGCTGCCGAGGAGAAGATCGAAAAAACGCCACGAGGTTCAAAGCCACAACCCAATAAAAAGAAGGGAAAGAAATAATACAGATCTCTCCTTTTTATTCAATTTTATATATTTTTAATTAATTTTTATAGTTCTATATTCATAAAAATTAAGTAATTAGATAAACTTTTTTAAACTGTTTATATATAATGACAGCAATTCAATTTTGGACCAATGAACCTACCATTCTATTTAATAAAGAATACATGTTTGAATTATGGCCAACGAGTGATATGTGCTACGAACAAAAACTAAACGCCATTACGAGACTTGTCATATTAATCACGATTTTAGGATATGTTTCAACAACATCGACAAGAATTTTAGTGGTCGGAACATTAACATTAGCCGTAATTTTTGGCTTATTTAAGATGAGAAAACAAAAGCTTACAAACCAGATGTTAAATGAGGGGTTCAGTATTCAGGGAAATCAAGTAACCGGAATGTTTGATAAAAAAACGGACTCTTATGTCAACCCGGTTACTTTAGACACTGTTTTAAAAACTGAATTTAAGGAAGGAACCAAAAAGAATCCATTTAGCAATGTTCTATTGACACAGATTAACGGCGATCCCGAGAGAAAATCGGCGCCTCCGTCATTTAATGTTGATGTCGATGAGGACATTACAAAAAATATCAAGAAGGCCGTTCAGATGATGAACCCGGGTATTAAAAACACGAATCAGCAACTTTACGGAGACCTTTGGCAGCAGTTCGAACTAGATCAATCCAATAGAGCATTTTTCAGCACAGCAAATACGCGAGTAGAGAACGACCAATCAGCTTATGCTCAGTTTTTGTATAATGACCTTAAATACTCTGGTAAGGAATCTACTCCAGAAGGTGCTATCGCGAGAGTACAAGACAACTACAGATACACGCTTTATTAAGTGGTTTGTTATTTTTTGGGAAATATTTGTTATTTGATATTTAGAAACTACAAGAATATAAAACACTCAAAAACATTTAAATTTGTAAAAAAATAATATGTATTATAATTATATAAATGGCTAACGTCTCTAGTTATACCTTTGATAATATGTCACGCCTTGGAAATGATTCGTGTTGTATAGATCAAACGAGCATTCAAAACGTAGCATCATGTAATTATATGACTCAGAATTTCTTTGCTGCTGATTGCTCTATGAAAAATGTTAAGGCTCTCGCGACTTCGCAGCCTGGTATCATGTACAACGGTGGATATAACTCTGGTGCTGGAGGGTGCAATATTGACGAATCATCCAAGCTCCAAATTGGAACCATTCAAACGCACCCCAGATGCCATATTGATTTGTTCCAACGCCCATTCGCCACCGTTCCCTATTTAGGACGCGGATCAGTGAACCCTGTAATGGAATCTCAAATTCAACAGGGCGAGCAGATTGTCAACAAGCGCAGCGTGAATAATTTAAGCGAAAAGAGTTACATTAAGTATCACCAGACACCCCTTTTACCCGCAGTTCAAGAGAGAATCAATAACCCTGCCAATAAAATCGAAAATGTCGCATCTGACGGATGGGTTCGCGGTGGCGTTCCTTCTCGTGAATTGACAAAGGATACTGATTATGCGAACAAACACTCCACCTACCAATACGCATAAACACCGAAACTTCTGTAATTTGAAGGATGTAAAATAATATTTATTACTGTTTAGATATAAATATTAGTTTGTAAGTAATGTAATGTATAACACCAAGATTGTTTGCACATATCACACGCCGGATGTATTTTTGGCAACAGACGAAATAACACTGAGTGATATGGAGTTTGTGAGAGACACGATATATCGACAAGAATTATTGGATATTTTAGGGTTAGAAGAACGCGATGAAACACTAATGAGCGACGCTCTTCATAAGCTATATGAACAATTAAAGGGGAGCCAAGAACTACGCGCATGTATGCTTAAACTGGCTAGGCGTCTTATGACCGCCGACGAGGAGTATGGACTACTCATTTTATTTGCTTATGAGTTTATGCATTTAACCCATATTTGCGTAAGCGAGTATCTAGAAACAGGGCAAATATCGGAAAAAAATATGTCGACCCTAAAAGAAAGAATATTCTAAGACAATTACTGTATATTCGCGAACTTTTTATACTAGCATATATAAATGGCGTCTACACGTAATAGAAATACTCCTGGAAATTATTGTTTAGAACAGAGAGAATATAAACAGTTTGAAAATTACACATTGTATCCGAATTCGCAATATGGCGCCGCTTACAATACGCGATTGCCTGGTAATGGATTAATGCCCGCGCAAATTCCGTGGAATAAATTGTCGTATAATGCGGCCGATACAGAGTCCTTTTTGTTCGGTATTAATTCGACAAATTTAGTGAACCCTGCGCCATGTTTTAAACCGGAAATTACAAAGTTGGCTTCGTCTAATATTTACGAGAAGAAGCCGATATTCATCCCAGAGCCCTTGGTTATTGAGAAAAATCAGCGTCCGTTCCCCGTGCCAAATTAATCCATAATACTTTTTATACAATAATATAACATTATAACCGATTATAACATTATAACATTGTAATAGGACATTTAGTATAACTAATTAAATAATATATCAATTTAAAATATATCTGTTTTTTATATAAATGAGTAACATAAACGCAACAAATATAACAAGTCAGAATATAACAGTTACAAACCTTACAGTTTCTTATATTAATGGTGCGCCATATGCTCCGAATCCTTGTAACAATCCTTGCGCAAATGGATACTATGTGCCGTGCCCAGATTGTAATTATACAGGATCAGATTCGTGCGACTGTGGAAACACGTGCAATTGGTGCGATGAAGTGCCCTATGTTCCGGATGAATGCGACTGCTTTGTGCCGTGTAATAGTGGTGCACAAGGAGCACAAGGAGCTCAAGGTGCTACAGGCGCTCCGGGTGGAGGAACAGGTGCACAAGGTTCAACAGGAGCTCAAGGTGCACAAGGTGCTCCGGGCGGAGGAACAGGATCAGGTGTAACAGGAGCTCAAGGTGCTACAGGTGCCCAAGGTTCTACTGGATCAGGTGTAACAGGCGCTCAAGGATCTACTGGTTTTCAAGGTGCTACTGGTGCACAAGGAAATACTGGAGCGCAAGGTGCAACAGGATCAGGTGTAACAGGCGCACAAGGATCTACTGGTTTTCAGGGTGCTACAGGCGCTCAAGGTGCAACAGGATCAGGCGTAACAGGTGCTCAAGGATCTACTGGTTTTCAAGGAGCTACAGGAGCGCAAGGAAATACTGGGGCGCAAGGTGCAACAGGATCAGGTGTAACAGGGGCGCAAGGATCTACTGGTTTTCAAGGAGCTACAGGCGCACAAGGATCAGGTGTAACAGGTGCACAAGGATCTACTGGTTTTCAAGGAGCAACAGGCGCACAAGGAAATACCGGATCAGGCACTACAGGCGCACAAGGATCTACTGGGTTTCAAGGTTCAACAGGTGCCCAAGGTTCTACTGGTTTTCAAGGTGCAACAGGCGCACAAGGAAATACTGGATCAGGTGTAACCGGCGCGCAAGGTTCTACTGGTTTTCAAGGAGCTACAGGTGCGCAAGGTTTTCAAGGCGCAACAGGTGCTCAAGGATCTACTGGTTTTCAAGGCGCAACAGGATCCGGTACTACAGGTGCACAAGGATCTACTGGGTTTCAAGGTTCAACAGGTGCACAAGGTTCTACTGGTTTTCAAGGTGCAACAGGTTCGCAAGGTTCTACCGGTTTTCAAGGTGCAACAGGATCAGGTTCAACAGGTGCGCAAGGTTCTACTGGTTTTCAAGGAGCTACAGGTGCACAGGGAAATACCGGATCAGGCGCAACAGGTGCACAAGGCGCAACAGGTGCTCAAGGATCTACTGGTTTTCAAGGAGCTACAGGTGCACAAGGTGATACAGGTGCGCAAGGATCTACTGGTTTTCAAGGTGCAACAGGTTCTCAAGGAAATACTGGAGCGCAAGGCGATACAGGTGCTCAAGGATCTACTGGTTTTCAAGGTTCAACAGGTGCACAAGGATCTACGGGTTTTCAAGGAGCAACAGGTGCTCAAGGATCTACAGGATCAGGTGCTACAGGAGCACAAGGAAATACTGGAGCGCAAGGCGATACAGGTGCTCAAGGATCCACTGGTTTTCAAGGCGATACAGGCGCTCAAGGATCTACGGGTTTTCAAGGTTCAACAGGTGCACAAGGATCTACGGGTTTTCAAGGAGCAACAGGTGCGCAGGGAAATACCGGATCAGGTGTAACAGGTGCTCAAGGATCAACTGGTTTTCAAGGAGCAACAGGCGCACAAGGTTTTCAAGGTGATACAGGCGCACAAGGATCTACTGGTTTTCAAGGCGCAACAGGTGCGCAAGGATCTACTGGATCAGGTGTAACAGGTGCGCAAGGAAATACCGGAGCGCAGGGCGATACAGGTGCACAAGGATCTACGGGTTTTCAAGGAGCAACAGGTGCGCAGGGAAATACCGGATCAGGTGTAACAGGTGCGCAAGGTGATACAGGTGCTCAAGGCGCACAAGGTTCTACGGGTTTTCAAGGAGCAACAGGCGCTCAAGGCGATACAGGTGCGCAAGGATCTACTGGTTTTCAAGGTGCAACAGGAGCACAGGGAAATACCGGATCAGGTGTAACAGGTGCACAGGGAAATACCGGAGCTCAAGGTTTTCAAGGTGCAACAGGTGCTCAGGGAAATACGGGTGCGCAAGGTGCTCAAGGATCTACCGGGTTTCAAGGTGCAACGGGTGCGCAAGGTGATACAGGTGCGCAAGGTTTTCAAGGCGATACAGGAGCGCAAGGTGATACAGGTGCTCAAGGTGATACAGGAGCTCAAGGAAATCAAGGTAACCAAGGTTCCACAGGAGCTCAAGGAAATCAAGGTAACCAAGGTGCAACAGGTGATACAGGTGCGCAAGGTTTTCAAGGTTCCACAGGAGCGCAAGGTGATACAGGTGCTCAAGGTTCTACGGGAGCAACAGGCGCTCAAGGATCTACTGGTTTTCAAGGTGCTACGGGTGCTCAAGGAAATACGGGTAACCAAGGTTCCACAGGAGCACAAGGTTCCACAGGAGCACAAGGTGCTCAAGGATCTACTGGTTTCCAAGGTGCTACAGGTGCTCAAGGTAACCAAGGTGCTACAGGAGCTCAAGGAAATCAAGGTAACCAAGGTGCTACAGGAGCTCAAGGAAATCAAGGTGCTACAGGAGCTCAAGGAAATCAAGGTAACCAAGGTGCTACAGGAGCTCAAGGAAATCAAGGTAACCAAGGTGCTACAGGAGCTCAAGGAAAT